GCTTGACGCAGATCTGTACGACGTCGACACGAATCAACGCGTTGCTTCGGGTAGACTGATTGACCTCGTGATGAATTATTTTCACACGAGCGTGGCTGGTACGTATATCCTTGTACTTGATCCGGCTTGCGCTGAGATCGACCGTCTCACGGAAGAGAACAAGCTCCTCTGGGAAGAGCTGAATCTCAAGCGGCCGCTGGCCGAGATCATGTTCAGCGATTCGATGCGTGCCTGGTTGGAGCGCGAGGCTCCCCGAGAAGTTCACCTGTTCATGGCCATGCGCGAGAAGCTGCGCGCGTACGACAAGGCGCGCGGCGCAGATTCCGACGAGGAGTGAAAAAGATGACCGATACCACGATCGACGAATTGCTCTCGCGTTCGCCCCAATACGTGCGCGAAATGTACGAAGCCCTCAAGAAGGGAAACGTTTCACGCATGGAAGAGATCTACACCGTAGATCTCGCTCGGCGCCAGTTGCGGTCCGATCGGCTCGCCGATCTTGAAGAAAAAGTAGCCGAATTTTGTGGCGTGTTGATCGCGCGACTCAGAGCTGCAGGTCAAGATCATAAATCTGATCACTACGCGCCAGTGCTTACGCGGTTGTCTGACGTGGTAAGAATGATCCGCAATTCTCGTGAAGGGTTCTGAACCATGGGCCGCAGGCTTTACCGAGTCCCTCTTGACTTTTCCTGGCCTCTCAACAAGACGTGGCAGGGCTTCCTCAACCCGCACTACGGCGAGTGCCACAAGTGCGTCGCCTGTGACGGCTCGGGCTACAGCCCCGAGGCCAAGCTATTCCGCGATCAGTGGTACGGCAACGCGCCGTTCGATCCGGTCGCGTACGGCGCCAAGCTCTTGGCCGCCGACCACCCGAAGATCCGCGCGCTTGCTGTACGCAACGTCAAGAACGCGCCCGAGTACTACTTGACGCCTGCCGAACGTCGCGCTGAGAGAGACGCCCTCGCTCGAGCGAGCGCTGATCTCGAAGCGCTGCACAAGGATCGCACCCTCGATCAGCTCAAGGCAGAACTTGACGCGCCTGCAGGTATCGAAGATCTGGAGCAGCCAGGCCTTGCGCGTTTCAGTGTTTATCGTGAGGCAGCGGTAAAGCGTGAGCAGCAGCGCCTCCTCGAGATGTGTTTCAGGAACCACTGGAGCAATAACCTGATCCAGGCCGACGTCGATGCCCTGGTCAAGGCAGATCGCCTTTACGAGTTCACACGTCGTCCTCGCAATGACGCTCAGCGCGCTGAGCTTGAGGCGTCAGGTAACCACTGGCTGTCGGAGTGGAACGGCTACACGCCTACCGCCGAAGAGGTCAACGAGTGGTCCCTGGATGGGTTGGCGCACGACGGCATCAACGCAAACGTCTGCATCGAAGCGCGCTGCGAGCGAGAAGGCGTCCCCGATACGTGCCCCGTCTGTAACGGCAATGGCGAGCATTGGACCAGTCCTGAAGCCGAAGCGATCGCCGAGGCGTGGGAGCCTCAAGATCCGCCCAAGGGCGACGGCTACCAGCTCTGGGAGACGACCAGCGAAGGCTCGCCCATCTCGCCCGTGTTCGAGACTCTCGAAGCACTCTGTGACTACGCGGCTGAGTACTGCACGACGTTTGGCAGCTTCACGGCTACCGTCGACGAGTGGCGCCAGATGCTCGACGCTGACTTTGTTCACGCCAAGCGCGGCAACGCGATTTTCATGTGAAGCGGCGTGATCTTACTATCTGGACGAAGTTCCGTTACATATACGAGAATAATCGCGTAGGCGGCTTCGTCTGGATTGTCGACTCTGATTACGACTGGTCGACGCAAGAGAATCAGGGATCGACTGGCTGGGTGGCCGCGAAACTGGATCAAGACGTTATTGAGGAGCCTTAGGCCATGCTGAAGCTGTGTGATTACCGACCGGTTGCGTCTACAAAAGACGACGCGTTGGAATTCGGTCGTCTAATCGCGGACAGTAAAAACAAAGGCCTTGATCCTGGGAAGGATCCTGCGTGTGAAGCTCTTTACAGAAAACTGAATCCTGACTGGTTTCGCAACTGCGACTGCCCCATCTACCGTGGAATTCTGTGTTGCGCCGTGGCAAAGGGCGCTGTAGAGCTTCGCGCTAAGCGTTTCCAGGCAACTATCGTAGCCGCTGTCATTGTCGGCATAGGTTATCGACCCGAACCGATGAAGCTGCTCATACACTCGACAGAAAACCTTGAATCTGCTTTGGATTCGGCGTGGCCACAGATCTATGAAGCGGTTCGACACTATCCCAGAACCCTTGGACCGTACAGATCGGTGGACGGAATCCCGTGGGAAATCCACAATATCAGCGACGCGACTGATCGCAAGAACGCCGTTGAACAGTACCTGAACGAGAAATTACCTTGACTACTAAGAGTAACTACATCGCAGCTCGCCGCGCCGCGCTTGCCGCTGCGACTCAATACGGCGCAGCTTTGGGGCAGGATCTAGACGCGAACGATCTACACGTCAAGCTCGAAGCCGCCCAACTGGCGCAGAGAGTGGCGTTCGAGGCGTGGGATCCCACCGCGTTTCGGGTGTTCACTGCGTGGGAGGTTTACGCCGACGCGTACCACGACGCAGCGGACACCTTGGAGCCTCTTTCTGTGGATGCGACAGCAGACGAAGTCACTGCCATGATCTCGTTGATCAAGAGTGATCCGAGTGCAGCTGCGGCGCGGCAAAAGTACGAAGAAGCCGTCGCTGCAGCTGGCGGGCGCACTATCGAAGTGATCCGCGAACTGATGACAACGGAAGACGAAGGTAAGTGAAGCCCTGGAAACGCGTGGTTCACGCCATTATCGGCTTGGTCTTGATCGGGCGGACCCTCGCGGTGCTGGTCGCCTTAGACCACGGCAACTGGAACGGATCGCGTCAGGATGGTGCAATCATGCTGCTAGCCATTGCTGTCTGGATCTTGCTCGACCGCAAGAAAGATGTTGAGTGAATGCCACACCTGAAGAATTTCATCGCTGAAAACCCGTCCGACTGGCTCCCCAAGCTCGTCGAGACGTACAAGATCGACGCCGTTACTGCCGGTGACTTGGTCTCGCTCAAGTACGACCAGATCAACTCGCCGATGGCCGATCCGATCGTCCAAGAATGCCGTGGAGTGATCGTCCACGTCCCAACCGGCGCCGTGTTGGCGCATCCCTACAACAAGTTCTGGAATCACGGCGAGCACCTGGCCGCAACGATCGACTGGTCGACTGCGCGCGTTCAAGACAAGCTCGATGGATCCTTGATGATCTTGTACTGGCACCCAGCGAACGGCGCTTGGCAAGTCGCCTCGAGCGGCAACCCTATCGCAGGCGGGCGTTTGGGCAAGCTCTCTTCGTCGTTTGCCGAAGCCTTCTGGGATACGTGGCGAACCCTGCGCATGACCCTACCGCGCATTCTGTTTCGGCGCGCTACGCTTATGTTCGAGTTCTGCAGCCCTGAAAACAGGGTTGTCTGCAGGTACCCCACACCGAGGATCGTTCTTCACGGCGCTCGTTGGCTCGACGGCGAGCATGAGTTTTCTCGCGGTGACCTTATGGTGCTGGCAGACGAGATCGGCGCAGAGCTAATCCGTGAATGGCGCCTCAATGACCCTGCACTCGCGCTTCAGGACGCCGCTGCATTGGACCCAACGACACACGAAGGCTTCGTTGTCGTCGATGACTACTTCAACCGAGTCAAGATCAAGAGCCCGCGCTACGTCGCGCTTCACCACCTCAAGGGCAACGGTGCTGCGACAACTCGTCGAGCGATCGCCCTCTGGAAAGCCGGCGAAGTGGGCGAGCTGCTCGCGCACTTTCCCGAGCTGGTCCCAGATGTTCAGCCGGTGATCGACACGCTCTCTCTTGCTGCGGAAGCCGCTTACCAGCTTTGGCGTAGCGCCAGCGAGACGAGCGCTACCCGTAAAGACTTCGCGCTCGCCGTCAAAGACTCGCCTGTCGCGTCGGTCTGTTTCAAGCTGTACTCTCACGAAGCTCCGTCGCTGGACGCAGCGCTCAGTATCCTACGAGACCTGAGCCTGGTTACGCTTGAGCAGCTCGTAGAGACTTTGACACGAAAGTAGCCACATGACCGACGAGGAAATTAACAAGTTCGAAGCGCTGCTGAAGGCAGCCACTCCGCAAAAGTGCGTCATCGCAAAAGGCGACCCACCCCGATGCTGTGTTCATGACGTGCTGACAGATTGGGAGGACGGCGACTGGCGTTGCCCCTACGGCGATACGCGATACTTTATCCCGGAGCGAGATCGGCCGCTACTTCGCACCACCCGTATCTACGGTCCTCGCCTAATTCAGGAGATCCGACGGCTGCGTAAGCCGTACCAGGAAGCGCTCTCGGCTGTCGCCGATCAGATCTGCGACGCGTCAGCGAAGAAGCTCGTTGAGATCACTGCCGAGCGCGACGCCTTGCGTGTCGAGGTTGAACAGCTTCGTGAGGATGAACGGATGCTATTCCCGCATGAACGTCTGGACGTGATGCGGTCCGAGAACAAGATACTACGCGACGAAGTAGATCGGCTCAAGCACAGCCTAAAGATGGCGCGCTACGACCATGTCAACGACAAGGCGCTCGATACTCAGCGTGAACGCTACGAGAAGGCACAAGAAGAGATCGAGACGACGGATAAGCGGCTCGGCGCATACTTCGACGACGCCATTAAGGACATTGACCAACTCCGTCGTGAACGCGACGGTGCGTGCGGGCACCTTGCGGCATGTACCGCAGAGCGCGATGCGGCTCGGCAGATCGCACGTGAATTTCATCGCTACGTGCCAAGGCACAACACGTCAGACCCAGAGTTCCCGTGCGATTGCGCCGCCTGTGACCCGCCAGACTGGCTAAAAGGCTGAAAACCACATGAAAGTATCCGGCGTTAACCATTGGGTCGGAAAGCCCATTCCGCCTCATCTTCAAGGCCAAGGCCCTTTCGAACTGTCGTTGGAAGACTTCGAGTCATTGACCCTGTACTATGACGTCATGCTTCGGCGTATCTCAACGCCTGGTGAAGACACCGAGTTTCACATCTTCCTCGACGACAGGGGACGGTCGTTTCGCCAGAGGTAAAAAACTATGACCGACGAAGAGATCAACAAGCTCGAGGCGTTGGTTGCCGCGGCGACGCCGACTGAACGAGAAGACTGCGGCCCACCTCTGTGCCCGCGCTGCAAGAGCGAGTGGACGCTCGACGCGGGCATGGAAATCCCGGAGCACCGTCATTGCTGGCTGTGCGCGACCGCGGTTCTTGACGAAGCCCTCCCAGCCATGGCAGCTCTGGTCGCCGAGGTGCGCCGGCTGAGCACGACGCAGTGCCGCGAATGCGGCGCCCGGCTCCTCTTCTCGGCGCGGAAACAGGGTGACGGCCTGTGCGGACCGTGCCACCGCCGCGCGGCGGGCACCCAGACCGAGGCCGACATCGAGCGCGACGACCTGCGAGCTGAGATCGAGCGGTTGCGAGTCGAGGCCGTTGAAAGTCGAGCCAACGCGATCCAGGCCGAGGCAGTATTTGACGAGGCGGCCAGGAGACTGGAGGCCGAGCGCGCCGAAGCTAGACGGATCGCGCGGCAGTACCACGCTGCCTGGGAGGCCGAGACTGCGCTGTTCCCGCCGCGCATCGACGGCGGCCCACCAGACTGGCTGGTGAAGCCATGAACAAGAAACCCAAGTCTCGAGAGCAAGTCGCCGCAGATAAGCTGCTGAAGCTGGGAGCTACTCATAGCATCGTCGGCTGGCGGCAAGACGGCATCTTTCTCGCCAAGTCAGCCACCGAAGCGCTGCGTATTCTTAACGGAAATTAGCCATGACAATCGACATCGAGATCACGGCAAAGAAGTGCTACGACGCCTATCGGGATCAGCGCATCAACCACGAAGAAGACGGCGCCGACCCCTACGAAGTAGGCCTCCCCGACTGGAACGATCTCCCTGATTACAAGCGGGACCGCTTCCGAGCCGCTGCACGCGCGGCCTACGCAGCCATCGCCAAGCAGATTATGCAGATCGCGAACGAGCCCTAGGCAGCCTCGTCCAGCCAAACGATCTGTGTATCACCACCGTGTCCGTGCACGGCCTCAAGCTCTTTCACCGACGTCCAGATGCTCACGCATCGATAGGGCGTCATCCATGTTACGGCGCACATACCGTTAGAGAACTCGCAGCCTTCGGCGACCACGCCCGTCCCGCTAACGCCGCTGTGGTCCTTTTCGCGCTGCAGGTGAAATCGTCGGATGTTCATAGATTGCTTTTCCAGCCGCGCAGTCTATCGAATTCGATGCGCCTTGTATACGTCTGTCGCGATCTTGCGCGTTTCAGGATCATCGATGTCGTGGATCTCCCACGGCAAGTCGTCGAACGGCTCAATTTGATCCGCGTCTGAGTACGTAAGCCGCCACGGGATCCCGTCCGCGTTGCGCCAGTTCGCGTCTGCCCATTCAGTCAGCTCAAACACGCTCATCTCGGGCGCTGACACTAGCCGAGGCTCCTCGAACAAGCACACCCAATGGGGATAAAGATCGCGACGGCGCGTTCTTAGGAGCGGCAGATACCCCAATATGACCACGTGATTCGGCGACCGCACCGTACCGATACGAACGCCTCGGTACTTATACGTCACACGTAAGCGGTCGGTTAAACACGGTGCGTGTGCCATGCGGCCATCGCGATATTTCGCGCCTCTTTGTCAACGATCCGATGGATCTCCCACGGAACTCCGTCCGCAGAAATCACCCCCTCTAACCATTCAGGGCTATCGAACCCGTACTTCTGAAGATGCGCATCAAGTTCCCTGTAAGCGTTCTCAGCAAACTCAGGGCTGTTCATCTTGTCAAGTAGCAGATCGGGAAGCTCCGTGTACTGGTCCTCGTGTACGCTCGTGGCGATGATCCGTGTCCACCCACTGCGATGGACGTACAGTGTGAAGCCTCTGTAGACCAGCGTCCTAGCGGTTGAGTTGGAAAGCACTGATCGCTTCTTGTCGTGCTTCGGGGTCGTCGATATCGTGAAGCTCCCATGGGATACCGTCAACGGCGCGTAACGAAACACTTCGACGCCGCGCGTTCTTCACGTTCCCCCAACGCGCGTCGATCACTTCTCGCATGTCGGCTGGTAGGTCGCTGCCAGAAAGCGTGAACGACGCCAGCAGAACGCGCGTGCTACGATCCGAGTAGGCGTACAGATCTAGAAGCGTCACGTCCTCTTCGAACCAGACGCCTCGATATTCGCCCTGCTGCAGCCCCTGCATGTTCACGAGGGGCCTTACTTCACCCAGGCGCGCGTCTTACCTTCAGCCAGGAGTTTCTCTCGACGCTTCTCGCGCCAAGCGTCGCCGAGTGCGGGATGCGGATCGAGGACGTCCGCGTCTAGGTTGGAATGGCCATTGTCAGAATCCGCATCGTAGAAGTATCCATGAAAATCGGTCACTGCTTGCAGCGCGGGCGAGCCGCAGCAGCCACACCCGGCGATCGCGATCCCGTACTTGGCCGACAACGCAGTCAGCTCTTTCATGAACTCGTCGAAATTAGCGTTCATTGGCCTGCCTTTCTGAACACGCGCAGCCCGTGGCGCACGAGAGCCACCTCGTCTTCACGCCAGTCGCCATCATGAATCGCGTCTTCGGCCATGACGCGAAGAAGCGCCATCGGCGTACCGCCGATCAGACGATCCGTAAGATCTTCACCGTACCTGACGACGGCAAGCGCGCGCAAAGACGAACGCGCAGATTCGATTTCTTCTTGGGTAGGCTTCATAGTTCCTACTTTGACGGCTTCGCGCCTGAAATGTTCAGCGCGATCTTGTCCTCAAGCTCCGGCGGGTTTTCCACCGGTTGCCGTCCCCACCAGCGCCCGATGCTCGCGCAGAGCATTGTACGTGCCTTGGCTGTCGGCAACATCTGGTAGATATCGTATCGCCACGAAACCTCTTCGGGCTTGGCGTTCTTGTGCTTGCTATTGCCGTGACGTAGCCGGCGAAGAAGGCTGGCAACCTCGTCGGGGTGCCTCGTTAGCGCCTCTCGATACGTCAAGTCACAGAGCTTCATGCATCACACTACAACACCTAGCGCCGTCTCCGCGAATTTACGAATCAAGGCGCGTTTCTTCTTGCAGTCTTTGACGTAGAAATCTCTGTTGGCGTCATTGTCCCAGCAAGACGGATTGGCGATGAAATCTGCGAGGGAGGCCGCGCGATCACGGACGCGTCTGAGAATCAGACGCTGCTCTCCTCGCCATAGCATGTCGGCCTCGAGCGCCTTGTGCAGATATGGGACCGGCCCTAGCTTGCACATAGAAGCCAGGACGCGTTTCCGCGTCTTCGCGTCGCTTGACACAGACAACGCGTCTTCTAACTGGGCACGGCTCTTCTTGAGAGTCTTGGCCCACTTCTCAACGGCCTCACACCACAAGGAAGACGCGATCGAATTGATCATCAACGCGTCACCGACGTCCTTGGGGACGCCGACAAAGTAGTTAACGCCGTCGGTTTTCATGCGACGTCCAGAGACTTCTGCTGCCTGGCACGAAGCTTAGCTGCTTCTGAGACAGCGGTGATAGCGTCCCCGAGATCAGGATAGTCGGCGGCCAACTCACACACACGATTCAGGTCTCTTTTCGAGAGTGTCCCGCCGATCATGTAGGTGATCACCTCAAGCGCCCATCCGGGCTCTTGACCGGTCTCCTTGCACACAGAAGCCCAGACTTTGCCCAGCGTACTGGTCGCCCTATTCAAGCGGTATGCTACCACGTTAGGAATATCTGGCAGGTCTCGGCAACCGCTCGCCACGAGCGCCTGCTCAAGGCGCTCGTGCGCGCCTGATACGTCGTTTGCCTTACCTGCGTCTCGGCGTTTAAGTTCACGCGCCAGGGCACGCGCAGCAGCAGTTACAGGATCCAGCGGCATCTTTTTGGGTCGTGGCATGATCCTACGACGGCCCGCCCGCCCACAAATTCAAAAACTGTGTGGGGGCGTCCTCTCAGGAATCAGGGCCCTGACTCGACTAAGAGGACGCCATGGGCGGCTTGTCCAGCCAAGACCCACCGCCATGCGAAGATCATAGCATGGATCTACTTACCGCGCAAGCGATTTGCTTTCTCACACTCGTTCGCGAAAGCCCTGAGATCAATAGCCATTTCACGCGTAGCGCCGTCGTTGACGCCCGCGATGGCATCGATCATCGCCGCCCACGCCCTGACCGCGTCGACAGGCCACGCCGAGATCTCAGCGCCCAGATTCGCCACAGCGTGCGCCATCGCAGGCACTGACGCGCGGATCAGACCCTTGAGATCTACCGTCTCTGGCGGCAGCTGGCACGCCCTCGCAAGGTCAAGATCCGCCGCTAGCTTGGCCGAGCGCTGGCGTTCCTCAGCCAGCGAGGCTCGCATCGCATCGTAGTCGTCCAGAGAAAGTGAAATTACCGGGCTACCCATACTCTGTAGCTAACCACAGAGGTATGATCCGTCAATTATCCGATCCGAGAACCTTAACTGCGCTCAGGCACGCATGGCACGTGCACTTGCCCGACAGCGCCGTTCTCTTGTGATGCGCGTCGATCATATCACTGAGCGCACCGCGGATCTCCTCCGTCTTGTCACGCAGGAGATCTCCTAGCAGCTCCGTGATCGCGCTGATCGCGCGGGATACCTCACGCTCGTCGCTGTCTCGACTGAACACGGGCTCGCACAGTGCGATGATCGACTCCACCGGCCAATCAGCGCTGACCTCGATCTTCTCAGCTTGACGGTCTAGCCGCATGACCATAAGAGGCTCGTAGAATCTTCTAGGGTTACCCGACATCGCAACTCCTATACTATAGGGTCGGCCTGACACTAGACGCACGTACCGACTGAGAATTCGGCGCGTCAATCGATACCCCCGATCGGCCAGGGCTGATCGCGAAGATGTCGACCTGATCGATCCCTGCTCCGATCAGCTCAACGAGTTGCACGATATCCGTAAGCGCCACTGAACCTGTGACTACGATCACCGACCGTTCGGAGCCGCACTCCACAGATGTGGCTGCCGGTCCCCAGATGTCCCTTACGACAGTCAACAGGTTACGGCTCGTCATACGTTTTACGAGCGTAGCAGGGGTTACAGGGATTACACCATAGCCGCTGTAGGGTGAACCCTGTTAACTGCCTTCAGTTACTCGACAGGCTCAATCTTATAGTAGAAAACAGACCCCTTGACCTCCGTTTCAACCATGAACGAGGTCGTAATGCTCGCTTCTTTTAGTTTGCGATGCATCGTGATCGGCTGCTTGACAAAGTGTCGACCGTTAGCAGTCGCGACCTCGCTAAGCTCCTTGTACAGGTCACTCTGACTGATCAAACGACCTACGTTACTTGTCGTGTTCAGCCAGAGAGCGAGTACGTCCTTGATGACGTCACCCTCGGCGACGAACGCCTCACGTTCACGCTGACAGGCCTCGAGCATCGAGTCGATCTCGTCGGCGGTCCGGCCGAGTACGTGACCGATCACGTGCGCCATGACGGTAAAGTCCGCCATACGGTGCTTGCGATTCCGCACAGCAGCCGATGCTGCGATCTTGCCCTCGCGTAGGACTGCCACGATCCTGTTTAGGTACCAAAGCCACTCACCAAAGAGCTGGCCGCGCTTATGCCCAACCTCTTGCTCGAGGTCGCTCGATCGCCCGAAGTCGTTCTCACGGCGATCCAGTTTGAGCAGAAGACATCGGTCCGCGACATCAGGACGCCTGAATGTCACCGGCGATCTCGAGCTGACGGCGAGAAAAGCCGTCGGCTTGATCTTCACGATCTCGTCGTCGGTGTAGAGCTTCCTCTTCTGCCACTCACCGCTCGTCGTGTACGCGCAGATCGCGTCCTGAAGCCACGGTATGTACGTGTCGATGTTGTCCATGAAGCCGATCGGCGTTCGCGCGATCTGAACACTGAACTCGCGCTCGTCACCTTTGCCGATGATCAGCGCCGATCGGCGACCATGGAGCGCCATCTGAACGAGCTGTAGCGCCGTCGACTTACCTGATCCTTGGGGGCCGTCGACGAGCAGAATAGGCTTCGCCGGAAACAGATCCGGGAACGCGAGCGCGAAGATCCAGATTGAAAATAGCAACCTCTGTTGGTGCCCTGCCATGCCGCCACCGGTCGTCTTGGCCCAGCACAGATCCGTCAAGAACGGCAAGAGCACGCCGTTCGGGCCCACCACCACGTCTTCTTCCTTGGGCGCGACGCCGTCATCATCGTCGGCGAACAGCATCTCTTGTCCGTTGGGGATGATCTCGAGGCCTTCATCCTCTCCAAGACTGCCTTTGATCTTCCAAAGAGATCCGTCGTACCGATTCACGTAGAGCGTCTTGCGATCTTCGCTCCACGCGACAAACCGTCTTACACTTCTCTCCTTGCCGAAGCACGTGCAGAAAGCCTGCATTTGGTTGACGATCGCACCGCCGTACCCGCGACCGTCCGACGCATTCAAATTATAGTGATACCAAAGGTGCGCAGCGAAGCGCCGATTACGACTGTCGATCGGTACGACCGTGTTCGTACGACCGAAGACGATATAGGGTAGTCCGTTAGGCGCCACGCGCAGAAATCGCGCCCCTGTCTGCTGCTCGTTCTGCAACACCATGCGAAAGATAGACTGCGCGATCGCTTCCTTGTTGCCTTGCAAACGCTTGTCGTAGCGAATGCCGTCGATACCGAACCGCGTGATCGCCGCGTTGGTTCCCGGCCCGGCGACCGTGACCGCTGGATCCGGCGCCAACGCTGCAGCGGCTTCTTGCGCCTGCAAAACCTCCGTGACGATCGTCAGAACATCGGGCGGCGCAGGTGGCGGCGGGATCGGCTCGAGGTCCTCGACCAACGCGAGCGGAGGCCTTGACTGGCCAAAGCCCGGCGCAGGCGTCGGCGTGAGGTAGATCCTCTTCAGGATCTCCGCGTCACGCGCTCCTACGAAGACAGTTGTACCGGTTGGGTCCGAAAGAAATACGGCGTCGTCTACCTTACCTTTTTTCTTCTTACCGCCACCGGCGCTACTATCGCCTGCGTCCTCGTAGTCTGGATCTACATCCAGGTACTCGTCGGACCAGACTAGATCATCAGACATCGCCATCGTTCAGAGGGATCGAGTAAGTACCAAAACTGACGTGCTACCCAAGGCAGCTAAACCAGACTGGTTCATCATTCCACGCAGCTGGTCGCGAGAGATCGACACGTTGCGTAAGAGCCCGCAGATTCAGTTCCTGTCGGAGTCCAAGGCCGCAGTCCATCTTTCGCACCTTCCGCTGATAACGCATCGGTCTGAAGTCCAGCAGACGATCGCAGCGTTGGGCGCTCCCCAGATCAGCCGGACCGTTAGCCAGGACAACCTTTCTACTACAACGCTGCGACACCTGGAAGCGCTCTCGGCGGCAGGCATCACGCCGAGGGCTCATCAGCTCGATATCCCGCGATTCGTTGCAACCCGACGCGGCGCCCTCATAGGTGACATGATGAGGACCGGCAAGACGGCCTCGAGCCTTCTGTGCCACGATCCCAGCGCTGGTAAGCTACTCGTCGTCGCGCCCTTGCCCACGCGCGAGGGCTGGCTGCGCTGGATCAACGCGATGTTCCCCAACGCTAGCACGTTCGTTGCGAAGGGCAAAGAGTACGATCCCGCTGTCTCAGAAGCAGACATCGTCTGGATCAACTACGACGTCTTGTCGCACTGGCGCGCTCTCGTAACGCTGCCTATCGGACTCGCCATCTTCGACGAAGCTCACCTGCTCTCGAATCACACCGCGCAGCGATCCTCGTCCGCGCTCATGCTCGCGACGAAAGCGCAGAAGACGCTGCTCCTGTCGGGCACGCCGCTTTGGAACAAGCCCGTCAACCTCTGGACGTTGTGCAACCTGATCGCTCCCGGCGCCTTCGGTTCGTACGACGACTTCGGCAGTCGCTATGGCGCGCCAGAGCAGACCATGTACGGCCGCGTCTACAAGGGTGTCTCGAACGCTGAGGAACTCGAGGCGCGTTTCAGCTCGATCCAGATTGCCCGCTCATGGAAAGACGTCTCCGACAACGTTCCCGCGATCGAGCGCAGCACTGAGACCGTTCCGCTCTCGCAAGCTCAGCTCGATCAGATAGACCGCGCTGTCTTCTCGGTAAAAGCCGCCCCTGGTAAGGGCGTCAAGGCCTTCCTAGCTGAGCTTGCACGATACCGCAAAGCCTTGGGGAAAGTCAAGGCGAAGACGGCGATCGAGTGGCTTCAGTGTGTCAACGAGCCCGTCGTCGTCTGGGCGTGGCACAAGGAAGTCGCCAAGGAGATCGCCGAAGGCTGCCACGGCTATCTAGTCACCGGCGACACGCCTCCTGAAGAGCGCGCGACGATCTTCGAAGCATGGGCCAAAGAGAACAGGCCTCTTGTCATGAGCATCTCAGTTGGCCAAGTTGGCTTGGATCTATCTCATGCGCGCCTTGCGCTCTTCTGCGAAGTTGACTGGACCCCGGCTGTTCTGGCTCAGACTGAAATGCGCGTGTTTAGCCCAGTGCGTCCGATGGCTGTCGTATACTTGGTCGCGGACCACCCATCTGAGCAGACTATGATCAAAGCCCTCTGGCGTAAGATAGACAACGCGCAGCAAATCGGCGTAGCTGCATCAGAAGGCGCGATCGACGTCCTCTGTGAAGCCTTCGGGATCGGTTACTCGAACTTCGATAAGCTTGCTGCCGCAGGCAATCTTGATCGCCTCATGGCCGACGCGCTTAGCCATCAATGAACTGGGGGCCTTATCTAGCTGCTCGCGCAGCACAAGCGTTTCCGGGCATTCTGCTTTTGCGCGCTGTCAAAGACAGAGATGGTTCTATCTACTTGGACAAGACAACGATCTGGGCTGATTTTATGGCCTATCGGGGTCTCGTCTGGGCGTTCTCGGGTGGCGTAACGCAAAATCCATATCGTGCTGGCTACGGTCTAGGCCGCCACAAAGACCTGTTGGTGATTACGCGAAGAGTGCTGAGCCGTCCTGTCTGTAACCACTCAGACGCGGTCCATGTCGTTGACAGTTACTACCCCGAGCTAGCTGCTTGGCTTGGTACGATCAACGTACGTTCCGTAGACAGCCTTCCGTTCGAGTTGCACGCGATCGACGATCTCGCAGCGCGTCGTGCGGCAGGGAAGGCTTACGTAGCGGCTAGCCTCGATTAGGGACGACGGCCACGTACGCGCTTGGGTTGTCGGTTTGCTGCTCTTCAAACTTTGGGCTCTTTGCTCGAGTAAAGATCTCGCCTCGAATCGATCCGAACTCAACTTCGATCGGAATCAGCGCCCACGCCCCCACAAGCTCCTCTGCAGGGAGAGGCCCAACAGTCGCCCGCTCTCCTTCGGGCACTTCTTTGTGGTCACGGTGCCCGATCGTGAGCGCTTTGGGCGCGGCGATGACAACCGCAGGCGTCTCGAACCCGGGCTTGTACGGCCACGGGGCAAAACCGTTTGCGTAGTACGCAGCCGTCGAAAAATCGTCGCCCCACAACGTCAAGTTGTCTTGGCCTATGTTGTAGTTTCCGAAGCTCTGAACGAACCCTGTCTTTCGGATGGCCGCCCACTCCTCCCATGCCATACCTCGATAGACCAAGTTTCGATCGCTTGTCACGGCATCGAGATAGTGCGCTACTGGGATCGCGTGTACAGGCGCATCCCGTACCAGAGACTTTCGGCCGTACTCGCTTGTTATGACCTGGCCACGACCACGAGGAACGACTTCGATATGTAGATCGATGGTCGATCCTCTGGCCTCGAACCCGATCACAGTAAATTTGTATCTTCGCGCCGCGAACTGGGCCCGTAACGGATCGGTGTTATTTCGCGTCATCCAGAGCGTGAACAGCTCGTCGACTTGATGGAAGAGCTGCGAGTCCGCTCCGACCGCGTTGATCAGCATCCTCAGCACCTTACACTGCGCCAGAAGAAAACTCAACTATGGACCTAGCGTAACGTCAGATGGTGGTGATACTGCTGGTCCTCGCGTAACGAGAGCCGTCTAGCCAACGGTTCTTTCTCCGTCGGGAAACGAGTCAGGATGCCAACCTGTATCTTGTGCAGCGAAGCTTTGTCTCAAAGCTCCCACGATCTTCTCTGGTTGCACCCGGAGAGTGATCAGTGCCTTGTCCGGATCACGGACAGCCACGGCGTGTCAGTCGACGCGCGTTTTGAAGTCGACGCAGACGGTACGATCTGGGACACGCACCCGGCGCCTAGCGTCACACCGCGTCAAGAGATCGTCGCTGCGTTCAAGCAGTTTGGCGGGAACCTCTTCACGTCGTTCGACACAGCGGTAAACGATCTATTTGACGCGCACGGGCTTCCCCGCCTCGGTGGCGCGTCGGGCGACAGCGGCTGGTCAGCGTACTCGACACTTCAGAAGTGTCCTTATCTGTACAAGCGCAAGTACATCGATAAGAGACCCGATCCGTACGCGCCGGCTGAGTCTGATGACACGAAGAACTCTGCGCCTGCTCTCGAGATCGGCTCGATGGTGCACTTGTACCTCGCCTGTTTCTATCAGCTGCAGATTGACGATAAGTATCCGTTGACGGCGAACCTGTGTCACGAGTACTTCTGCGAACGGGGCGTGAATCCTGAGTCGACGGAGATGGCCAAGAAGGTCTATGACGGCTATCTCGTCGAGTACGCAGACGAGCCGTTGAGGCCGCTCGCCGTTGAGTATCTGAACGTTGACCCTCACACCAAGTCTAGCTGTCGCTACGACTTGATCGTGGAAGTCACGGAGCACACGACGAACTATCCCAAGGGCGTCTACAACATGGACCACAAGATCATGTCGAAGGCGGACTACGCCACCATGAACGGATGGTTCAACAACGGCGAAATCATCGGCCAGATGATGTTGTACCAGAAGAACAGGCTAGATCTGCGATTTGGCCCTCTTGCTGGCAGCCTGATCAATCTCGGGTTCAAGACGAAGGTCCCGAAATTTCACCGTGTCTACGTTCCCGTGAAAGAGTGGCAGCTCGAAGCTCACGCTAAGGATCTCGCGTACTGGAGTGCGCAACGATCAACGTATCGGTCGCTGGGCGTGTGGCCAAGGGCGCGAAACTCTTGCCAGGCTGTCTACGGCCTTTGCAGCGAGTTTGACTGGTGTTCATCTGATTCGAACCCCGACAATGCCTAATCTCAAGAAGCTCGAGATACTTGACGTCGACATCGATCACGTCGCGCCTGAAGATGCGTGCCGCGATGATGCGTGTCCGATCGTCGAGCTACACGCCAAGCACACCGTGTACACACCGAGGGGCAAAGCCCCGACGAAGTGCCCGCTGTGCAAAGCCACTTACGATAAGTCTGCTGCGGCCTGCCTCACCTGCGGTTGGACGCGGGCATTAGGCCGTCCCAAGCGTCCACACCGGAGAACAAGAGAATGAGAGAGATCGCAATCAAAAAAGGCGGCTTGCCGAGACCGATTTCGTGCATGTCCTATGGACAGACGCGAAGCGGCAAGACGCGATGGGCGAGCACTTGGCCTCGTCCGCTGTTCTTCAGCGACGCTACTGAGAAAGGCTGGGAGTCGATTGAGACGGCTCCGCCGGAGTCATTCTTCGAGCCGGATCGCGCCCCGATCGTCTGGGCGATCGAGGCACCCGCCGACGTTCACACCGCGATCGACAAAGCAGGCCCATTGATCGCCAGCGGTGAAGTCTGCACCATCGTGTTCGACTCGCTGACGTTCTATAGCGAACTCTTCTTGAACAAGGTCGTCGGCGACATGCAGAAGACCGGTAAGGTTGACTTGCGTACAGCTTACGGCGCATTGTCCAATCACTTGGGCGATCTGCGCATCAAGGTCGAGAAGCTGAACGCCAACGTCGTCTGGCTTGCACTCGAGCGTACCCCAGAAGAGAACGAGCGTATGTCCATGCCGATGCTTGCGGGTAAGCAGGCGGCTAAGTTCAGTGCGGGCTGCTCATACATTCTGTATCACCGCACCGCGATCGTGGACAAGAAGCGTTCTTATGAGATGCACACGCAGCCAAGTGAAGCCTTCATCGCAGGTGGTCGTGACGCAGGTCTTCTTCCCGACATCATGACGAACCCAAACTACCGCGAATTCGCGGGGATTCTAGGCATCCTGCCATCCAATCAAACGGTGTTGCCGCTTCAGCCGGTTGTTAGCGCGACGCCCGCTCCCGCTCGACCTGTGCCTGCGCGTCCGGTTACAGCTGCAGCACAGATCAAGCGTTGACCGTTTTAGCAAAACACTCCAACTGACAAGAGAACTAGAGACCAACACATGTCGAACACAATCTTTATCGAGAACGAAGAGAACATTCGTGCGTGGGACGGAAACGCGGGGCCGTCGCTCCCTGATGGTGAGTACCCGTTCGAGATCGTCGAGGCTCGTGCAGACATGGCGCGTACGGGCGCGCCGGTGATCTTTACTCGTTTCCGCGTCTTCGAGGGCGAGTACGAGGGCACCGACTTCCAGAAGCGGTACGTGATCAAGAGTGACAAGGACGCGGCTGTCGGCCGTACCATTCACTTTCTTCGCGTCTGCGGTCTCGAGAAGAGCGCGCAGGGAGGATACAACCTCGACGAGCTGGTCGGCCGTCGCATCTACGGCACGATCCAGCGCCGCGAGCGCCCGATGGTGAACCAGCAGACGGGCGAGACGGAGATGCGGACCATGTCCGATCTCATGAACGAGCGCGCCTACGATGAGGCGAACGGCGCGGGGTACACTGAGGCACCTGCTCAGCAGCCCGCTCCGGCTGCTCCTGCCGGCCGTCGTGCGGTGGGAGCCAAGAACGGCGCTACCGCTGCGCCGCGCCGCTGATCGAGGCTGGAAGCCGGAATAGGGCCTTGTGAGGGCCCTTGCGTGCGTCACTTTCAAGGGGAGAGCTGCGTGGCATTCAAGCTCAAGCTCGTCGAACTTCTCACATGGGATGATCCTCAGGAACTGTGTCGTGATGAGCAGTGCCCCTTTGAAGGTGTCCACAAAGCAGGTTCTTGTCGCACGAGCCGCCAAGAGGCGTGCCTAGCCGATCGCGCCGGGAAAGTCAGATCTGCTCTAGACGAGTGCGTTTACGACTGGGTTACAACCCGCTTCGTTAGAACGTTTCGTGACGTATACAGTGACGTGATCCAAGACTACGGTTCTATTACCGAACGAGGCGTGTATCGCGCTCTCGAGCGCCTGATCGACGCGCACCGCGTGATTCGCGTCGTTCCCTGGCCAAACGGTAGACTCTTGCGCCTGGGCGCCTACCTGCGGTATGATTCTCCTCTGATCTGGGACCTTAGCGGTCACGCTAATATCCAAGAACAACTCCGCGATTGCGGCGTTGTTGCAGACGCGATTCCGCTCAAACCGGCTAGAGCGGCGCTCAAGCGCGCCCGCAAGATGACGCTGACGAATGACGCATTTTACGGGTGAATCAGAGCAGTTCGGTGTCGCGTGGACGCCGGATCAGATCGCCGCAGTGTGCCTCCAAAAGCCATATCAAGATCGCCGCTACTGGAAAACGTATAAGAACACAATCGTGGGTATCGGCACGGAGGCTTCTGAGGTCTTCTCATGGCGTGGTCTCTTGGTGAGATCGACCGCCGACTACGATATCTACAAGCCTCAGCTGCTATACTCAGCAGGCAACTTTATGCCGCTTCGCAATGCCCATTATCTTGACGTGGTTTGCTACGAGCCGCTCACAGATAAGATTTACGTAGATTGGCTAGAGTACGTGCGCGCGTTTGACGACGCGCTGAAGAGCCCTAGACCTAACGCTCTTTTGGCTCCTAAAAAGAAAAGCGTCCTACCTGTCGACGGGGTCCCATGGGAGATCCACGGGATTTCAGACGCAGAGCCCCGCCGGATAGCCATCGAAGCTTACCTAGACGAGCGGGTCTAGATCCTGTGTCAGTATACTGTGCCTGTGGCGGCAAGAGCCGAGTTCTGGAGTCGAGACTCGACGAAGACGGCTGTATGCGCAGGCATCGTACGTGCCGCGTGTGCGAAGCGAGCTGGTACACAGTCGAAGTGCGTTCTGAGGTCAGCGAACGGTCCCCTTCGAGCTACGCCTACTTCGCGCGTAAAGTTGCGGGGATCTGTCCTCGCTGCGCCACCACGCTCGCGCCAGACGACGATCACGTTGAATGCGTGCGATGCGTTGAGCTGCGTAAGAAACGCAAAACAAAGCCCACTGAGCCGAACGATGGCGGGGCAGGAGACGAGCCATGTACGACGATGGAGATGACTGGGTCAGTCCCGATGATCTCGTAGCGAAGCCCGCGGAGCTTCGCGGTCCCGGCCCAGAAGCTGCCAACTGCGACGACTGTCCGCTTGCGAGAGGCAAGCACCGAGCTGTCCGTGGCGAAGGCTGCAGTAAGCCTCGCATGATCGTCATAGCGGAAGGCCCGGGATCGACCGAGATCTCACTCGGCCGTCCTCTTGTCGGCGAGTCGGGGAAGCTTCTCATGCGCGCGATGCTTTCGCAAGGCGTCAAGCGCGAAGAGGTCTGGCTCGGTAACGCGACCCTTTGCCCGCCCGGCAACAACGACGACGCGTCTGTGCGCCGTCTTGCAGCTTATCACTGTAAGAACAGACTAGCCGCTGAGCTGGCGCAATTCGTCGACGAAGATACAGGCGCAGCTCCGGCGATCTTGGCTCTGGGCGGTGTCGCAGCCAACGCGTTACTCAACCCGAACAACGAGCCGAAGAAAGACGTCACGATCTCGAAGATCGCTTCGACGCTTCATAACGTCAACCCGACGGGGCTCGCCGACCAGCACATGATCGCGCAGATCCACCCCGCGGCGATCTTGCGGGGTGGCGGCGGCTCAGGCGCACATGACGCGTCGCTGATCTACTGGAACCTGCAGTCCGACATCAAGAAAGTGGCGGGCCTGTCCGACGGGTCCATACAGCCGTTCAGCGCAGACGTTATCGTAGCCAACAACGATCAGGAAGGCGAAGACGCCTGGGCCAAGATCGAGATCTCGATCCGTCGCCACAAGCGGATCGCAGTAGATACGGAGACACGTTCGTGGAACGATAAGCGCTGGTCTGCGCTTCAGCCGCTGCGCGTTCACATGCACGCGCTCGGGATCGCGACGGTTGATATGGGTATCTCGTTCGACACCGAAGCGATGCTGCCCGCCGAGATTTTGTGCCTAGAAGATCATACGGCACGGATCGTCGCGCTGCGCGCGTACATCCAAGAGCATCCCGTGTTCCGGCGAATCGCTAAAGTCCTGGCGGACCCGGCGATCGTCAAGATCTATCACAACCGTCTGTACGATATTCCAGTCCTCGAGAACCACGGCTTCCGTCTGGAAGGCGCGCAGCACTGTACTGTTCTATTGCACCACGTAGCGTACCCCGGCGCTGCCCACAACCTACAAGCGGTCGTCGCGCAGCAGTTCCCGGTGAAGCCGTGGAAGAGCGAGTTCCGTAACGGTGTCGCCGAGAAGGGCGAGACACGGGCTGACCTGCTGGACTATAACGCCAAAGATACTTTGGGCACCGCGCGCGTCTTTCACCCGCTGTTCGTGCACGTCAAGCAGTGTAACGCCGAACGCGCGTACAAGTTCGATCTGCGTATGGCTGCGGCTGCCGATGAGATGCACCGTACAGGCATCCCCGTCGATCGCGACGAGAATGAGGCGCTCAAGACGCAGTTTGATCGCGTTCTACAGGAGTCGGAGGCTAGCCTCAACGAGATCTTCGAAGCCAATCGCGAGCCGATCCTCGAAGACATCGCGCGTGAGCAAGCGAAACGCCAACGCAAGAGCGACTCAGACGACTATCTCGAGCGTATTGAGATCCGTCGCTGTGAGCTACAAAAAGAGATCGCCAAGGGCAAGTTCAAGTGGTCTGTCGACGCAAGCGACCAGTTGATTGCTCTCTTGAAAGCGCTCAAAGTCACGCTCACGAAGCGGACTGAGAAAGGCAAAGTTGCGACGGACAAAGAAGTCCTTGAGCAGCTAGGGCACATCCCACAGATACGTAACATTCTCGATTATCGTCAGTCGCAGAAGATGCTCAGCACCTTTGTCGATCCGATGTTTGATCGTCATGACGACACCGGCAAGCTGATCTCTTACGGCTACGTCGATAACGACGGACGGATCCACCCGCGCTGGTCCATCCACAAGATCTCGTCTCGCTGGGCAAGTGAAGATCCGATCGTCTCCAACGTTCCCAAGGACGACGCCAAAAAAGGCCGTCCAAATCTACGTCAGCAGTTCAAAGCAAAGCTTGGCCGCATCCTGGTTGGCTTTGATAAAGCACAGCTCGAAGTTCGTATCATTGCGCTACTGTCCGGTGACAAGTTCCTGCTCGAAGTCTTCCGCGACAACAAGGACATCCACACGGAGCTAGCCAAAGTCATCTGGCCTACGTTCCCGTGGCACGCCTTCGAGATTGGCAAGAAACTAGTCGCCGAATGCGGCGACGACAAGAAGAAAGCCGCAGCTAAGTACCCCTCTCATGACTGGAAGTCGTGGGCAGAGGGCAAAGTCATGCGCGATACAACTAAGCGCAGCGAGTTCGGCACGTGGTACCGCGGCGGAATTGAGGCCATCTGGCGCAATATCATCAAAGACTATCCCAGCGTCAAGATGGCGGACATCGCGCGCCTTGTCGCTGTCATGAAGAAGAACTGTACGGGCGTGGCTGCTTGGCATGAAGAGCTTGCCAAGCGTGTCGCGCGCGCTCCTCACGAGCTGAGATCTCACTTCCTCGAGCGCCGTCGTGTGTTCCCGCTCGGTAATGCGTCTCCCACCGAGTACAGCAACATTATCGTTCAGACGTCCGCGACCGAGCTAGTCAACATGGGCCTCGATCGCATCATGCCGAGGCTGCACAACGACTATCACGACGCGCACCCGATCATCCACATGCACGACGCGATCGTGTTTGAGTGCGATGAGGACGACGGTGACCGGCTCTTGAGCGACGTCAACGAGTGCTTCTACGACGAACACGAATCGAACGGCGTCACGATGAAGTTCCCAATTGACGCCAAAATCGCAAACAACTGGGCTGACCTATGAAAACTGCGCTTGTCGTCTCTCTCCTCCTAATGCCATGGGGATACCCACCGCCAAAGACGAGTACGCAGGATCAGATCGAGAGCCTCAAGAAGCGCGTGTCTGATCTCGAGATATCCGTCTACACGCTAGCTGTCTGCTGCCCGCAGTTGCAGGAGTGCCCTGACAAATGACAGTATTTCCGATGGCTTGCATCGAGGGCTGCGATGGCGCGGGGAAGACAACCCTCGTCAACGCTGTCGTACAGTACCTGCACGACCTCGGCTACGACACGTTCAAGGTCTCGTTCCCGAGTCGTCTGACGGTCTCAGGTCAGTTCATTAGGCGGCAGCTGGAAGCAGGCGCACCGCTCTCGCCGGGCGCGGCCTACCACTTCCTGGCGGACATGGCCGACCTGGCGCCCGAGATCGCTGCGCGACAGCGCCATGGCGTGGTCGTCACGGACCGGTACACGCTCTCGACTCTTGTCTACCAAGGAATCAAGGCGGACCTGATCGACTCTACCAAGATCATGGTACCCGATCTGATGGTCTATTGCAAGGCGCCGATTGAGCAGTTGATCGCCGTCGCGCAAGAGCGCCGCAGCGCGAAGCGCCTCGAGACGTTTGATACTCTGGATCAGAAGATCATAGAAGAACGCGTCTTGTTATACGAACTCTACCTAAGCTTGATGAAGACATCGGTGCTTGTTGCAGACATGCGTAAGCCTGTGAATGACTTGGCGGTTGAAGTAGGCCGTGCTATTATTGATCTGTGTCCAGTAGACAAGTCACGGTCCACCTCGAATCTTCGGGTCGTACCTTCCTGATTCGTGGCTGTGGGCAGCCCTTTGCTGATTACCGTGATCGTAACAACAAGCGTCTCTTCGTCTGGCTTCCTGAGCGACGGGGTTGGCGCGTTACTCGTCCGCTGTTCACTGCGTTCGTGCGCCATACGAAGTGCGACAACGACAATTGGAACTTCACGTCATACGCCATGGCTGCCCTCATCGAAGATAGCCTCCCCGAAGAAGCGCTTTTCGCGTCCTGTGCGGTCCTCGGTGTTCGCACCGATGCGTTACCGTGCGTAGTACACGCGGCGTATCGCGCTCTTCGTGGTGGCGAGCACGATCAGATGTATCGCAACGCGTATTTACAGATCTGCGCGGCAAGGGACATAGAACCGGATGAGACCTCCACTTCGTTGGCCTGGCGGGAAGAAAAAGCTAGTCCCTAAGCTCGTAAGCGGCATGCCCGCGGACACGACGCGATACATCGAACCCATGTGCGGCGGAGCGGCACTGTTCTTCGCTCTTGACCGCGCGCAATCTGCGGTGCTGTGCGACCTTAACAATGACCTCATCAACGCGTATCGAATCATCCGGGATCGACCGAAAGAGCTGATCACCGAGCTGAAGTGGCATGAGGCCGCTCACACGACACGCGGCAAAAAGCACTATTACAGCGTCGTCAGCCAGTTCAACGGCATGGCGCTTAGCTCTACGACACGAGCGGCGCAACTCGTCTACCTGAACAAGACGTGTTTCAATGGCGTTTGGCGGGTCAACAAGTCGGGCGCGTTCAATACCCCAATGGGGCGCACAGCATCGGGGAAGCCTCCTGTCATCTGCGACGAGTCGGCGATCTTGGCTGCTTCTCGCGTCCTCGCAGGGACTGAACTTCACGCGATCGACGTCCTCGAGAAGCTAGAAGCGCGGCTAACGTTTGGCCCAGGCGACTTCGTGTACTTCGACCCACCCTACGATCCTGCGTCGAAGACGGCCAATTTCACGAGCTACACCAAGTCTGGCTTCGGCGTCGCCCATCACGAAAAACTTGCTGCGCTAGCAGACCGCATCCGAGCTACGGGTGCGTGTGTAGTCCTGTCGCTCAGCGACACGCCGTTCATGCGTGAACTGTACGCAAGTTGGGAGATCGAAGCGATCCAAGCCTCGCGCTCGATTAGCTGTAAGTCTGATAGCCGCAAGCCGGCTGCTGAACTCATTGTCAGGAGTCACCGTCCTTGATCACCGTTCACGAACCGTCAAAGTGTGAATATTGCTATAAAAATAAGCCGAACGTGTATTGTGGCCGATGCCATCGCGCGTTGTGTCCGTCTTGCCACGTCGGCCTAAAATGCACCGAGAAAAAGTGCTCAGCACGCCCCGATGATTCTGGCGTTCGATAAGTCCTTGACACTAGGTCAAGCCTCATGTCAACCTCTGGATCAGATCCTTGATCCCGGTACTGGGATCGTATCCAAACAGGAGACTATCCATGGCTCGTCATCGTCGTACTCGTCGCCGTCGTCTTGGTGATGGTGTTCAGCTGCTCGGCCGCGCGCGCAAGGTGCGCAAGGCCAAGAAGGCCACTGCGTGCAAGACTGCCCGCGGCAAGCTCCGTAAGGGCTGGCGCTACGGTAAGGGCGGACGCTGCATCCGCGCCAAGGGCAAGCGCTAAGCACGAGCCCGTTCCGGGATCCGCGTCGGCTCGTGACGAACGAGCCGACGCTCACGTGCCTAAAAGCCTAGGAATATCAGATGCTTTTGCTTCAGCAATGGCAACAGACCGAAAATTTCGAGCCTGATAATCCGACGCAGGCGCGTTTCGAGACGTATTTCGCTCTTCCGGGGGGTCATGTATCGACCTATTGGAACGGTGAAGCTGTTACAGGCGGCACCCTCATGGGTCCCGTCGACACCGCTGTTGACATGGTCAAGTCTAACTGGAAGATCCTCGGCGCAATCGGCCTCGTGGCCGGCGCGCTACTCGCTTACAAGCATAGCCGCTAGGTACGCGCCTTTTGCAGCTGCGTACGCTACCTCGTCCTCGATCGCGTGGATCTCAAGAGGGACCTCATCGAATGACTTGAGGCGGTGCTGCGCAGCTAGCTCTACGACGTAGAGCCACTCCGATCGAGGCCACCCAGACCGAATGCGGTGGCGCTTATCAGTGCCTGGCTCAAGCGCGTCTACGTTGTAGAAAACGTTCCCGGCGTAGTTGATGCGCAACGTCTTCATCAGGGCCATCGCAGCCGTTATCTGGCCGGGGCTCTCAACCAACGTCCAGTCAAGTCCGCGATAGATCATACGCGTCGGCCGCTGCCTTGAACGTGTCCTCGTCTTCGATCAGCATCAGTTCGATCGGGTACGCCAACTTGGCGTGTAGCTGACGATTGAAGAACACAGACTTAGCTTCAACCGTCTTTCTAAGATACTCGATCATGTACACGCTGGCCAGTACTTCGATGGGCCAAGTCATGTCCTCCGCCGTAAGCCTTGCAACGTACTTTAGCTCACCATCGATCACTGCGTACAGCGCCGGGCCCTTCTTGGCGCCACTGCGAAACTTGTCGCCGCTATACACGGCAACTTCGATTCCTCGCCAGCTATACCCCATCTAAAGCGCGCTTCCGAAGTAAGCGTCAAGCGCCGCCTCGAGCGCGGTGGGATCTAAGATCATGGCGATCTCCCATGGGATACCTGAAGGCGTCACGGTTCCAGGCTCTGGCGCCCAGATCGACAAGATGAATTCGTCGAGGGTCAGCTTGGCCCAATGAGGGGTCATCGCCTGGAATGGCAGGACTGTTTCGCAGCGGAGCAGCTCACGTGCGCTATGCTTTGCGTTGGCAGGCCGCGCGTACAAGTACTCTAGTCCTATAGCTTCATCTTCATCGATACTCAAATGCCATAGCGTCCCCAGGGCCAGAAACGAGATCGTACCCAACCGAGCGTGCATGGGCCACGTAGCGCGGCGCGCCCACGTACTAGACGACTCCGCGAACAGCTCACCATCTCTATCGCGCGAGCAGCGCATGAGCTTGCCGTACAGGGTATCGAACGGGTCACGCTTGGTCACACGCCCTCAGACCTGCGGCACCTTCGATTTATTCACGAGGCTGATCGCCAACCTCCACTCTGTATCGGTCAGGCCAGTCTCAAGGTTTGTCACTAGTCCCTTGGCTATCTCGTTAGATTCCGCTAGCTTAGGCAACTCTTGCGCGGCGCGGCGTTCCTTGCCGGACTTCGCTTGCCGTACCGCGGGCACGCCTAGCTTAGCGATCTCTTGGATCATAGATCCGATCATGGCCTGGCGGACAACCGTCTCCGTTACCAGATCCGCATCAGGCGCCGTGACAGCTGCGTCTACGCTCGCTGCGATATGCTGGCGCTTCTCCGCGATCACGTCAGCGATGCGTCGCTCGAGAGGGTGATCAGCCACGAGTGTTCTGATCTGACACGCGCGCGTTTGCCCGATTCTGTGAACGCGGTCGCTCGCTTGGTCATTCTCACCGGGCGTCCAAGCCTGATCCACGAACATTAGCTCGCTCGCTCGCGTGAGTGTCAGCCCTGTTGATCCTGCGCCGATCGTCAGTGCTACCCCTCTGAGCTTTCCCTCTTGGAACGCTTCTGCGACGGCTTGCGCTTCTTTGACACGCCGACCGTTCACGTAGTAGTCACCGCCACCGAGCACAGTGCCCCAGAAGGCGCGTTTGCACAGCACTTCGATCGGCGCTCTGTGCGCCGAGAACACGATGAGCGGCTGTTCCTCTTCCTCAGCTTCTTCAACAACAGTCAGCATCGCCGGGATCTTGCTGGCTGCTACCTGAGCGCGCACGCGCGACATGTCGTAGAAGTCCGGCATGACGCCGTCGAAACTCTCGAGATCGATCCCGCGTGCTTGCAAAACGGTCACGACTTCGTCGAGGGCTGATAACGCCTCCATGTCGATCTCGACGAACGTGTCCGTGTAGATCTTGTCCGGCAAGTCGGTCAGTACGTCTTCTTTTCTACGGCGCAGCATGACGCGGCGCAGGCGATCAGCCACTTCAGGCTGCGCAAAACCCCACGCCGCGCCTGCGCCTTGTTCGCGGCCGTCGTGCAGCTCGAGGAAGTTCTTGTAGCTACCAAACGCTTCGTCAGCAGCGCCGATATTCTCTAGGATCGTCCACAGCTCACCAGGACGGTTCAGGAGCGGCGTACCTGTCAACGTCCAAGCGTACCCGCCACGAGACCGCGCAAGGCTGGCCAGCGCTCTCCATCGCTTGGTCCGCTTGGCCTGAAACGACTTGACGTAGTGCCCCTCGTCGGCAATGACGGTCAAGCCTTCCGGGATCGGATAGATCGACTCGTAGAGCGCAAGCTTCTCGTCGTCTACAAGGCGCTCGTAGTTCAGGATCACGACTTCGGACTTGCCGGGCCAGCGAAATGTCTTCGGGATCGTCGCCTTGAGGTCAGGGCGCCACTTGTTGATCTCAGCTCGCCACGTACCGCGGACGTTGGCAGGGCAAATCACGATAGCGCTGCCGTAGGGCAGAGCTGCAAGTGCTTGACATGATTTACCTAATCCCATCTGGTCGGCCAGTAGCGCCGAGCTTCTCGAAGCCAGCCAACGCCCGCCCTCTCTCTGGAACGGGTACAGCGACAGACCTCGCCGGGACGCGATCTCGTCGAACCAGATGAGCCTCTTGTCGGCTTCAGTCCTGATTGCCGACGCGGTCTCTACGAAAGCCTGAACGCGCTCGGCCACGGCGCGGTCAACACGTAGCGCGACGCTCGATAGCTGCGTCAACCGCTCGAGGATCGCGACCGCCTTGTCGACGGCTACTTCATAGCGGTGCGACTCGCTGTTCCAGTGCGCGCCGTCGAGAGCGCGCCGGTACGCCTCGTACTTCGGCTTGTCCAGGTTCGAGTGCGAGATCTGGATCAGCCCGTCGACGTACGTGACGTTTACGGAAGGGGGTCGTGACATGCAGAGATGAAGGCTTGCCTAGCAGCCGCGTACGCGATCTCGTCTTCTATACGGTGGATCTCCCAGGGAACGCCGTCAACAGGGTGGCCTAGCGGCTGCCTCATCAGAAAAGCGTCGTCGTCACGCGGTATGAACATCGTCCAATCAGCTCCAGCCCAGTGCAGCAGGCCCCTCTCGACCAAGATAGGCGTGAAGCCCTCCCTCTGATCAATCTCATGAGGTGGGCAGCAATCGGTAATATACGTGTACGAAGTGCCGTCAAAGACGAGCTTTAGGCCGATCAGATTGTAGCACTGCGCCAGCCGAATGCAACCCGCTGTCCACGGTGTTATCTGTACGATATTCATAGACTTCTCAGGTAAGCTTCCCGCGCCGCCGCGTACGCAAAGCCGTCATCGATACGGTTGATCTCCCACGGAACGCCGTCTACGGAATGCTTGCCGTCGATCACGGGGTGGAACCCGGGGTAGTAACTCACGACTTCGAGCGTGAATCTGTCAGCGCTCAACGCGTATCTCTGGTCGAAGACATACAAGCAGCCTCTGATCCGCGTGGCCACCTCAGCGTGAACTCGGTATTCGAGGCTTAGGCGCTCTAGGAGCGCGCTGTTGTCGTTAGATCCTGTAGAGAAGCAGCGCAGCCACGCGCGTCCGTGATCACGGATCAACAGCGTGTCTGCGGAGCGCCACCCTGATATCCTTGTGGGGAACCTCGTCATGCGCACGATTCCACGAAAGCCTTGCGCGCCGCCGTGCGTGCGATCGGATCTGTGATCCCGTGAATCTCCCACGGTACGTCGTCGACTGGCCTGAACCCTTGTACGACAGATGCGTGGTCTCGCCAGATGTCGTTGACGTTTTCAAGAGGGCGCGCCATGGGCATACTTACAGCCATGACAGGGCTCCACCAGCCTTCTTCCGCTGCTGCAAGGTCTGTCGCACGGGCCGCTCGTACGGGGGAGAGGGCCCAACACGCTTGGTCGAACATGACTACGCCCCGATAGATGAGCCCAATTGGCTTGTCCGGCCTGTCTGTCCGCAGCAGCCCCGGACTCATCCACACAATCTCACACTGACGACAAAACAAGCGGTCGTCAGCCGTCCAAGACGGCCAAGTCTTTAGTCTTTCTGTCCGCATCAACCTCTGTAGACGCCACTAGACGGCGCGTTATTCACTGTGGTAAGCTCGCGATACTCATATGACTGACGCCGAAGCGGCTGCGATCCTCAAGTCGACGACCGATAACGTCGAGGCGATGTACAATACTCTTGTACAAACCAGCCGTTCCGCGTCGATTTTGCTCCAAAACGACAAGGCGTACTGCAACGAGCTGCGGCAGTACAACCTATACGCCATGGGTACGTACCAGTGGCAGCTCTCGATGATTCAGAGCGCCAAGGCGTTGGGCGTTCAGAACGTTCCTGCCGCGCCTAAGTTCCCGACACTATTCAAAATCGCCGGGCAGTCGGGCCAAGACAGCCTGAACATCCAGTGCAGCAAGCTTTCCGGCCTCGGGGGCCTTAACGACGACGGCACCGTCAAGCGTGAAGCCATCGAGGTCGTCACATCGGACGCGCAGCTCCTCAACCCGAACGCGCCGGTTCCGACGTTCAACGTCGACCCTAACCAAGTCTTCGCCAAGGTTCCAGGCCTTGGCATCGAGCCGATCACGGTCGTCGTGATCGTCCTCGTAGGCGTCCTGATCACGATTGGCCTAGCCTACGCTATCAAGTTTGTTGAGGCACTTACGGGTCAGGGCATTGAGAAAGAGCGCACGCAGCAGGCGAAGCTTCAGATCGCCGCGTTCAACAGTACGATCACAGCGCGGTCCGACTGCTTCAACAAGTGCCTGCAGACGGGCCAACCCGCCTCGGACTGCGCGAAGACTTGCGAAGCGGCCTTCAAGGCCGACATTCCGAGCATACCTGGCGGCTATACTACGATGTCCGTCATCGGCGTAGCTGCTGTCGCGATCGGCGCCTTCTGGCTGTGGGGCAAGCGCAAGAAGATCGCAGGCGCCGGTCGACGGTTCGTCTCGGACGAAGGCGACGACGAAGATCCTATCGAGCTGACACGGTCGATGCGCCGCACACGAGGGTACGCTTGAGATGAGTCAGATTCCTGAAGACATCGACGCGATTGTTGTCGTTTTTGTGATGAAGGGCTGCGGCCACTGCGAAGACTACCTGCCGACGTTCAGGCAGGTAGCCCGTAACTGGAATCGTACCGTGCCTGCGTACGAGATCCGCGTCGATAAGATGACAGAAGAGCAGACGCGCTTCGCCGACCGCATGAAAATTGAAGCGACGCCGACGACGGTAGCCGTCAATCGTCATTCGGGCGGCGCGATCCGTCTCGAGGGCGCACAGAGTCCTGAAGCGGTAAATTACCTGTTTCAACGGGCGCACGCGCACAATTACGCAGTCGATCAGGCGCGGCGCAAATGGGCGAAAATGCGCGCTGAAGGGCGTATTAAGTAGTGACCACCAAAGACGACATCAAAGGCATCTTCAGACAATGCCTTCCCGCGCAGCTGTACGTGCACATTGATGACATTGTCGACCATCGCAAAGTCCTGGTAAGAAGCGAATCAGGCGTCACGCTGGTCGCTGAGCCTGATTGGGTGTACCAAGCGCGTCACTGGCACTATTTCGTAGGCCTTTGCAGCGTAGTTTGCGCCACCGACGTCGCGTCGGTCATGTACTGGACGTTCAACGGAGGCGAACAGGGGTTCGCCCAAACGCGCGTGAATGCTTGTGTCACCGACACAGTGAGTGCGATACGCAGGGGCCTTACATTGATGGAGGCCGAGCCCGCCTCGTTCAGGCATCCCTTGAATCTGCCCGTTGAGATCTATCGGATTGAAGATCCAGACGCGGCTATCGTCGCAGCAGACACGTACCGGCAGTACCTATGAAACTGGTTCCGCTTCTTGTGGCCGCTTTGATCATGTTTGGAGTCCCGTGGTTGACGGGTCTCGGGCTAGGGCTCACAAGCGCAACGTCTGCAAAGATAGGCGTCAGCGCGATCCTCGCGAGCTTGTTGGTCTACTTATCGGTCAAGCCCGCGCGTAGTACCTAGCGCGAATTCATCTTCCATCGCAAACTCATCCACGGACGAAGCTCTGCTAGAGCTTCGCCGGGTAGAATTGATCTCGTCGGTGATCTGCTCGAGACGGTCGCCGAGGTCATCCATGCTCGCGTAACACGCCGCCAGCTGGACGTCGATTGACCGGAGCTTGTGGATGACTTCTGGTGGAAGGCTTACCTCTACTGGCGGAGGCATCTCATTGAGAGACTTCTCGACCAGAGAGATTAGACGCATAGCGCCAGACGGTAGTTTAGCCATCACGTACCCCGTTTGCGGTCGCGTTCTACAATGCGCCTGAGAGCCTCAAGCGCTGAGGCAATCTTCTCAGCTAGGGCGTGGTATCTGTCAACCTGGGTCTGATTGGTCGCGATGTACTTGTCGATCATCGCAGCCATCTCTGCCCTGTGACTAGTTTCACGCTCATCATTGCTGCGCCTGAACTCGTCGATAAGCTTGGCGACGTCGTTCTTATGCGCGTCCGTGAGTTGGTTGACACGGCGCCATAGGTGGACGACTGCCCAAATCAGGACCAAGCAAAAAGCGCCTAAGACGCCTTGCGCGAGCCAGAATTTAGCTGAGAGGATTTCGGGCATGATACTGAGAGGGCCTCAGGCGCCCTCTTAGATCAGAGATACGCGCGCTGTCTGCGCGCTCGCTTAGATCCCTTACGTGCGCACTTCGCGAACAGATGCGTTTTCTTGTCGCGGCACTGGTGCGGGTTCCGCTTCCTGGGAAGCTTGCGTCCCGCACAGCGCTGAGCGGCCGTTACCTTGGCGCCACGCTGGAAGAAGACGATCAGGCAGCCCTTGCCAGAACTCAGCTTGTCGCGTGAGGCCATATCAACAATCGCTTTGTTGATACTCACGTTCGACATGCGGTTCTTGGGAGAACGGGCCGCATAGAACTTGTTACCGACCTTGAGCTTCGTGATCGCCATGGGACTCGGGCTCCTTACTTTTTCACTGGCGGCCGGATAGGCCGGATGCAACATCCGGGTTTGGACTTGCTCATGGGGGCTACCATACACTAGGATCAGGCGCCTGATCCATGACTTTCTGTCTACCCAAGTGGTACCCGCTGTATGATTCTCCTGCCTTAAAGAGTTTCATACTCACGTCGGGCTGCTCGATGGGTACGCCCTCCTGCAGCGCAGGCCTCAGCGCCGGCAATATTAATTGTAATCCCGCGCAGATGGCCGCGCAGGCTGATCAAAAGCTACGCGCGACGGGGTATATGGGCCCCGCAATTACGCTAGACGCTTATACTTTAGCGCGATACATCGCGTCCGAAGTCGGTTCTAGTGCGACCCCGGGCGAGAAAGTGGCCGTCGCCGAAGCGGCAGTTAACCGCGCCCGGCGCTGGAAGCTGTCGATCACAGGGCTTTTGCTCAACCGATCGCCCGCCCCCAATAAGGGCTACTTCGGCCCGATCCACTGCTCGAACCCCGATGGGTCGCTCGGCGCACCCTACGGACGGTGGGCGGCCACGAGCAAGGACCCGTCCGCGGCCGACGTCATGCTTGCTCTCCTCGTCACGTCAGGGGAGTCGAACAACTTCTCACGCGGTGCCGATGACCAGTTCGGTCCCGACATCGAGGGCACCAGCTCTCACCCTACAGGGTGGGCGGCTAAGGCAGTCGCGGCGAAGGGCGAGGCCAACAACTACTGGGTAGGACCGCTCCCTGGTGTCGACCACTGGAGAACGTTCCTTTTTACTTATAGACCAGATATATCACCTACTTCGGCACAAGGCAAGGCTTTAATCGCAGCGGGTGTTCAGGCACTGACGAACCGAACCCGACCTAACTGGACCGGGCTTCCGATGTGCTCGACTGGCGTCAACACAGCTGCGATCGCTGCGCTGGCGACTGCCGGGATTGCTAGTTTTTTTCTGTACCGGTATAGGGATCTCTGGATCAAACACCTGATCCCATGATAGGGTCTTGACTATGTACATCAGTGGCTTCCTTGGCGCAGACGCGACTGCGTACAGTTGCACCAGCACGATCTGTTACGGCGTGGGTACCGTTAACGACGCCGCCGTTCGTGCATTTCAATCTGCCATTAATCGCTACGCGTCGAAAGCAGGATTCTCGGCATTCGTTGCCGACGGCAAGATCGGCAATACAACGCTGAGCGCGCTGAAGAAGATTGCAGCGTGGTTGCCGACGAATTCGTCGGCGAAAGTAGGCGTGGTCAATGCTGCGATCAGCATTCAGACGGCTGCTGCTGCCGCGACTGGTGGTGGCCTGACGTCGCTGCTGAATTCGTACGCGTCGAGCGTCGGCGCAACCTCGACTACTCCAGCGCCCAAGCCGGCTACGCCAGCGACGAGTACGCTGCCCGCGAGCCAGGTTCCCGACATCTGGACAAACGCTGCGGCTAGCGCAGGCAGTAGCGGTGGATCGAACACCAAGTGGTACGCACTAGGCGCCGCTGTTCTTGGCGCTGTTGGTTATCTGGCGTATCGCAACTACAAGGAAGCCTCGCAGTAAGATGCTCGGCTATCTAACCGACAGCGACTTCTACTGCTTCACGAAGGGCTCCATTTTTGCCTGCCGTGGGCGGAACAAAGACATCAAATATGTCTTTGAGACGCTGCAGTCTGTCGTCAAGCAGGTCATGACGCTCCTCGCGCAGAACGGCAAGCTTGCCGTTCCCGCGAACCCGTCAGCGATCATCGTCGACGGCGATATCGGCAATACGACCGCGACGGCGACGCAGATCGTCGCCGCTTCGTTCGTCAACAACGCCGAAATTCGAAATGCGCTTACGCAGCGGGGTACGAGTATCCCGCCCGAGATCAACTCGATCTTGGACACTTCGCTGAGCGTCCAAGAACTCGTTCAGCGCGTAGCTGCAGGCGCGGCGGAGATCGCTGGCTTCTTCAAGTACGTCTCGGAGAACTTTCCCGAGATCTCGAGGGAGCCTGTCGTCATTCAAGTTCCTGAGCCGCCTAGACGCCTCACGCCCATCGGGCTTATCGTCATAGGTGTCGTAGCTCTGATCGGCATTGGATTTCTCGGCGCAGCCGCAGCCCGTTCCAAGGAAGATATCTAATGCTTCGCATGACGCTTATGGGTCTCGGTGCGCTATCTCCGCCAGATGAGGCTATTTGGTGGCTCGCGCCTGGCGGCCGTGACAGTTGGCCTGTTGTTGTAGCGGCGGGTCCGCTGCATCCTGATGTGAATGTACGTACTGACGACACGCGTCACTACTATTACTGGAGCAAATCTTTCTACGATAGCGTAGCTGCGTCTCTCGCTGCGATCGGACGGTCTCTTGCTACGCAGCCTCCGCCGGACAAGTCGCAAATATCCGAGGACGCTTGGCCACCTCTTTTGAGTCTCGGCAAAGCTGCCGACGTCAGGACGGCGATCCAACTCGCGCTCGCGAATCCGCTGAAGCCGAGCGCCCCAGCTCCTGCGCCCGCGCCGGTACCGACCTCGCCCGTACCACAGGCATCTGTGCCTGCTCCTGCGGTAACACCGACGAATCCGGCAGTGCCTACAGCGCCCGCACCCACAACGCAGGTTACTCCTGCGTCGGCTGCGTCTGCCATCGTCCAATCAGGTAATCCGGCGCCTGTACAAGCCGTTCAGGCTTCGGCCACGACCGCGATTACGCCCCCCAGCAGCGCTCTTCGTTGGGTCTTGCTAGGTGTGCTCGCCTTGGGCGGCGCGGGCGCAGGGACGTACTACTTCATCAAGAAAAGAAAGGCTGTCAAGAATGCTTGAAGGAATCAAGGCGCTGCTCAGCTCTGAGAAAGCCATCGCCGCTGGCGTACTCGTCTTCTTGTCGGGCGTCTTCGTCCTAACAGGTAAGATGACCGTCGACGCTTGGCAAAATTACACGCAGTGGGTGCTGGGCATCTACGTGACGGGTAAGACCGTTCAGGGTTCGGTCTCTGCATGGGCTAGCACGAAAACGCCTACGTCGCTTGACGGTACCACCGGCGGATCGACGATGGGCACTGGGAAGGGCGGTTGATCGTGGCTAAGCGCAGAACCAAGCCTTCCAAGAATCGCTATTTTTGCTACGCCGTTGCGAACGGAAAGCTCAAGTGGGTCGCCAACACGACCACGGGCTTCTCCTTTCACAAGGCCCGCGCGAAGCTACTGCGTCCTAGCGAGGCCGCTGATCTGGCCTCCAACCGCGGAGTACGCTGCAAGATCGCAAAGTACAACGCGCACAAAGGCCAGCTGGGGTACGTCTACACCGGACGTACGCATCAGTGGAAGGCTAAGCGGCGGGGGCGCTGACCAATGGCCAAGATTAACGTCTGCGGCGTGAAAGTTCCGGCAAGCGGGATGAACACGTATGGCGGTGGCCACATTGCGCCCACCGCGCGCAACCTGGGCCAATACGCCAAAGTTAGTAAAGCGACGGCGAAGAAGCTCGCTGCTAGCGCAGGCCGCGATCGGCCACCGCGACCTGGCTACGAGATGACGTTGTGTAACGGCGTCTATCTTAGCAACAGCGCCGGACGCTTCGAAGTCGTTAGCCGCGGACCCGGCGAAAACTTATTCGGCGTTCGTAGAAGGAGACGTTAGTCATGGCCAAGCGGCACAAATCCCCAGAATTCAGAACCGGCGACTGCGTCAAGTCGCCGCCTGAGCATCACGACGCTGGTAAAATCGTCGGTCGGGAACGCGATCTGTACCATGTCATGTTCTTCGGCGCCATGCGCCCCAAACGCTTCAAAGCCTACGAGCTTGTGGCCGCGGCGTGTCCTACGTGGCTTGCCGGCACTAAGCCTCGTCGCAGACGCCGTAGGCGTTGATCTCTTCCTGCTTAGCCTAGCTAATCCTTATGAATCCCAGACTCAACTATCTTGCGTGTATCACGGTTTCTGTCGCGCTCCTGTTGAACGCGTCCTGTTCGAACCCCGAGCAGACTCGTCGCAAGACGGTCGCTGGCGCGTTCAAAGGCGTCAACGCAGCTCGAGACGGTTTCGTTGCATGGGATCTAGCGCGGCAGGACCAGATCATCGCAGCCGCAACGTCGATCAGCGACGGCGAGGCCAAGCTCAAGAGCTATCGCGAGCACCGTCATATGGTCGAGCTTGCCTTCGAAGTTGCCTATCGTGGGCTCGCGCTCGCCGCGCTTGAACCGACGATCGCCAATCTCGACAAGGCGCTTACTGGCGTCAACCAGCTCTACAATCTGATCCAGGGCTTGACCGGAAAGAAGTTGGGACCGTGAGTACAACCGACGAACTTCTCGATCTCGCCACGGAAGGCTTGTCCGTCATTGCGCAACTGACGTCCAACGTCGTTGACGACAATGCCGTGCTTGTCATCAAAGCCGTTCGCGCCGTGATCGAAGCATTCGAGAGCCACAAAGCAGGCGCCGTCTCGTATACCGACGTACTCGATGAGTATGCCAAGCTAGCGAAATCGCTAGAAGCGAACGACACTGCTGCTGACGCAAAGCTCAAAGACAAGTTCCCTTCTACGTAAGAGCTTGACTTTCCTATCAGCTTCAGTAGATCATATCTTTGATCTAGGAGATCCTACCCAATGGCTTCCAAGGCACAGCCTCTCTACAAGCGCTGCAAGAAGGGCGTCCACAAGTCGGGCGCTAAGAAGGGCCGTCTCATGCAGGGCTATATTTGGCCCGGTGGCGGCAAGTGCCCTGTGAAGGGTGTTGTTGGTGGCAAGAAGGCAAAGGCTTCGCCCAAGAAGCGTAGCCGTAAGCCGAGCCGTCACAGCGTCGCGTACCGCTCTCAGGCTGCTGCTGCCGGACGCTACGGCGCAGGCGCCGAAGCGTTCATTCGTCGCATGAAGATGACGAAGTCCAGCGGTGCACGCCCGCCCGCTAGTTACTCGCAGCAGGCTTCTGCACTTCAACGTATCTACGGCCGTTCGGGTTCGATGTCCGGCGCTAGGCGGTCGCGGCCTGTGCGCGGTCGTCGTCGGCGTCGCCGCTAAACGTAGACGGCGCTAAACCAAAACCAACCCAGAAAGAGATAGGTAAACTACCATGGCTATCACGTTCTCGCTCGTCTACGCCTCGCCTCGCCACCTTCGCTACCTGGCTACCAACTCGGGTTCGCCCCTGGGTGGTACTCAGAACATCCCGAACGACGGCGGCGCGACCCCTGACCTTCTGACCGACATCAACACGCAGGCGTCGGGTTCGCTCCAGAAGATCATCACGGCCCGCACCAACGGTATCGGTACCGTCGTTGCTGGCGCGCTGACTCAGGCGCAGGCCCGCGCGATCATGAACGCCGACGGTACGGTTAGCGTCGGTAACGCGCTCGTTCCCCGTGCCGTTACGACGGTCTCGCCGCGCTCTGGTACCGCTACCTGGGTGATCGACATCAACGTCGACGGCCAGGGCGACCCCGTTGTTGCCGTGACCTCGTCGGCTGCTGCCGGCGACGCGTACGTCGACATCCAGGCGCTGCACTCGATCCGCGACTGATCGGTCTGGCGACCGATTGGCCGATACCATCGGCCCCGGCCCGTGCTGTACGAAGCCAGCCGGACGGGGCCTCTCTTTTTTTCAGGGGGTGAGTCGTGGCAAAGCCGAGACGCAGCCGATCAGCTGCCCAAAAACGACGAATTAAAGAAACGGCTGTGTGCAAGGGTCTGTGGCGTAAGATGCACGGCGCCCAAGCCCCTAAATCCGGCAAGCGCATGATGAAGTTCATGGCTGAGTGCTTCCAGCATATGGGCACACGCCGAGGCGGTCTCGGCTACGTCTACCAGGGAACGCATCACACCTGGAAAGCCAAGCGCCGCGGAGGACGTTGAACAATGTCTAAGGCAATTAGCATTACAGCGCGCGCGGCTATCTCAAACGCGCGCGCAGGTCATTGCAAGGCGGCGAAGCTTCTAAGAGGCGATTTGAGGCGCCTCCCAAAGAAGACGGCCTCCGACAAGAAGACCGCTAAAATGGCGCGCGTGATCGTCGATCACTTGTGCGGCGGACTCGGCTACGTCTATCAAGGCACAGCTCAGCGTAGTTGGAAGGCTTCTCGTAGGAAGGGTCGCTGAGTGGCCAAGGCGCCTGCAAATCGCCGCGTCAAGCATCAACACGACGCCATGACTGCCGCCAAGCGCGGCCAGTGTCGCGTTGCGGCCGTGCACATGCAGAGCGCCAAGCCTACTCGAGGCAGCTCGCCCGTCGAGCGCAGCCACTTCAAGCGCGCGGCGGCGATCGTCCATGAGAACTGTCAGTGGTCGGCGGCCAGGCTCGCCGGGCCATCGGCGGACTCGAGCAAGTATATCGTCACGTGGGGCGCGGGTTCGCAGCGTGAAGAGTTTATCACCGATGCGCTCAAGCTCGCCAAGCGCAAGAGCGGTAGTCCGTTCGGCGCGTCGATCTATCGCCGTGACAAGCCAGGGCGCGGAACACTGATCGCGACCTGCGCGAACGCTGTCTGTAAGCCGGTCAGCGGCCAGACACTGTCTGGCGCCAAGTCCAAAAAGAGGCGGAGATGAGCACATCGACGTCAAAGATTGTCGGTTTTGGCAGCGCCGGTGTCGCTGCGGCGGCTCTTGTCGTGTCGTTTCTGCACAAGCCTAAGGCTACCAAGATCATCGCAAGCCTAAGCGGTGTCCTCGGCGCGACAACTCTTGGCCTAGCCGGCCGGCAGATGACCGTAACCCACACGCTCATGCCTGCGCCAGGAGGCCAAGCGGACCAGTCAAACTCTACAGCGCTTCGCGCAGTCGCCTTTGGCGGCGGCGCGCTCCTGACGAGCGCGGTTGCGCTGTTGATCGGATCAAGCTCGTGCAAGGCGCCCAAGGCGCTGGGGCGCGCTCGAGGAAGAAGGAGATAGCCGATGCCTCGTGGAAAATGCAGCCGTGCCGCGTTCGCGGCAAAGATCCGCGACGTCAAGCGCCTCCGTTCGAAGGTCCCGGCGGATCTACGCCCGCTGTTCAACCACCTGCTCAAGCTGTCTATAAACAGCGTCGAGCATGGTTACTGCCAACGCGCGGGACAAGAAATCGCCTACGCGCGCAAGCTCTACCAGAAGCATGGCCTCGGGTACGTCTACCAGGGAACGCCGCAGCGTAGCTGGAAGGCTTCCCGCAGGAAAGGTCGTTGAAAATGTACCTAGCAGAAGCCACCGGGTTCGATGCCGCTACTTGGATCGCCGCACGCGGTGGCGCAGGCGTCGTCACGCCGTATCAAGTTGCGCTGCTCTTCACCGATAGCGCAGCCAACCAGTGGGACTCGATCGCCGCGAGCCTCATCGCCGCCAACGTCCCGTCGAGTGTCGTCAGCACGGGCCGCGGGTTCGCCAACCAAGTCGGCATCACGCCTGATTGGCGCGTGAAGGCAAAGTGGGCAGGCATTGGCGCTCTCGGTGGAGCCATCCTGTGCATTCTGGGAAACCGTCGATGATGAGCCTCGGGCTTCTGCCCAAGAAGACGCACGGTTCTGGGGGCCTCTTTGGTACGGAAGGCCAACCTACAGACCTAACTTCGTTCGTCGCTTGGCTCGCCACGAAGCCCGCGACTGATATTGTCTACATCGTTGACGACAAGAATCCGCAGGGTACGGTCGTCACCGTCGAAGCTTGGCAGGCGATCGACGCCGACGCCAAGTCCAAGAAGATCAACTTTCAGCTGCGCGACGCCAACATCAAGAACGCGCCTGCGTTGGCCATCAAAGCCGTCGGGCCTGCCGGCATGTTGCACGACGCGCTGGCGAAAGTCCTCAGCCAACCGCTGCCCACGCAGCCGGTCACGATCAAGGCCGACCCCGTTCGAACCGGCGCTAAAGTCGTCATGGCCCTCAGCGCCGTGACGGCGGTTGGGCTGCTGCTCCTCTGGTACGGACCGGGCGCGAAGAAACGCTACCCGCATCGCTACGCCAGGGCCAGCCGATAGACTGCAGCAAGTCGCGATCAGCGCGAGTGAGCGCCGCGCCTGCGATCGACGACATGGCGCCTTGGTTCGGCGCTAGATGACCCCCTGAGTTCAAGATCAGGTGGCCTAACTCATGGGTCGCGACGTTAGCGCGGTCTTTGCCCTGGGCGTCTTCGCGGATCCAGAACGCCCTGTCGACCAGATAGGCCCGTCCCCACGCTGGATCCTCGCCCTCCATGCGATCCGCCCACACTGTAATATCGAGACGGCACTCTCGGTTTTCGTACTTGAACCATTGCGGCCTGCAGACCGGCAAAGGCGGCGCCGAGGCTACTAGCACTTTGAATCCGCATTCTTCCCAGCGCTTCGCGCCCTCGACGACCTTGTCGTGCTCAGCGACGCCCCGCCCGAAGTGTAAGACGATCGTCGGTAGGCTCTTGGGGTAGCACGCGGTGGTAAAGGTAAGCAGAAGTACTAAAACCCTCACCCGAGAATAGTATCACGTTCATTGACGCAGAATCTCGGCAATTCGTGAACCGGCTCCACCGTCGCCGAACCGCCCACGCGACTTCCGGCGGCACCTGATCGCGACAGGGACCATTCGTAGTAGTTCATCGATCTGATCGCCTATCAGCCGGCAAGCGCTGTCCAGCGCTTCGGGGCGCTCAGTCTCACGCCGCAGGATCAGGCACGGCTTCTCGGCGTCCGCCGCTTCTTCGATGAGGCCCCCTGAGTCCGTAATGACCAAGCTCGACCAGTCTACAAGCTGCGCCATCGCCGTGTGCTCGAGAGGGCCAGGCAAAACAACATGGGGCGGCAAGACAGCCTCTTGCATCATGGCTTTGAGCTTGGGGTTGGCGTGCGCGGGCCAAACGGCCAAGTAGTCCTTCGGCAAGCTGGCGATCAAAGACACGAGCTTGGGCATGATGCTGTCCCACGCCTCGCGTCGGTGGCACGTAATCAAGATGATCGGCTTGCCCGCAGCCCGCTCGACGATGTCCGAGACGATCGACGGCGTCGTGTGCTCAAGAGCCGATCGGAACGCGTCGATACCCGTGTTGCCGGTGACGTGAATCTCACCCTCAACCTGTTCCCGACGAAGGTTCCGCGCTGCCGCCTGCGTGGGCGCGAAGTGCAGTGTGGCGATCTTCGAGATCGCGCGGCGGTTCATCTCTTCAGGAAACGGGCTAAACACCGTCGGCGAGCGCAAGCCGGCTTCGATGTGCGCCACGCGTGTCCCGCTCAAGAACGCGGCCTGAGCGCCTGCGAATGCCGTGGCGGTATCGCCTTGCACCACGGCGTACGCATACTCCCCCCAGCCTACCCTACCCGATCCCAACTCCTTGATAGCATTACCGACGAACTCCGTCAAGCTTCCTGTTGTACGATCGACTTCGATCCACTGATCAGGGATCAGGCCCTGCTCGCGGAGATGGCTAGTCAACAGCTCGCGGTGTTGCGTAACAGCGATCAGATGACATGACTTGCCGAGCGCACGAACGGTACTGGCGACCTTCATGCATTCCGGTCTAGTGCCTATGATGACAGCCCCCCGGCGCGTCACACCTTGATGCTAACACAGTTGACGGGCAGGTTCGACCTATAGCAGGCTAGGCGGAGTTCTGATGACAAGACCTTTGGTTTGCGGGTTCCTGAAAGCGCGTAACGAAATTCTGAGGGGTAACCTCCACCGTTGCATAGAGAACCTGTCTAAGTACGTAGACACGATCGTTGCGTGCGACGACGGCAGCACCGACGGTACACGTGAGTACCTTCAAAGCGTCATTCCAAAAGATCAGCTGCTCTTGATCGATCCCGGTGATCAGGACTTTCGTAAAGAGCTGGCTGTCAAGAATCAGATGCTTGATATGGTCAGACGGATCAACCCGGTGTTCGTCTTCTGGGCAGACACCGACGAGACCGTCGACGAAAGCCAAATCCACCTGATCCGGCCTTTCCTGCTTGCGCAGAAAGACAAGCACGAGGTTCACGCCTGGCGCTCTCACTACCTACAGCTGTGGCGCAACAAAGAGTACTGCCGCACCGACGACGGATTTGGGGACGGGCGCTTCGTCAAAGTATGGCGGTGGCAGCCGGGACTTAGCTTCAGAATCATTGATGGCACTCACCACCAGCAGTTTCCCCAGCAGATCGACCTCACGAAAGTCGAAGACACGCCTTGGAAAGTCATCCACTGGGGCAACTACGGGGTGAGCCTTCGCTGGAAAGCTATTCAGTACTACGGCGGTCTCGGTGGCGTTGAGCGTCACATGAACTTCGAGGATGCGACTTACGAGTCGACGGACAAGCTTCTCGGCAAGCCGGTATCAGCGCCGCTGGCGCCCAAGCCGGTCCCGTACACGCCTCGTGAGAAGCGCGTCATTCTTGACATGAAGAACCTGAAGAATCTGCCTTCATGGTTCACAGTGGTTATTCCTACGTTCAATCGTGCTGCGTTTCTGCCTGAGACGCTCAACTCGCTCCTACGTCAGACGTACCAGAATTGGGTAGCTGTCGTCCTCGATGACGGCTCGACGGACAACACGTACGATTTGATGCAGAAAGCGATGGAACGCGACCCGCGTATCTTCTACTGTCGCTACGACAAGCTCGGCGCAGTCGCCATGAATGAGCGCGGCGGTGACATGGCAAGTGAGTTCACTGAGTACTGGACGCGCCTTGGCAGTGATGACACGTTCGAGCCTCACAAACTGCGCATGGACGCGGCTGCGATGAGCCTCGGGCACGATCTTGTCTATGGGTCGTACCGTGTACACAGAGACGGCGCGCTCGCGGAGATCTGCAACCTGCCCGAGGACAAGACAGCGCTTCGGGACCGCTTTGCCGCTGGCGGTTTCGCGGTCTCGTGGGCTAATATTGCGTGCACGTCAAAGCTGCTACGTAAAGTCAAGAAGCACTACGGTTCGTATTGCGACGCGCGCCTACGTAACATGGAAGACTTCCTGGTCAACTACAGGCTCACGCGCTTTGCGAAGCCGGTCTGGCGTGGCATCTACAAAGACACCGTCATCATCGACCCTGGCGTGCCCATGATCGAACAGATGAGCGCGGATCGTGACAACATCAAGCATGACGCCATGTGGCGCGTGAACCCGGTTGGCGCGTCATCGGACACTCAGACAACTGCAAACGAAGACGTTCTCACTCGAGAGCTGATCGCCGAGGACATCAAGAAATGGATCTGATCAAGGCCCGGGAATTCTGGACGTGCGCGGCCGGCTTCCCTGTAGATAAAGAAGCAATTTATCCCCAGCACAGGATCGCTCAGCAGTTCGACGATATCGTTGCTAAGAGCGTCCTCGAATACGGCTGTGGCGGAGGCTCTGATACGCTGAGCTTCCTGCGCCGCGGCAACCGCGTGTACTACGCGGACATCGTACCGGGCAACGTTCAGACAACGTCGTCGCGTGTGGCCGATGCAGGCTTCGCGTCGATGGCTCGGCCGATTACGCTTGCTGCGTCGGACGCGATCCCGCTCAAGGATGCGTCGATCGACGTTGTCTCGAGCCATGGCGTAATTCACCACATTGAAGAGCCGTTCGCAGTCCTGCTCGAGTTCCATCGGATCCTGAAGCCTGGCGGTTTGATCTACGTCATGTTGTACAGTGAAAAGCTGCGCGCGGATCTTGATCCTGAGGTCAAGAAGCGGACTGACAGAGGCGCGTCCGAAGGTCGCGCGTTCGGCGAAGCTACCGACGGTGACGGCTGTCCGTACGCAAGGCCGTACACTGAATCAGAGGGCCGCGATCTGCTCACGAACGCAGGCTTCACCGTCACGAGTACGTATGAATATCTCGACGGCAAGTTCAGGACTTTCAGGGGAGTCAAGTGATCTTTGCGAAGTCGGATAAACTGGAAACGTGCACGTGCTTTTGCCACATTCCAGAAGGCAAGCAGTGGCGGCTACACTGCTTCGGCCCGTGCTGTGATCAGCCTGATCAAAGCGCGCCCGATCCTATGATTGCAGGGCAAATCAAGGCTGAACATGACCGCGTTCTAATGGGAGTCAAGTAAATGGCGAGTCGTAAAAAAGTCACGATCGACGTTTTGTCTAACGGTTTCGTCGTAGACTACATAGGTTCTTCTAGTATCGCGCATCCACGCGTCATCAAGACGTTCGAGGAACTCGCCACTGAGTTGTGGTCGCTTCTAGGCGAAGCACACAACGTCGGCGATAGGGCCGACTTGATCGTCACGCGAAGCGGCGTAACGACGTCTGCTGACAAGATCAGGAAGCACTGACAGCGATGATCTTCGAGCGAAGAACAGACGATGTCGACTTGAGAAAGCAGCCATGCTGCTGCTGTGTCTGCAAAGAAGTGTCGTTGTGCACGCCGTCCAACGACTTCTATACGACGCCGATCACGGGCGATTTTCTCGTCTGTGAGCGGTGCTTTTGGGCCAATCGGCATCAAGACGTGGAGATGACCAAGTGCCGCTAACGTCACCGCACTTCAGCGACAAGATCGAAGATTGGTTGCGCATCGTCCAGGCTGGCGGCGAGGCGCTGTTCACGGACAAAGACGTGCTGGATCTCGGGCCGTCCTACGGTATCGACACGTACATGTTCGCGCCCAAGTGCCGTAGCTACACCGTCGTCGAGACGGCGCCTGACGTCCTCGAGCATCTCGCCAAGCTTCAATCCGTCGTCAACTTCAACGTCGTCGTGCACAACCTCCAACGCACGCTGCCGTTCTCCGACGCCAGCTTCGACCTCGTCATGGACCTGGGTACGCTCGACAACGTCTTGGGCGGTGTCCTGCCATACCAAGAGTGCATGCGCGTCCTGCGCCCTGGAGGCCTGTTCCTCTGCGCGTTCGCGAACCAGGAAGTCTTGGGAACGCGCTTTTCGGAGTGTGGCGACGAAGAGCGCCGTACGTACCACGAGCTTGTTGCGCTACTGACCGACGCGGGCGCCAAAGACGTCGTCGGTGCGCGAGTCATGCAGGCTCGTGCGGGCCTGATTGCGAGGAAGTAGATGACTAGCTACGATTTGGCCGTTCATTCCGGCGGATACGTCGGTCTCACGTGCGCGATCCATTTCGCAAAGGCAGGTAAGCGCGTCATCTGCTACGATCCCGATAGCCGTGTCGTTGACGGCATCAACTCAGGACAGCCGAAGGCCGGCGAATTCCTGGGTTACCTCGGCAATACGTACCCGCGCGAGAACCTGATTGCCACGAGCACCTTCGAAGAGACTCTAAGCTGCGACGTTCATATCCTGGCCGTCCCCAGTGAAAAAGATGACGAGCCTTGGATGTTGATTGTTGAGGGCTGCCTCAGCATGATCGCGCGTGAGCGCGCTGGTAAGAAGACGCTTGTCATCATCGAGAGCACGCTTCAGCCGGGCGCCGTTGACGGCTTTATCAGGGCCAACTCGAGCCTGATCTCGGACACGCTCGAGATCGCTGTCTGTCCAAGGCGCGACTGGTTCGCTGATTCTAATAAGAATCTCAGTAGCTTACCTCGCGTCGTCGGCGGCTACACGCCAAGTGCGACTGATTGGGCATGCGAAGTCCTGTCGACCGTCACGCCGCCCGAGAAGCTCATGAAGACGAGCTATCGAACTGCCGAAGTCACTAAGGCGCTAGAGAACGCGCTCTTCCACGCGCCCATCGCGTTGTGCCACAGCCTTGCGCTAGCCTACCCCGAGCTGGATATCGCCGAAGCGGCGCGCCTCGCAGCGACGCACTGGCGCTTCGAGAGCTTCGGCGGTCTGCACCTGAACTTGGGCACCTCTGGAAGATGTGTGCCAATCGGCTCGAAATATTTGCGCGACGGCGCAGGTGATCAGATTGTCGATCTGCTCGATTCTGTCCTCGATACCGAAGACGAGATGCCCGAGGCCGTCGCCCAGGCGATCACGCGGCGTATAGGGCCTGACGCGCGCGTATTGATCCTCGGTGTCGCGTATCGGCCTGGGTTCCGGGACGCCGGCATGTCGGGCGGGCTACGCGTAGCCCGCGCGTTCATGAGCCCCGTCAAGATTGACTTCGCCGATCCCGTCTTCGCCAATTACGAGATCTGCGACTTAGCGCGCAAGTACGGCCTTCAGAACTTCGAAATCGTCGACGTGGGTGAACTGCACGAAGAGCGTTTGGCGACGTATGCCGCTGTCATCTTGGCCACACCGCACGCGCAGTTTGCGAACCTGCCTGAGCGCTTCACGCGACTAGGCCAAGTGCTGTTCGACGCGCGCGGCGCGTGGCTATCCCAGAGACAAACGTTCCAAGATCGTAGTATACTGTACTTGAACGTTGGCTCACCGGGATGGCGTTGAGATATGGCTAACCGCCCAGGAATCACCGAAGCGAGCCAGCGCGCGCAGGAACGCGTACGCGCGACAGTGACCACACCTCGGAGTAGCATGGCTAAAGATTACGTATTCGACGCAGCTCGTTTTGCAGGCGAGCGTTCTGACCCAGACACGCATACGTACCTCGTCGAAATTCATCAAGCAGGCGAGACTGTGTTCACCAACCGTGTCGACGCCCTCAGCGTCGAAGGCGCGCTAAGCGCAACGCGCCAGCGCCTCGACAGCTTGTCGCTCGAAGACCGCAAGAGACTCGTCGGCGACGCGCCGTACGAGATCCAAATCTCTCGCCGATTCAAAATCGTTCCCAAAGTCGTCCATATCGTCGTAGATACCGAGGAAGTGACCTGATGTCGTCGAGCGGTTGTAGCACAAAGCGCCCCAGTTCTGCCGCGTTGGCCCCAACCAAGCTGCGCCTCGTAGTTACAGGGGCAAAAGGCTTTGTGGGATCGATCCTGTCGCTACGCGCTGTCGAGCGCGGTCATAGCGTTCTCGCGCTCGATAACGAGTCGCGAGGCCTGAACCCGATCGGTGCCAAGATAGGCGACTCGTACCAGAAATTCGACTGCATGCAGGGTATCGCAGAGGCGGTCAAGACACGCGGCTGGGATCGCATCGACGCTGTCGTGCACCTGGCCGCTGCGACTGGCAGCCTTGAACGCCCTCTCGATGAGCTGCTCGAGTTCAACGTCGGCATGACCCAGCACGTCTACACTGACGCGCTCGCGCTCGGCGCCAAGACGTTCCTGTGGCCGACGACAAGCCTCGCGCTAGGCGTACCCGATAGCCCCTACGTAGAGTCCAAGGAGCAAGCACTCCGCTGGCTGCTCCAAGTAGACAAGCAGGCGCGCATCTCACAGCCCGTGCGCTTCTTCAACATGACTGGCGCATACAAAGGCCTGACCGAGCGCCGGCTCAATGAAGTGCACATCCTACCCGTGATGCTACAGAAGTATCAGGCACGCGAGCAGTTCGTCGTCAACGGTGGCGACTACGCGACTGTAGATGGTAGCCCCAGCCGAGACTTCACGAACATCGTCGACGCCGTCGACACGCTGCTAGACATCGCTGAGAACCGCGCTCGAGGTAAAGTTGATCAGCCTCGCGCCAAGGACGAAGCCGTCTGGCTGGGTACCGGCCAGAGTACGACGGTCCTCGAGCTGATCAAGATGTTCGATCAGTGGGTAGGCGCGCTTGACTACAAGATCGGCCCACGGCGCGCGTTCGACTGCGGGTCTCTGATTGTCGAGCCTACGCAGGCCTCGCAGTTCAAGGCCATGCGAGGCGGCCTCGTACCCGTGCGCATCTCGGTGCGCGATGAGCTAATGGCGCTCATGGAAGACCCCGCAGCGGTCGCAGCTGAAGAGCCTGTCACAGAGACGGTCTTAAATCGAGTTGTGGAGACAGACTGAAAAATGAAGATAGAGCAGATCAACAAGCTAGTGCGTAACCAGATCATCTACCATATTCAAGAAGATCTAAATGGTGGAGAAGGCCTCATGAAAGAGGTGTGGGAGGCGCTTGAAACGGACGCTGATTTTGGCGCAGCCCATACGGAAATGAAGCGTATTATCGAGGCGATCAAGACACTGAAATGACTCAGCAAGACGTCCGCAAGCTTGTCCGCCAGCAGATCATTGCCGCGATCAAGTACGATCTTGACACACGCGGCGATCTGCTTATGAAAGACGTCTGGGCGGCTCTCGAGGACGACGCCCAATTCGCGACAGCTCATGACGAGCTGCGCGCTATTATCGCCCGGATAGGCCCTAGTAAGTAAACTAGTCCTGCGTCATCAGGTTGTAGTGCGCTAGCAGCTGCGCAGCCGTCAACTCGTAGTTGTACAGCGCGACTTTGCCAACGCCGCCCTCGAAGAAGCTAGCGAAGTTTCGCGTTCCGATGCGAAACGGAGCGTCGTTGGCGACGGGTACGATCGCCAGATCACTTAGGGAGTCTTGGTCCCTGAAGACGCCGTTCTTGAAGATCTTCGTGTATCCCGTTGGATACGCGCCACTGACGCTGACTGTGTTGACGACGAACGCGGCATGAATCCACTGGCCTGCCGTGACGGGATCTTGAAAGAACGACCCAATGCCAAACCCGCCAGCGGGGTTGTAGCATTCACCTAGAATACGGTTTTCGCGGCCTTCTGTGTTGTTCAGGCCGTACATGCGCATGACGTATTCGTGCTTGCCCGGCGTCCCCTTGCCGAGCCAGTTTACGTACCCTGTACCGTCTTCGTCCAAAAAGGTCAGTACGTCTGGGCGCATCCACGCTTCAATCGTGAGCACGCCCGTTGTTGGGATAGACATCGTCGCGGTAGATGGGTACTCGACGTAGCAAGTTTGGCCACCGGACGGAAACAGCCATGCGAGGTCCCCGTTAGGGACCGCTGTATACCCGACAGCCGGCGACGTCCAGCCACCTGTCTCGGGGATCATGTAGTGCACGGGCCCGTCATTCAGGATGGCTAGGTCGTACAAGCTGCTAGGCGGCATATTAGCAGCCGCCTTGCGTCATCGTTGTGTAATGCGACGCCAGCTGCGACGTGGTCAATTCGTAGTTGTAGAGAGCGACTTTGCCGATCGCACCCTCGAAGAAGGACGCGAAGTCACGCGTGCCGATTCTGAATGGCGCGTTGTTGGCTGTAGGCACGATGTTGAGCGCACTCAGCGAATCCGTGTCGCGCAGGACGCCGTTCTTGAAGATCCGCGTGTACCCCGTCGGGTACGCGACGCTCGTGTCGACCGTGTTGATCGTCAATGCGTAGTGAATCCATTCGAAAGGTGTCACGGCGTCTTGGAAATACGACCCGACGCCCAAGCCGCCGGCTGCATTGAAACAGTAGCCGGAGATCCGATTGTCTCGGCCCTCACTGTTGCCCTGTCCGTACATGCGACAGGTATACTCTTGCTTGCCGGAGACACCTTTGCCCATCCAGTGGACGTACCCGGTGCCCTCTTCGTGTGTGAAGACGTTGACGTCGGGGCGCATCCACGCCTCGATCGTCAAGATGCCCGTCGATGGTACCGACATCGTCGGCATGGACGCGTACTCGACGTAGTACTTGTGGCCAACTGGGAACCACCACGCCGTGTCGCAGTTGGGCATCTCAGCGAAGCCGACGGCAGGAGACATGCCGCCGCTGATTTCAGGCGTCATGTAGTGGACAGGATTGTCGCCTAGAATTGCGATGTCGTAGAGACTGCTTGGCGGCATGGCTTTTAGCACTTCTTTCTGAGCTGAACGCCCGGCTCGTACCAATCGCTGCAGAACGAGTCTGGCTCACACGGAATGAGTGGCGTACCCGCCCACTGCTGATAGTAGGCGTTTGTGCACGATCCGTAGCGACCGCCGACAGGCGCATAGAATCTACAGTTGGCGCAGCAAGAGCCGCCCTTGGGGACTTGTAGTCCAGGCTGGTGATTGCGAGGGAGCGCGAACTTACCCATTAGCCTGTAGCCATGCTATCATACTAGCTATGAGACGGCTATCCTTTCGAGGCTGTAAGCCGAACCGCCTTCCAGGCGGGAAGGCCGCTAGCCGGCGCCCTAGCGACTTCGATCCCGTTCAGCTTCACGCAGGCGCGCTCGTCGAGTTCGAGCACACGAAGGATCCGTGTGTCGCGCGTGAGATCGCGATGGATCATCTAACCGAGCGCTGGGACTACTACATCCGGCTGCGCAAGATGGAGCGCCTGCCTATCTTGAAGCGCCGCCACAAGGCGATCAAGCGCAAGCGCTAAGTCAGACTGCCCAACGGCACTTGTACTTGCGGCCCATCGCCATCGCTTTCATAGCGACGCGTCCGTGATGGAATTGTCGCGCCCTTGCCAAAGCCGTACGAATTCCTTCACAGTCGGGCCTACAGCCGTCGTTCTTGGCGACAACCGGAAACGCTAGCGTGCTGTTTAGGCGGCCAGGCTCGAGAAACGCCTTGGAGCCGCAGCGTGACAAGACGCGCCTGCGCTCCTGGCGGGTCTTAGGGGCCAGCCTTGCCCAGCCGCTGGTCGTCTTGGATCGTTGATGCTTGGCCCTAGCCATACGTGATACAATAACATAGCCGTGCGCATCAAAGGTAGACGGATCCTGATCATAGGCGACTCGCTGTCCTACCCGGGTCAAATCGTAACTGACCTTACGTCGCCGAGCACAAAGAACGCGAGCGCACCCGGCGCTGTCTTGGCTAGCATGCTGCTTGATCTCGGCGCCAGCGCCGTTCGCATCAACGCTAAGGTCGGCCGCTCCGCCTACAACTTCTTCAAGAGTGAGCAGGGTGATGCGCTCCTGGCGCAGGACGCCGCAGGCCATCCCGATGTCGTACTCGTCTTCCTCGGGACCAACGACAAGAGTCTCAATACGACCGAGGACAAGAAGGCTTTCACGCGTATCGTCGACGCGTTCCCCAAAGCCGACGTCTGGGGTATCGGGCCACCGCAGGCAGCCGGCTACGATCCCGTCTTCGCCACGATGCAGTCCGTCTTCGGACGCAAGCTCATCGACAGCCGGCCGTTTCTAGACGGCGCGTCGAAGGCCTCCGACGGCATTCACTTCCAACAGGCGGGCGCGCAGCTCCTGGCTGAGCGGTTGGCGATCGCGCTTGCAGCTACGCCATCACCGTGGCTATCGTACGCTGTCCTGGGAGCCCTGGGGGCGACCGGGATAGGCTTGGCCTATGTTACACTAACACGGCTAAAGGCCAGGAAGCAACTGAAATCACAATGAGACCGCCAGTTCTTCCCTTGAAGGCGACCACTCACGGCGGGTTTGCCGTAATTCGTAACGGTCCGTCAGACGGCGCGTGCGGTACGCATCCGTACCCGTGTGTTCACCCGGGCTACGACGCTGCGGCGCCAGAAGGCACGTCGGTCTACGCGCCGATTAGCAGTATCATTGTCGGTATCGGCGACGGAAACTCAGCGCCGTACACTGGGTATGGGCCCTACGTCGCTGAGCTACTAGGCCGAGACGGCTACTACCAATTGATTGCCCACATGAATCCAGGCGATTTGAGTCTGGGTCAAGTAGTCGATGAGGGCGAACAAATCGGAACCGTTAGCTCAGCGAACCACGTTCACTGGGAAGTACGCCGCAAATTGACGCCTGGGATCGGCAAGACGAACATGGATAACAACCTGGATCCGATCGCCTGGCTGACAGGCGCATACGGCTCGGGTTGGCAGTGGTGGAAATGGGGCATTGTAGCTGCGCTTGCCGGGCTCGGCTGGTACAGCTACAAGAAGTACGGCGCGGACTATTTCTTGACTAGTTGAGCAGGTGCTCGGGCACGTACGGTATCTTTCGACGGTACTCGTACGCGCCAACTAGGAATCCGACCGCAGCTGCGAGAATGAGCCTCTTGATCATCGTGGAATCTCCCTTACGCGTGACGCCCAACTGTCTGTGACCGCGTCAATCGCAGCGCGGCCTTCTGGAAGCTCCGTATAGTACGGATCACTAAGATAGTGCGGGATCTCGGGCGTGGCGTGGTTGCCGCCGTGGATCAAGTACACGTATCCGGTGTTGACAATTTTGTAGGGCGCGCCTCCGGCGAGGGCGGGTACGATCATGGCTGTATCTGCGCCTGTCTGCGACGGGACCCCAGTATGGGTAGGGTATGGATTCTTCAGCGCGAAATCTCGTCGCATGACAAGCGACGCACCGATCATCCACGGCGTTTCTCCCCCGTAGACGTACTTCCACGCCTTGTCGGTTCGGATCTCGTAGATGTGCATCTCGGTGGATCCGATCATCTGAAGATACGGGTTGTCGCGGATTGCTCGATCAACCACGCTGAGCCGATCGGGCGCTAGCCAGTCGTCATCGTCCCAGACCGCGATCCATTCCCCTAGACATGCTTCTGTTGCTGCGTTACGTCGGGCGCCGTCGGTTTCGATCGGCGGGATACCTACGACGCGAATGTTAAACGCTTGAGGTACGACTTTGAGAACGGCGTCTATATGGCTGATTGGACATACGATCACAAGCTCGCGTCCACAGGCGGCGTACGTTTGCTCCTGAAACCTCTTAACGGCTTCGGGCAGGATCCAAGTTCTAGACTTCGTGGTAAGAGTCACGCATGAGAAGCGCATGTTCTGTTCAGACCTGTGTGATAGACCGTACTTCAATGAACGTCTGGTTTGCAACTGCCTCTCGAGATAGAGAGGCGACTTCTGAATGCCTGGCAACGTGGCGTGAGCATGGGTACAAAACGGCAGCGCTGTTCGAGTACGGCATGGAGACTGTGACGGAGGCTGACCTGATCTTCTTCACAGGATCGTGGGACAGTAACTATGCGGTACTGAATCTCATGGCGCGTCTTTTGGCCGAGAATCACGAGGCGGACGTCGTCATCGCAGGCCAGCCGACATCGCGCCCGGATCCGACAGTGGACCCTGTCGTAGTAGCTGCTAACGCCTTCAACCGCTTTTCTGACGGGTGCTTTGTAGTCCGGGCCGCCTCGCCCGGGCCATTGTGGCTCGGCCGCGGCTGGATAGAACAAGCGTACAAGGGTACAGGGCCGTTCTGGATCGGCTACAAGAACGCTTGGGCTGAGACTGAGACTACAATGATCGCCGCGAGGCTCGATCGTATGATCGACCGGCCTGATATCCAACAAACGCACCTGTTCGCGACAAGCGAAGAAGACAGCGCGTTGTTTCACGAACGCTTAGCGCAATCTTTCCCGGAGTCGAGCCTATGGGAACCGTGAAACAGCCAACAGAGCGTGACGTCGAAGATCTGAACCAGGCGCGCAACGCTCTGGACAGAGCGCTTTCCATGTTCGAGGCAAACTCCAAGAGCCTCACTCTTGTCGATGTTGAGCTTGCGCTCAAGCTCCTCGAGAACCTCAGAAAAAGGCTAAGCTTCAAGTGACTGATCTTGAACTGTACACGCGCGCTATGACGACGCGTCCCTGGATTTTCGTTAGTGGTCCCATGGCCAAGGAGCCGTATATTGGCCCTCGTCGGGCTATGGAGTTCGCTGCGAAACTGTGGCGAGCCGGCTGGCACCCGTTCGTTCCGCATCTGAACGCCTTGTGGGAGCTGTCGCAGGGTGAGCTAGAGCCAGGAAGCATCGATGGCGTCGGAGGTTGGCTGGACTACGACTTCTCGGCCATGTCGCGCTGCGAAGCCCAAACTCGCTTACCGGGCGCGTCGTCGGGTAGCGATCGAGAGACAGCTCTAGCAAAGACGACCTACAAGCGGATCCTTACGCCTGAGGAAGCCTTGCGCGGCCCTCAAGAGTTCTTACACTGGCACGTACCTACATCTCGCTGGGGCCGCGTGGTCTCGGCTGCTGATGCCGACGAGCAGGGACCATGAGCCTATTCAAGCCCGATTGGGAACGCACACTCAAGATTCTGTACGCTGTGGGTGAGACGCTCGCTACGGGGAGCGTTCCCACGAAGGGCCTTTCTGATGCCGACCAACGTACAGTCAAGCTGACCGCAGCTGCGTTCGAGCACGCGATTCGTGGTGTGGTTAGCGTCGTGAAGCGTTACCGCGAGTAGCTAGGCTCGAGGATCGTTCCTGTGGGGAACGTCAGCGTCGCAGTAGCCCCCGCTGTGACGTATTGGTCAAACGGCGCCCAGTCCAGCGCGTTGTAACCCATGATTACGTGGGATGCGATTTTGACCTCGTGTTCGAACGTGAACGCGCGCGTTGCTGCGTCTCGAGCGACGTGGTGATGAATTCTGTGAATCTCCCACGGCAGTCCATCGATAGCTACGCAGCTCTCGAGGAGCCGTTCGCCCCGGAAGGTTCTGTGTTCGAATTCGAACCAGTAGGCGTTGATGCGCTGCCGTACGTGTTCGGCGATCTTCTCGGGATCAGGCTTGCCCTTGGTCGATAGAATCTGGCGTCGGTGCAGGCTGAGGGGATCGCTCTTTCCGTGAAGTTCCCGCGTGAATAGCTCGACGACGCCGCGCGCTTCGAGCCTCACCTCGAAGCCTCGATACCATACGATCTGGCGCCCGACGGTGATTATGTCAGCCATGCTTTGATCTCATACTTCAAGTGCTCGCCTGTCGGAAATCGTAAGATAGCCTGCTTGGGGAACTGGACATAGCCTAGCGTCGTCCTTGGCAGCTTCTTCTTCGCTGAACCAGAACACTCGGTGACTGATCTGAATGGCGGCCAATCGAGTACGCCGCTGTCTAGATCTACGGTGATCTCGACGCTCTTTAGATAGCTGCAAAGAGCAGACGCGTAAGCTATCTCGTCTTCGATCGCGTGGATCTCCCAAGGCACGTAGTCGATCGCGTGATAGTACTCAAGGTCTCTGAACCTGACTACTCGGTTTGACTCGAAAAAATACCTTCCGGGCGGCTTCTTCCGTGGCCGAACCAAGACGCGTGCGTCCCGCGTTTCTACACCGCGTATCCAGCTGAGGCCTACAGGATCTTGCGAAGCGCTTCGCTGCCAGCGGTACATGCCAGGGCCGCCAACGCTAAGATATCTGCCCCCAGTCCGTGAAAGATGCACCGTCATAGCTTGGCTTTGGGACGCGTGATCTCACCTGTAGGGAATACTAGCTTCACTGAAGCGCCGTTGAACGGAGGCCAATGTAGCGTCTCGTGGAGAGTCACCTCGGCGCTCTGTAGATAGGCCTTTGTCGCAGCAAGGCGCGCCGTGGTGTTCGTGATCCGATGGATCTCCCACGGAATGTAGTCTACGGCTGTCATCGCGCTCATCGCGCCGTCTCGTAGAAGATGCGTTGTCTTGCCTCGGATCTGAAGCTCGATATCGCCTTTGAGGCGGGCCTTGTGCAAGGCGATGAAACACAAGTTGCCGTGCGATCGGACGTGGAACCGCAGCTCGCGTTGGTCTGCCAGGCTGTAATGGAGAACGCGAATCTCAAATCCGCGATGCCATGCTAGGTCTCGCTTCTCGTTCCAGTAGATGTCAGACGACGTCGACGGGGTCGTTGTCGGCATGGAGTACAACGTCTTCATTGAACCACGAAACCGCGACATCGATCGGCGTCAGCTCAAGGGACGCCCGAATCGTCGATGGGTCGTGCGCGTCCTTGATGCCTTTCTTGATGTCCTTGACAGCCGCTTTCACGCAGTCGACGGCGTTGCGTAGGATGGTTCCCGGGACGCCGAGCGCTAGCTTGTCGAGGTTGCGTGACCGGATCTGGATCGTCTTGACCAGATTCAGATCGAGGGCGAGAAGCGCATCCTTGTAGTCAGCCAGGTGACTCGTGATCGTGTCAGCGATAGCCTTCGCAGCTGCAGGACCGTCCTGGCCGTCTCCGCTCGAGAGGAGCGCAGTCATCATGGCAATACGAATCCTGTGACGAGAGCCGACTGTACGCGCCTCTTCGTTCAGAGCATCGGCCTCTTCCTTGAGAGGGCCGATCTCGGCACGGAGCTTAGCCAGCTGCTCATCAGTCGCGACGAAGCCGAAGCTGACGAGAGTGGCGTGGCTGCGGAACATGTAGTCGATCTTGTTGCGCAGCTTAGCCATCTTCGCAACCACAGGCTCGTGGTCAACCTTCTTGACGACGATCGACTCAGTCCGCGTTCCAGCCGTGCCTTCAGCGGTTGTGCTAATTGGCTGCCGCTCGTACTGAACGCCGCCACCGGACTGCGTCGCGTTCAAAAGGATCCACTTTACAGCGAGGGTGACGGTCTTGTTATCTGCGCTCGTGATACTAATCGTGCTCATGGTTCGCTTCTTTGACAGGTTTCAGGGTAATAAATTCACAAGTTCATGGGATCAGATCTCAGGATCCACGAGAACCTTCTTGAAATTCTCTGGCGCGCTGTCCAGGCTGCCGTAGCCAACGAGCGCAGCAACCGCCATCGCGACGTTTTTGGGCCGCGCGGGCCACTGCCCAAAGCAACCGCCATCGGTTAGGTGCACCAGCGCATCAAACTTGTCGCGTAGCTCGCTCACGGCTTGGTAGGCCGGATCGAAGATCGTTCCTCCGCGACCCTTCATGCACTTCCAAACGGCGGGCAGCGACGACGATGGCTGCAGCCAGCCCTTCCACTGCACCTCCGCGTCGTGGACTACCAAGTACAGTCGAATAGCGGGATTGGACGACGCGGCGACGACTTCGCTGACACAGCGGGCAACGGCTTTGTCGGACATGGAGCCAGACGTATCGACGATGATGCAGATATTCTTGCGCGCTGAGATGTAGCCTGGCATCAGAAAGCTAGAGCCGTAGTACCGCCGGTTACGGCGCTGCCACGACTGGTCATCGCGCCCTGGCCACGCGAGTACCTGGCTAATCGTGTGCCGGACGAGGCGCGCCCAAGAGATTCTCGCCTTGGGCGGTTCGATGATGCGCGCCAGCGCCTGACCTGCCTGTGTCCCTGCGCCGAGGGACCTCGCCATCTCGCCCATGGCTCGCCAGATAAGCTCGGGGTTCCGCTTGGCGGTATCCGGATCGAGATCCTCGCCTTCACCTTCGTTGTTGGGCAGATCCGTGTCCACGCCGCAGCCCTGGCCCGCCTGCGGGCGCTTGTTGCCAACGGATTTGCCCTTACCAGAGCCGGACCCTCCTGCGCTTACCACTGCAACGGGCGTCTCCGGCTCGACGTCGTATAGGCGCTCTGCCTCCCACAACTTCTGCTCGTCCGTGAGAGGAAATAGCGGCTTGACTTTCTCGGGAATCGCCAGAACGTCAGCGTGCCGATCCTGCGAGATCTCCAGTAGAACTTGATTGATGGCGCGGTCTGCGGCTCTGTTCCAACGCGTAGATTCACGGTGCTGCTGGCGCTCCAGCGTTGACGTGATCAGGTGCAGCGACTCATGCGCCATCACGAACGCCAGCTCAGGCATCGTGAGCATCTGGACAAACTTCGGGTTGACGAAACAGACGCCGTACCGATTGATCGCGGCGGTTTCGACTTTCTCCGTGATTCGAATGCGGAGCGCGCTTGCGATGATGGCGAACATGGGAAGCTGGTAGCCTAGAACCACCAGCGCTTGACGGACCTGCGCGATCTCAAGAGACTTCGCGTTGGGCCACAGCTTACGCAGCTTTTCTTCGTTCAGCGCCATGTTCGTTTAGACTTTCTGTGAGGGCAGTCAGATCAGAAGATAGCGCGATTGTACGCGACGAGTCGACCCAGAGCAGCTGCGCCGGCAGGAGCCCACTTCGGGTTCTTGGTCACCTGCTTGGGAACAGACTGAACGATCATAGCAGCAGTAGCGCGCTTGATCTCCGCGGACGGCAAGCGATCGATCCAGACGAAGGCTGCCCAGTAATCCTTCTCAGCGGCGCGGCGCGCGACCGTGATCGCCGCCAGCTCGTACTTGCGCTCCGAGGGCACCGGCGTCTTCTCGGGATCGTTGGCGATCTGGTCGGGCGTGGGCAGGTGCTTGCGCAGCTCGCGTTGGGCCAAGAACTTGAGCGCGGGGCCGGTACCGACAACGCCTGCCAGGATCGCAGCGCCTACCATGTCGCCCTGGCCCGTGGCGTAGTCGCGCGCGAGCGCCGAGTACGCGCGAAGCCCAAGCTCCCACGCGCGGGGGCTTCCCCACGGCTGCCCGTCGGCGATCGACGACTCGGGCGGCGCGAACTCGATCAGATCTCCCAGGTGCTTGGCGGCAAGCGAGAAGTCCTCGGCTTCGTTCTTGTACGCAGTCGTAGCGTCGTCGTCTGCGAGAAGATTGGATAGGTTGGGCACGACAGGCGTGCCTGCGAAGAAGTTGGCGATCTCATCGAGCTGAGGCTGGACCTTGACCTGGACCATGCGGTTGACCATCGCTGCAGAGAGCGTGATGCCGCCCGGGGCCTGATCCGGGTGGTTGCCTGCCATGAGGATGCGCGACTTCGGGTGCAGCTGGCGACCGCCTGCGTTACGCTCGAGAGCGAGGCGCAGCATGGGCGCTTCGACAGAGCGCGGGATCGCCGTGATCTCGTCGAGGAACAGGACTACAGGCTCGTCACACGCCTGCTCGATCTCGGGAAAGAGCGCGCGCTGGACGTGGCCCTCGTCGACGAATGGCAGGCCCGCGAAATCGGTCGCCTCCATGTTGGACGCGATCAGCGTGACGCATGGCATGTTGAGTTGCTTGCTGACAGCGCGGGCGATCGCCGTCTTTCCGACGCCTGGCGAGCCGAGCATGAGGCAGGCGACATTCGCGCGAGCGCACGCGGCGGCGATCTCAGCGGTCTGAGCGAGATTCGAATCGGGGAGCTTGGCCATGGGATTTACTCAAATTCCTTTCAGGGTTACAGAAGCACAGACGTGTGAGTCGATCAGGTATTCAAGACAGCTTCGATTTTGCGCTGGTTGATAACGCTCCACTTGTAGTGGGTTGTCGAGACAGCCAGCCGTTCGCACGCAGCCCGACACGCGTTAAAGAGTCCAGCGGCGGAATCCTCGCCCCCGACGTCACCGACCTCAAAGGCGTCGTTCTCGTATACGGCTGTGAAGATCCAGCCCTTATCCCAGTCCAGTGTGATCTTGGTTGGCGTCACGGCTACGCAGCCTCGATCGTCAGCACGAGCTTGCCAACCCACGCGGGCGTGTCGTCGTTGCCCCACACCTCGATGATGCCCTTCTCGTAGTCGACGTTGACACCGGGCAGCTCAGCGCCGACAGCGTACGGCCCGAACGCCTTCGTGACAGTGCAGCGAGAAAAGCTGAACACCATCGTGTCGTGCTGATCCCAGCCCTTCCAAGTAAAGAATGCGCTTTCCATTGTCTTTTTCTCCTCTGTTTCAGTCGTCGTTATCGTAAGAATTGCGCTGTCGTTCCAAAAGCTCTTGCCTGGTGATTCCGTGCTTGTCCATAAGCGCCTGCACGTGCTGGATAGACTTGGCGAGCTTCCCGCCGGGAACCGATTCTCTATGGCGCTTGACGGCTCTGATATAACCGTCGGGATCCCCTCGGAGAAGCGTCAGCAGCTCCTCATCAGAATAACTAGCTGGGGCTGGCGCTGGCCGCGCTTCGATCGCTAGCAGCGTGTTATACAGCCTCAAGAGGGGACAGCTCTCGTTCACACCACCGCTTTTTTCAAGCGCTTTCTGCAAAGCGCTGCGCAGATCGTATGCGTCATCGGGCGACAGCGTGATCTGCACACACTCGACAGTCGTCTCTGCTTTCTTAGCCTTCATGTCACCTGAGACGCCTCTCTCGGTTAAAGATTCACAGCAATCGGATCGACGGAAGATGCGCGAGACGCGCAGGAATTTCCGGGCCGGTCCTGAGAATGATCTGCGCGCCCGGAGCCCCATCGAGGATCAGGCGCAACATAAAATCAGGCGTCGCGTCGGCGCCGTTAACCAGGATCATCGGAGGCTTTGCCCTCAAGATTGCAGCCCAGTCAACATGATCGTGATGTATAGCGAAGACTGCCGGCTGATAAGCCTGCAAGATTGCCGTGGTGACGCCCGATCCATACGGTCCTGCCACGACAAGAAGCGCGTCGTTGCTCCAGTTGAGTTTCTTGAGGACGCCCTCAACCGAGACGACACGATGCTCTTTGGCCATGTCCCTGAGACGACCTCCGCGCTCAGATATTCACGACGATCGTTTCAGGATGCAGACGGCGATCGCCTAGCCGACCTTGACGCAAAGCGCCAAGGACCGTCGCTACCTGTGGGCACAAGGGCACCACCTGTCGGTCCTCTACTTGTACCAGACAGGGCTGATCGCAGGCGATGCTCAAGCGGTCAGACAGGCTCCTGGGAGTCTCAGCCCACGCAAGTACGCGGATCTTGGTCATGTAGCCTCCTACGACGGGTCGACCCGTCGGGGCATTCATGTACTACAAGATCTCCCTAGGCGCTATCACCCCTGGTTGAATGGTCGGTCCGGTATGACCGACATCGATTCGAGTAAAATCAATGACTTAGCGGATTCTCTCAGGGCTTTGAATCCTGAGCTGGGGCTGGCGTCTTAGCGGGCATGAACGGCAACATCACGGTCGGCGAGACGAACTACTCCACGGGCCAGCGCGCGGTGACTCTGGTCAATCCAATCGCGCGGGCGTTCGTTGACAACAAGCGTTACGTCCTGTGGTTCGGCGCCTACGGGGAGACGCGCCTCATGGTGTGGGCGCGTTCGCTCGAGTCGGCGCTCGATGAGTGCGTCGACTGGATCGCCGACAACGCGCCGGGTCTACTGGCCGATGACGGTGTGCATGAGCAGTACAAGCGCCTCGTGGCTGAGGGCGTGGACGAGGAGAAAGCTCAGGAGGAGGCGACTGTCGACACCACGTGCGCGGGCAACAACGGCCACTACCTCAACTCGTGGGAGTGGGGCATCGTTGCGGAGAACCCGACGCGGGCCCAGGTTCTCGAAATCTTGGGCCGTTGAATTTTAACTGAACCACCGGAGTCTCAAAGCCATGACGAACGCGAACCAAATGTTCTGGCTGTCCACGCGCCCCTACACCTTGGTGGATGCGATCAACCGAGCGGCTGCGGCGACTGGCTCGGTCCGCTATGCGCAAGCGGCGGCCGGTGCCAACTACAACGGGCATTCGGTGAGCGTGGCCTGGAACGAGTATCGCAAGTACTGGGTGACCGAGTACTACTGGGGCGAGCGCGTGGTGCTGTACCGGGGGCGCTCACTCGAGCAGGCCCTGCAGGCTGCCAAGCAAGAATACGATCGTGGCGCGCTCGGTGCCCGCTGCACCTTTACTGCGCGAGACGAGAATGAGGCTGCGGCCGCGCTCGCGGCAGGCTGGTCGCCAACCTCACGAGAGGCGATTAACGCGCACTACCGCACGTTCTCTGACGATCGGTTCGGTGAGGTCGGCCATGCGCTCCGAGACAGGACCGACCACCTACTACTGCAAGCAGCTACCGTCGATGAGTATCGGGCACTTTGTCGCTCACGTTGAATTTCATCTAGGCAAACGGAGTCTCAAAGCCATGACCAAGAAGCAGTTTGCGGCCTTCTGTCGCAGCGACGCAAACTGCGTCACCGCCGTGATCCAGGGTGACGGATATCCCGCTGCGGTACGGCTAGACAGCGACCGCCCCAGCATGCAGCCGGTAAGCGCGTTCGTGGCCATGCGCTACATCGATCGGTGCTGGTCTGAGCGCGTCGGCGGCTTGCTCGGTTATCGCGAGAATCGGTGGCGGGCCGTTAAATAACTCATTCATCTGATCCGTCGTAAAGGATATCATGACCAAGCGAAACAGCCTCGATCTGGAGTCGCGTCTTGACCGTGCGCTGGCCGCGCCAAAGCCTGCTCTAAAGGCGCCGTTTCAGCTCGGCCAGTACGTCGAGTTTGTACCTCTCTCAAGCTGCGAAGAGCCGTTTCGCTCCGACGACGTCATGGAGGTGGCGGGCCTCTCCAAGAGCGGTCGCGGCAAGAAGATCTCGTGGCGCGTTCGCGTATTTACGCTCAACCGCGCTACCGGAGGCGCCTGGGTAAGCGCGGACGTGCTGCAGCCGTACGGCGAGCCGTCGAATAACTCAGCTACTTGATCCGTCGGAGATGAACATGCGCAAGACTACGAAGGCAACTCTCGAAGACCGCTTGGCGCAGGTTGTGGACCTGAGGGCGCTTCTGGTCCCGATCACTTCGGCTGTTGTCTGCGCAGAAACGGTCGAAACCCCTGAAGACTTCGACGCCAATCTTGACGCCGTCGAGGACGGGATCAAGGAGCTTCTCGCTGCTCTCAAGGAGATTCGGTCATGAAAACGCTGCAATATCGACGGTTGCAATGACCCGGCTTACCTCGGAACCTGCCTCGCCCACCGACTCGGAGTTGTTCCCATGCCTTCAACCGACAGCAAGAATCGCATGTCACGAGCCGTGGCCAAGCGCATCGCCAAGGAATTCAAGCGTACTACGCGGCGTGACGCGTGGGCTTGGACGACAGCGCACGCGGAGATCGTTGACGCGCTTGTGATGGATGAGATCCGCGTCGCATGGACGGCCGACAGCGCCGCCGTCTTTACTCCGGCTGAGATCATGGAGTTCCGCTCGATGCTCGTCGAGGAACTTGCCGCTGCCGGGTACCCGATGGAGGAAGCCAAGTGACCGCCCGCATCGAAGTGGATCACTCCGAGGACTGCCCCACGCGCATCCGGGGCGGTCGATGCACCTGCGAAGTCCAGGTGAGCGCACGCAACGTGACCGAACCGGTGAAGGCCCGCATCACCACCCGAGCCGGCCGCAAGATCCGCCACGTCGCGCCGGGTCACGTGGTGGACGTGGCGACGGGCCAAGGATTGTGGCGCTACAACGCGCCCGGGTTCATGCCGCGAGCCGTATGGATGGGGATGGAGCCCGGCAGCGGCGCGTGGCTGGACTGGTGGGTCGCGAGGCGCCCCGAGCGAGAGGACCGCGCACCTAAGCAATTCACGCTCGGCCGGATGGTTCCACTTCTCGTCCGCGTGATGCTGGCGATCGGGGGCTGGGGTATCGAGGAGCGCAACCGTCTCGCGGATTCGATCATCGAGGAACTTGCCTTGGAAGAACAACTCGTGCGCGGGGCCTGCGGCGTAGTCTCCGGGCTTATCGAGGCGTGGCAGGCGATCGGGGGATGGTCGTGAGCCGTTACAATCGCAAGACAACGCCGGTGGCTACTCTTCGCGACGACGAGATCTCGCAGGAGATCGCGCTCCGAAAGTCCGACGCCAACCTGAACGAGAAGCACGTCACCGTGACCAGCTATACGTGGCCTAGCACGCCTGCGATCACTGGTCGCCGCACGGCTCCGCTTCCGCCCAACTGGGTCGTACCGAAGGTTTGAATAGCCTAGCACAGCTAAAGGTCAAATTGCCATGTCAAAGATCAAGCTTGTCCCGCCTACGAACACTCACAGCATGTTCACGATCATCACGTACGACGCCGTTGGCGTGACTCACACAGTTCTTCATGTCGCGCCCTGGAAGTTGACGGCTGTAGGCGCGCAAGGCGAAGTGGTCACGCTGCGCGACGTGGGAGGCCCCCTTGCGACGATCCCATGTACTGACAGCGAAGAGGCCCAGAACCTCTCACGGGACATCGCAGACCTCATGGAAGAGACTGAGCGCTAGCCATGCCCAAGACCACCCCTACGTATCGAGTCACTGTTTCAGTGTGCGTGCCGGTCTCCCTCACGCTGACGATTCAGCGTGATGAGCACGATCCCGATATTGCCCAGATTATCGCCGTTGACGGTCCTATGTACGCTCCGTCTCTGACAACTGTGCGTGAGTGCCTCGACGAAGAGACGCTCACGTATATCGACAAGCAGCTCGCTGCGCTGGCGCTTGAGGACGCGCGCTAGCGTCATGCCCCGCGCAGAGCTTACCCCAGCGCAGCAGGCACTGTATGATTCTATCCAGAGTAGCGGTGAATCAATCATCCCCAATCGCGGGCAGACTCGAGAGTCGTCACGCGCGCGGTCCGCGTGGATTCGGACGGCGAAGAGCCTTCGCAAGAAGAATCTGATCGCGCTGCAGCAAGTTGGTGTTGATACCTGGAAAGCCTCTAGGCTATGAAGCAAACTGGATGATCTACGCGCTAAGATCGGGGTCGGCGCGCCCTCCAGCGCGTGTAACACGTTGGCCAGGGATCGCGTTTCCTATCCCATTCCAAGAATGGCGAGGCCGCATATACCGCGGCCTCTTTTTCGGTGTGCACGGAGTGAAGGAAGGCTCACCTATTTGGTCCGGCGTGGTGCGCGCGCGGACCTGCGACTACGTTGACTACAAGTCGACTATGATCGCCTCTAACGCAAACTCGCTGCGTCACTTCATCGCGACCGGAGAGCTTCCTCCGCGCGTCGAGGACGCGTTTGGGTGCTGGCTGCACGAGCGGTTAGCTCAAGGTACACGCAGCCTTGATATGATTCCTCTCGAGATTCACGCTATCGCTGACCCTGCTGCGTATCAAGCTGCGATCAGAGCTTACCAGAGCGCGTCAGCGCCCTTCTGAATAAGCCAGGCGCTGGTTCGTCTCAGAGACATGACGATCCTAGCCCATCTTACCAAGCCGGACCTGTTGATCTTGATTGACGCGCTCACGCAGTACACCAAGGCACCTGTCAAGCCCGAGCCTGAAAATGATCTTGTGAAGCACGCCGAGTCACTTCTTGCGCTCGTCCAAGCTTCCGTTGCAGGGGCTACTTAACTCATGAAACTGCACTCGTTGCTCATAGATCGAAGCGTTCACGACAACTACCTCTGCGTGACTACGCCGTTGGCGCTCAACGCTACACGCATCCAAGACGATGGACTTGCGTGGGTGTTTAGGGGGCTCTGGTGCGGCATGATGATACGCAAGAACGCTCTTTGGATCTGCACTCCGAATCTTGAACGGTGGTTTAGCGGAGAGAGCGCGTGGGTGCTTCACGCTTCATCTTCAATCCGCGACGCGCTGCCCGGCGACGTGCCTAAAATGTTCCCTCGTGTCGTGGTCACAGAAGCGTTGCAGCACGTCGACGCCACAACTGACGGCGTTGACGGTATCCCATTCGCCATCCACAAAATTCAGGACCGCAACGCGCGCAGGGTAGCAATGCGCGCGTTCCAAGAGTCACGCCCGTGACGATGCTCCCAAGGCTGTACTACGTACGAGGCGGAGGATCCAAGGCGCCTTTACTGGATCTGCAGAAGACGCCTAACCCAAAGATGTGGGATCGCCCTCTCGAGCATATCAAGAGATCCGGCGTTGCGTGGGCGTACCGAGGCGTTCACGTAGGCGTAGTTCGAACAGGTGCCGAGACTATCAAACACCTACGAGGGACGTGGCAAATGCAGTCTCGATGGGTTTGGGCGTTCTGGATCAGCCACACGTTTGAAGTCGTCCGGGACATACACGATACGCAATCGTTACTGAGCGACATCTATCCGTCGACGTCGGCCGTGATCGACCGCGACCTTCAGCGCTACTTGGATAGATTCATGGCTGACCGTCCTGAGCTGAAGTCTGTTGACGTCACACCGTTGTACATTCATGCCATCGAAGACCCGACCGCCCGACAAGCTGCCACCCAAGCCTACCTGGAGTCCATCATATGAACGAAAAGACGGAAAAGTTTGTTGCGTACTTGCAGACAGCCCTGACGAACGCGCAAGGTAGAATCAGCGAGTTCAAGGCGCTTCTCGAGAAGGATCATCACGGCGCTGCACAGAGATCCGGCGCACTGATTGACGCAGCTGCGACAGTCGATATCTACGAAGACGTGCTCAAGGCGCTGACTTCGCCAGACTCCAAAGCTACGTTTGAGTCGATACGAGAGTACGCGACAGAGCGCGTGGTCCTGAGCGCTCGTAACTGGCCTTCGTCGCCCTATGAGAGAAAGATCGCTGAGACTTGGGCATTCCTAGTCGACACCATGAAACTGCGTTTCTAGCCAGCATCGGCACCGGTGGAAGTCGCGTATCTATTATCGAACCTGTTTCAGTAGACCGTACCCGAAATGCACTCCAAACCATCGACAAGTTGACTGTCGTGGGCGGGATTGCGTCAGGGCTGGCTTGGACCTACCGAGGATTTTGGGTCGTGATTATGCCGATACGCGATCGGGGCGCTGTGTACACAATCGGCTCTCACGATCTAGCGCCCGATGCGATCCTGGTAACAGCGTCCAATTACCTATGGCCCGAAGTCGGGCATCAATGGCCTGTGGTCGATTTGGAGGAGTCGCTGGCGTCTATGGACCGCTGGGTAAAGGTATTCAACCATACACTCTCTGAGATCTTTCCAAAGCCCCCGAGTTTACTCAGGAACGCAATTTTCGACTACGTGAAGCGCACTCCCCATAAGCTAGGAGTTGACAAAATCCCTAACGTACTCCACTCTATAGAGGACGATATCGCGTGGAAGGCTGCTTCGGATGAGTACCGCAGGTCCCAGCTGTGACGCGGTCCTACCTGAAACGTATCAGATTGACCTCAGAAGGCACGGCAGGAAAATTATAAGTGTCAAGCAGGGTGCGGCCGTCAGCCGTTCAAGGCCAATTGATCAGTTTAAGCACGGCGTTACTTGGCGTTGGCGCGGTGTATGGGTTTTTGTGATGAACGTTTCGTGGTACGAAGAAACCCCTTATCGATGGGTTTGGGATTGGGGCCGATGCGACGAGTTTTCATATGAAACTCTTCAGCTTGTCTACCTCCACGGCTTTCGCGACGCGAAGCTACTGACCGACTTACAGGCGATCGAACCTGCCGTCAGAGTTGAGACGTACCTCCAATCTTGGAGTGACGGGGACCATCTCGGAGTCGATGGCGTGCCATTTAAGCTGCACGCCATTCAAGATCCTACCGCACGCGATCACGCAGTACAGGCATATCGCAATGAACAAGCAAGACTTCACGTATACTAGTAATCGCCGTTCTCGTCGTGACATCACTGGAGTTGATGGCGCCGTCGCGAACGTCAAATTGTTCCCTGAAGGGGTTCGTCTCACGGTCGTACAACAGGATGGCCATCACGCGCACGTCGATCTCGATCTTGACGGTCTCGAACGCTTGCTGCAAAAGCTCGACTACATGGCTGACGTCCTTGATGGGACGGAGGACCCGCCTGAGCCTGTGAATGTCGAGGAGCGGCGTGCGTCCTATGGCTCGTGACTGATTTCTACGTCCTGCGACGGGCCTACCAGGACAGCTACGTGATAGTAGGCCCGTTGGAGAGGCTTTGGTGGCGGTGTCATCAAGGTCTCACGTGGATTGATCGCGGAATCTGGGTCGGGGTTCGTCAAGCGCCCCTGGCAACAGGGTGGCGTTGGCTATGGTTCACGACGTCTGCGATTAGCGCGCTCACTGTCGAGCGCGGCCAGAGCAGGGCGCCTTACTGTCGTGATGACGTATTGGCGGCTCCTGCGAAGGATCTGCCCGACTTAGCGCCGAAGATTGTCCGCGAGTGGGTGGAGATCTGGGTAACAGGAACCCACGCGCGTGAAGGCGCCGACGGCGTACCTATGGCGCTTCACAGGATCGAAGACCCGATCGCGCGCCAGCACGCTGTAAAAGCGTACCTGGATAACCGTATATGAAAAAGCTGATCGCGATCGAACTGCTGTTTGCATCTCTGGTCGGGCTCGCCGTCTACTGGGGTTGGATCAACACGTCGGACACGGCAGACATCCCGCTCATGCGCCTCTGCGCAGGGCTCACCCTACTCTTCGCAGTCGCCTACGGCGTGCTATCGTTCACGACATGGCACGAGAACCGTTCAAGTGGCACGAGATCCTCATCGGATTCGTAGCTGTCCCATGGTCGTTGGTATACATAGGCCTGCGCCCTCTTTTCAAGGCGCGACGGCTGAATAACCCGCGCTCGCGCCCGTCCTAGCCTGCATGCCAATCATCTTTGTTCAAAACTGGGAAGAGAGCGAGCGCGGCTGGGGAATCCGTCCCGATGGGTTTACGGCGCACCCAAATCGGGGTCACCGCGACGCGTACGTGAAGTGGTACTACGCCAAGTTCAACAACGCGACGAGTGCTCCTGACGAGTACACGCGCGTCGCTGGCGAGCCGATCCCCGTGCAGGTCGACATCAAGATCTACACGCAGCTGGTCGCCAAGTGCAGCGATTCTGAGAGTGCCGTCTGGGGCCAGAGCCGTTGGTTCGACCCCACGAAAGAGCTGACGTTTGAGATGCTGTTCAAGGCCGACGCGTGAAGACGCGAAGTCAATTCGTAACCGCGCGGTGTTGCCAAGTCGGTGAGAGCTTCATCCGGCTCAGCTACGGGCATCGGCTTTACGAATTCGATGGGCAGCTTGACGCGTACATGACAATGGTCGAGACCGAACCGCCTGTATGGCGCATGTCCGCTAGATCTGTAAACTGCAATTCCTTTGGAGCTTCTAGAGTTCCCGAAGAATTCGCTGTTACAACGTGCCCCTCTTGCGGCAAGCCGCTTCCGGCGGTTAGACGGCGCGCGGCAGCGCGCACGCCAAAGAAGATCACGGTGATCGTCGACGGTGGTTACTACTGCTACGCGTGCGGCGAGCGCTTGATGGGCTGCAAGTGTGCTTCGCCGGAACGCCTCTGGGAGATCGCACCGAAGCTATGAGCACGAAGATCTACACAGCCTATCGAACGAAGCCCGGTATTGACCTGTGGGCGCTCGTGCGTGAACTCAGGCTGGAAGCTGAGAAGCGCGCCAAAGCGGCGCTGTGGACGCTGTACCCGACACTGGATGAACGTCCTGGCGCAGCATTTCACAAGATGCGTTGCGAATACGAAAAGCAGCTCACACAGGCGACTCGCAACGAGTGGGATCTCAGCGTATCGATCGCGATCTGGAGGTCGGGTAGTCGCTATCTCCTGATCCCGTTCGCAGGTTCTGGGCATCTGGCGCACGCGCTCGATTTCATGAAAAAGCGTACGGATCTCGAGGACTACAGCTACTGGAACAGCTCAGACCGCCCTGCGGACGTCACCGCACAAGCGTGGGAAGCGCGTAAGCGCGCCTGGAATCGCATTCTTGACGCGGACAGCGGCTGGGATGATCACCTGTCGCTTAGCATCGTGAGCTATGACGGATTTCATCGCGTCAATCCCATGTACGCGCCAGAATATCAAGCTCGTCTTAGGAGGTTTACAAATGAGTAAGTTCATGGACGCGATTCGCGCAGGGCAGGCCGTGCTAGAAGAGGCTGAGGCCAGGGCACGTGAAGAGTCCGCGCGCCGCGCGGCGGATCTCGATAAGCGCAAGCACGCGCACCTCGTCAAAGCACGCGAATGGGTTGCTAGCGAGCTACCTGCGTTGATCACTGACGCAACGATTGCCAAGCAGCCCAACGTGAGTTTGCAGGGCAGGGGCCTCTGGCCTGAAATCCTCGCACAAGCTTGCCGCGAAGAGCCTGAGCTGGCTGTCCACGAAGAGTATGTTCAGGCGTTCCGCGATCCTGACGGCGGGTACTCGCACGATGGCTACTACGCCTACTACGTCACGGTGCGATTGTCGTGAGGCGCCGTAAGTCCGTTTGGGCGCGGCGATCGCCACGCGAAACGCTACGTGACGAGCTGATTCTAGCCGACCTGATCGCGCTAGGCCCCTGGTCGGCGGGGCTTCTCGTCGATACGCCAGAGCTGCTCTTTGAGGGCATGGTCCACGCCTGTCGTCGGTTCAACGGCAAGTGCAACCTACTCCGCACGGTCATTGACGCGTTCGAGATCTGGCAGGGGTACGCCGATCAAACGACAGACAGCCTTCTGATGACAACACGATCCCGGTCCAACTACGCTATCGGGCAAGCGTTTCGCAATGCATGACCGAGATCGAGCACATGATCTCGCGCGTCGTTGTCTGTGAACAGACCGGCGCTAGATCACTTTCGTGGCGCGGATGCTATTTTGACGGCGCCAAACAGGTTGCGTACATGCACATTGGCGCACTCCACTCGGGCTCTTTAGCAGCTATCACTGCGTCCAGTCCCGACGGGATGACCCTCGAGCAATGGGCGAGCGCGTGTCTGTCCCTGATGAGCATGTTCCCCGTCCTGGTCGCAACCGCCGAGCCCTTTGAGCTGCACACGATCGGAGATCCCGACGCGTACGTGATAGCCCTTGACGCCTACGAAGCCAACAAGCTGTGATCAACGTCGTCTGGCGCGGCATGATTTGGCGGTTCGATACCGTGGCCATGATCGACGTCCCGTCTGGCGTCCTTTCGTGGTTTCACCGCGATTGGGCTGTCACGCCAAGCAGTATGCGACGTTGCCCGCCGCGATGCTGGCGCACGCCCTCAATTCGTGAATTTCACGAGTATTTTACAGACTGCAGCCTGGCTAGCCCGCGGACGCACTGGGGCTCCGTGGATGGAATTCCCTGGGAAATCCACAGTATAGACGATGACGCGGCGCGTCTTATAGCGGCGCGGTCCTTTTTGAATAGCCGGCCGTGAGTGGCGTCTTAAGGACTCATGATTCCCGGCGCCCCAGAAGCCCTCGATCTTCGTCCCCTTAGCTACAGGTCCGATCGCGTCACCACGACGATCAACTTGGTCATCGATGGAACCCGTCACGCGTGGATCACCCTCGGTGAGGTCAGTCTAACCAAGTCGGAGTCGCAGCCGTACTGGATGCTCGAAAGCGCGCTCCTGAACGCGACGGATTCGAGCCACGACGCAGCCCGCATTCTTAGGATGCCGCTCGTCGGCGTGACGCTTCACATGATCACATGGGGCAGCACGTGGATCCACGGCTGGATCAACGGCGCGCGCCCTCGCGATTTTCGCGTACCGGAGGTGCACTACAACCCGATTGTCCTCAGGGATACCGTCACGTGCCGCCGCTGTAAGGACGACCCGCACGTGATGGTCCCCGAAGGATACTACGTTCCGCCTGTGAATGAAGCGCTGTTTGACCGCGTCAGAGGCCACGAAGTTCAGATCATCATCTCGCCTACGAAGGACTGAGTTATCATGACCGACAAGATCATCCGCTACGAGCGCTACGGCCGCGGTTTCGCAAACATGACGCCGCTCGTCAAAAGCCTCTACGCGACGTTTACGCCATTTGGGCTCAATCCAAACTGTGAGTCGCTCGAGGAGGCCCTCAAGCAGCTCGTGGAGGCGTCTGTTACCGAAGCGCTGGTCAAGGCAGGCATGCGGCCTGCTACCCCTGCCGTCGCGCCTGTTACGGAGCCTGTGCGCGTCCCTGCGTCGGAGTTGTGGGTACTGTGCCCGGCGCAAGGGCATGAACGAACCGTCAACGGAGACGTTGTCGTTGATCGCCCGATCGAAGGCTTTCCCGAAGGCTTGTCCCACAAGCAGGCGGCTGACGACATTACCAAGTGGAGGGTCGTCGTTCCGCTCGAACTGCTGGAGTCCGGCGTGTTCACGCAGGGTGACAGCGGTGGCGTTCAATTTGTCAAGGGCCGAATCCTTCATGAAGGCACTCTTGACGAGATGGCCAAGGAGCTAGAAGCTCGTCACGGCGGCCCTTTTATCGGTCCGAAAGATCTTACCGCTGCGTCTGTCTTCAAGGATCACAGGCGCACGAGAGCCGCATCTGTTCTTGCACTCACCGATGCGACGCTTGACGGTAAGTCGGCTGCGATCGTGGTCGGCAAGTGCGCGCTCGACTGGAACAGTTACGCCGCTGTGATCGCAGGAGGAAGTGTCACGAGTCGGGGCTCCGGCGCTGGCTGTGTCGTCGTACAACACCCCGCGGTGTACGGCAAAGACGCAACAACAGATCTGGGTCCGTTCAGCGTTGCGGTGAACCGCCTCAACGTGTCTGCGCAGGACAAGTGCGTCGTCGTTCTGCGCGATCAGGGCGAAGTCACAGCCACGGGAAACGACGTACTTGTCATCGCGTTCATCGGCGACAAGCGGATAGACCCTGTAACACTGAACAAGGGCGACCGCGCAAAGATTGTCAACGGCAATCTCGAAGTCACGCGCCACGAAAAGAGCAAGAAGAGCAAGTCATGACCGATACCAAGACAGACCCGCGGATCCTGTTTCAGACGCCGCACTTTCGCGTCGTGGCGCCCGACGCCAAACTCGACGGCGGTACTCTCCGGATCAACGGTAAGATGATCATCGAACGCGCGACAACCGACGTACTCGGCGCCGTCGTGTGGAGAACGTGCCTGGAACTCACAGATCCCAAACATTCTCGCGGAGATGGAACTGTATACAACGTCTTGGCGTCGATTGCAGGTGGAGTCAATCGCGACTGGGGGCTCGAGTCGCTAGGGTTCAATACGAGAGGCTAGTATGCCGACGTCGGTAAAGGCGTGCCTTGCGATCGCGCTTCTGATTGGGACGATTCTAGGTGGCGTCGTCTACGCAACGAGCCACGCGCCGTCTCCCCTGGTAGGTAAGCTGCTCGGTATCGTGACCGTCATCGCGATGTTCGCTAGCATCGGATTGGGCGCCTCAGCGCTGTCTGACTACCTATACGGGCCGCGAACCAAGTGACGGAAGCCGACTACGTTCAGAAGCTGATCAGAGTCACGGGGCAGTCTGGTTCCATCATGGGGTCTGACTTCGGGTGGGTGCTGCGACCGTGGCGCGGGCTGGCCATCTATGGCGGCACAGAACGCCTCGAATCCTTTGCGCATGGAAAGCGTTCGAAGACTCTTTTCCTGATCGATAGTGTCGTGTGGACCGAGACTACGTGCGCTGCTAAAGTTATCGCAGCGCACGCTGCAGGTTGGGCGCGTCAACGCAGTCAACGGTCTAACAAACTAGTTCCATTCGTTCCTGTCGACGGAATCCCGTGGGAGATCCACGCGATCGAGGATTTGGCGGCGTACCTGTCTGCGCTCGAGGCGTATAGTGACGTCGCTAACGCGGGATGACATCAAGAGAGCTGCAGTAGCCGCTTATCTCAAGGCGCAAGTATGACGGAGTTCGAGTACGTCAAGACGCGGCTTCACAAGAACGATCGCGGGGAGCGATGGCTGTGCTGGCGGGGTTGGCAATTCGTCGAGGAGTGGCCTCTGCCTGATCACTTTCGAGATTGCGGCGAGCTAACGACGTACGCTTGGAGCGGAGATGGGCGAGGTTGCGTACGCAAGAATCCCTTCATGGGTAGCGGCGACTATACCGACGACCAGTGGCTTGATAAGTGTCTCTTAGCCATCAGGCTACTCGACGACATTGACCCGCCAGACTACCCCCTGGACGGCGTAGCGAGAGAGATCCACATGATCGAAGATCTGACCGCGTACCTGGCCGCTCTTGAATCTTTCAAGGCGAGCGCCGTCTGAAGGGCTCAACCATGGCCGACAAGTACGACTTCGACGAAGATCCTCGGCTCGAGGACATCGTACAGCGCGCCATGGCTGCTTTCTTCGAGGCTGAGTCGCGCGCCCGCGCGATACTGAACGAGCTGACCGACGAGGAGCTTGACGCCCTAGATCAAGTCATGCGCGGCAAGGGGACCCTAGGCAACTTCATCGCAGAACAGGCCCTAGGTGCCAAGCTGGTGCGCGCCGCGACGGTGATGATCGAGTTGACTGGTCAAGGCGTGTCGTTTCCTGAGATCCACGCGTGGTTAGCTAAGAAGGGTCAGTCGTGAGTAATCAGATCTGGCTAGGCGACCGTGTAGATATCGAAGCTGAGCGCGTAACGAACGCGCTTCGCGCCACCGCACAGGAAGACTGGCCCGTCGACTACTGCAAACTATACCGGCACCGCAGCCGTTGGGCAGTGACTTTTGCGAATGACAATGACTACTGCTTCGACTTGTGGCAGATCGACCCCAAAAGACTTGGCACAAGCATCTCAGATTTTCCGTGGGTATACTGGGCGCAGCTTCGCGTATGTTACGCGCTTGCGTACAGAAGCGGTCTTAGGGTCTCGTTCGAAGATGGAATAGACGTCGAAACAGCTACGGCGATCACCGAGGACGATTTGGCGCGCGTCGCGTCATTTCGCTACTTCGCGAAACGGCGTATGCGCAAATATAAAGGCCGGCCTGAATATGCCGACGATTTTTGGGAAGAGGCATTCGTTGGAGCCCCACCGGAATGGGACGGCGCGCCTCGCGAGATCCACACAATTCAAGACGACGTCGCTTACGAAGCGGCCCTGACAACATACAAGGCGACCCGCGTATGACCAGTAAAGAAGCGAACCTGATCGAGATGGTTGTGGCGACGATCCTCGCCATGTCGAACGAAGCTCGTGATGAACTTTGGAGCCGCCTTCGCAAGTACTACTGCATGGGGTGCGGCGAGAAAACCGACGGTGGCACGTGTTGGACTTGCTATGATTCGAGGGCAGATTGATGAAAGAGCATAGAGGCACTGCAACGCGTTCGCCCAAAGACTGGGCGGAGATCATTGCTGGAAACTTGACAGGCGAACAGATCGAATCGTTCGTGGACTGTCTCGATAGCAACTTCGACGCGTTCTTCACTGCGCTACAAGCGATCGACGCCAAGCGCAACCGCGGTATCTACAGAAAATGAAAGCGCCCACTCAGCCGTGGGAATGGGACCTCGTCGCCGCCAAGTACTCGCCGCTCAGAGGCGTCGCCAAGATCCTTCCCAAGAAGTACTGGAACGCGTTCCTGTGCGGCTACATAAACGCCGACTTCGGCAGCCTCAAGAGCTTTGAGTTCCCTGAGGCCACCAACGCGGGCATCTTGGCACGCCACATATGCGAGGTTTTGCGTGATGACCATTCAAGAACAGCTTGACGATCTCGACACGCAGATCAGCAACGAGATCCGGCACATCGAGGTGCTACTGCAGCGGCTGTACTCCGTTCGAATCGAGACGGAGGTCGCCGGCTATCTGATCGCTTGGGGCAAGCTGCGTGGGCGTTGGTGCTTGTCGATTCGCGATCCCGCAGACCCCAACAGTGATTTCGAGTCGCTTCTGAGCACGACCAGGCATCTGCGCACGCAGGCGTTCACCGACGGCTGGATTCAGCAGCTCGTTGACGAGGCGGGGAGCGTACTCACCAAGGAGTGCGAAGGGCGACGTAAGGCGCTCAGTCTCGCTCGAGATGTCATCATACCTGAACTCGACGCGCGGATCAAGTCGTTGTGACGATTCCCAAGTGCCGCCCCTACGTCGGAACAGGGACGGTAATCAGCAAGGCCAGTACGCGCGAAGTGGTCCGCGAGGCTATCGCTGAAAAGCGCGTATACCGCGGGTGCGCATGGACGCTTCAAACTTCGCTAACAGGCGACGTCGATCTCTCGGCATTCGCGGCCATGTATGGCCCTACTGGCAAGAACATAAGCGCCTATCTGGCGCACACACGGCCAGTGCCACGCGGCACTGTAACCGCGGCAGCTACGCAACTGATCTTGTCTGCGACGATTTTGCTGCCAGATTATCGCGCGCTGGATGACGTTCCCTGGGAGATCCATCTGATCGAAGATGAGATCGCGTATGCAGCCGCGCTGGCTAGCTTCCTGCGCGAGTCTCGGAGGCTGAGGTGTCGACCGTAACAAGTGCCGAGATCGATTACGTAGTGGCGCTGGTGCGCAGCGCCGACACCCAGCGTGAGTTTACTTGGCGAGGGTACAGATTTCTTGAGCAGCAGACCGACAATCTAAACTACGAGACATTTGCGCGGGGTAAATACTACAGCGGAACAGACACGATCGCGTGGGGCGCTAGACGCCTGTCTGATGTTGCGTGGGTTGCCTCGTGTCTGCGCGCTGCCAAATATCACTATCGTGTGTGGCACGATCCTATCGATGACGTTCCCTGGGAAATTCACCAGATCCAAGACTTTCGCGCGTACGTGAACGCGCTGACTGCGTACCTGACTGAACGATCGGCCCTAACCGGCTGATCTTGCTAAGAAAACATCAAGTATGAACCGGTCGGGTACCTAGTGAGTCCAGAAAATACGCATTTTATGAACTCGTGGGGTACATATGGAATACGCCTATCCAGTATTCTGGACCGGCTGTCGTTCACGGTAACCCAAGACGTAAAGCATCTGTTATCATTAGGATATTTGGTCGACGACGGCTGGCGCGGCGAGTGGTTTGCTGAGCGCGACACAGTCCTGCGGCGTAGATTCGCGAATTTACCGTCATTTTTTGTGATCTTCGGCGGGACATTGGTAACTGTAGGTCCAGAGCGCTCCCCGATAGGTACGGTGCTTCAGCGCGGCTACGTGTATGGCACTGGTTGGGCCTGGCGCGTCGACCGTGTCCTTGAGCCTCTTCATGAAGATGACACGATCGACTCCTGGCTGAGCCGCGCTGACCTGCCGTCGATGGAAACGCCGATCGGACTTCCATGGGAGATCGCGCGAATCGCTGACCCTGTCGCACGTCTAAGCGCGATTCAGGCTTATGAGGCAAGCTGTGGTTGACGTTCACGAGCCGCACTGGTGGCGGGGGTTCATTTGGAAGTGGGATTCTGATCACCAGGCTATGGCTGCCGGTGCACTGGTAACGCTACGCCCGCTCACCGACGACGAGCGCTACGGAACTACCGAACAGCGCGCCGTCGTCTGCTCTGTGTGCCTGTTTTCGAAATCGTTCAGAGCAGGCGCGCCCGTAGCCGCCAGTCGATGGCGCGACGCGATCAACGAAGTACTCGCTGAGGGCTCATACAAAAGCATCGACGGGATCCCTTGGGAGATTCACGCAATCGAAGACGAAGACGCTTGGCTCGCGGCGATAGAAGCCTACGAGGCGAACCGTGTTTGAGTGGCTCGTAAAGGGCTGCCCAAGCCATTTCAAAGCGGACCCTAAGCTCTACGGCCAGGCACAATCTCCCCGTAAGCACCTGATCGACGGGTGTCTCGTCAGACTTCACAAAGGCGGCCCTGAAGTGCTGCACCGCGACGCCTGGAAGCACTGCGATCTCAACGGTTGGCACCTGATCGCGCTAGGCGGGCGGGTTCGTCTAGAGAAGCCCTACTACGTGCTTCACTGGGGGCCTTTCACAGGCGAAAGGCTGGTCTACACGGTGCGCAAAGACGACTATAAGACCGTCGACGAGTGGCTCGCGCATATGACGCGTCATCGTCGGCCCGGCTACCTGAACGAAAAGCTACACCCCGAGCAGCTGCCGTGGGAGATCGCGCTGATCTCGGATCTCACTGCACAACGCGCCGCTGCAGAAGCGTACTGGGCCAGTCATGTTTGAGTGGATGCCGCACCTGCCGACGTGGGATGCAGCTGCGCGCGTCTCACCGCTGCTGCTAGCGGGCAACATAGTCGGGCCACCTGCGATATCCGTTCCTCGAGATCAATGGCGTAAAGCAGGACCGCGTCGGTTCTTTTTAGCCGTAGGAGGCTGCATCTGCACGTGGGATGAAACGGAAATCCACTTGACCGCGCGATGGAGCATTCGATCCAGTATGCCCGTGGTTCGCGACTGGATAAAAGACGTCACCATAGACGATATCGTCGTCAGAAGCGTACGCCGCCACATGGAGACGCGCTCATGGTACCCCGATACACCGTCGGGGCTTCCATGGGAGATCGCGCTGATCACAGACCTCGACGCGCAGAAGATTGCTGCGCTCGCTTGGAGGCGCGCCTATGTTTGAGTGGTTCGATCGCGTTAATATTTATCGCCGTGTGGATGCCTTCCTGCCGATGGAGGCGTGTTGGAGAGGCGACTTAGTGGCAGGAAATGAGGCGCCTCTGCCACGACGTGACTGGCGCAGTATGGCTAGCCGCGGACAATACATAACGATTGGCGTGGGTACAGCCGTTCTCATCCAGCCCGGAATTCAAGCGATGTCGTTCATGGTGCGAGATAGCGCGTGGGACGCCGTCCCGTTCAAATTCAAACCTGACAGCCGCTCAGCCCAGACCCTCGACGAAAAGATCGTCTACGCGATTCGTAAGTCCGGCTGGCAAGCGCCAGCGCACGCGCTTACTACGGGCGGTATCCCCTGGGAGCTAGCGCTGATCGCTGATCTCGAAGCGCAAGCCGCGGCCGTGCGCGCTTGGCGAGAAGAGACGTCCTACCTCTCTGCTATGTAAGATTTGTCATGTCGTTTACGATCCGGCAAGCAGGAGACATCCGAAGAACGCGCGTAGATCTGTCGCCGGGGCTTTACCCCCACGTAGACGGCAGCGTGATCGACGTCACCGAACCGATCGCCGCGCTCATGGTGGAACGCCTTGTATATCGCAGTGTTACAGCCAAGGGGTCGCTGGTCTCCCTCGATCGAAGCCAGCCGCTATGGCATCTCGCAGGCTACGAAGTGATCGGCGCTCTCATGATTGTAGACCCGGCGCCGCGCCTATCCTGGCCGCGTAGAATTTTCCGCTGGATCCGCCGTCCAAAGGGCGAACCACTGGGACTTCCCTCAGCAAGAGCTATCGGCAAGGACAGATTGTGACTGCGCTAAAGACTACGAGCCAACAACGCGAGGCCTATCTTCGATACAAGAAAAACCTGCGGGATATCCACTTGCCGGACTCAGAAGGCGGCGCCTGCCGAGTTATTTTGAACCTGACCGATCTGGTTCATGACGCAGACCTTGCGCTGACGTTCGAAGACGGTATCAGTAGACTTTCAGATACTGTGCGTGAATTGCAGGACGAGAACGCCGTCTTACGCGAAGCACTTCACAAGTTGAACTATGACCCTGTCAAGACAGGATAGAGAAGCTGCCGCCAGCTTACTCAGGTGCGCAGCCGACGAGATCAGCCGATTCGGCTTGCACAGGGGCGCGTTGTGGCCAGGCGTGCAAGATCATGATTTCCTAAGAGATGGCCCTAAGCCAGGACCGTGCTGCACCGGGGGCGCGCTCTACAAAGCCAAGCTGTCCATCTCGGCGAAGCTTGATCCGGTTCCACTCCTTCATGAATTTTTGGGACGCACGGACGTCGGTGCGTGGAGTGACGCAGCTGACACCGACGACGTCGTCCAAGCGTTGCTCGAGACGGCCCAACGAATCGAAGAAGGGGATCTGTGAGATATCGTCAGAATATAGAAATTACTTGCGATTTCTGCGCGGCGTCAGCCCCTGCCGTTGTGATCATTCTCCGTAACTATGACGGCAACGCATACGTTGACGAGATCGTAGCTCCGCCAAACTGGCACGAAAACCACGGACGCGGAGACCGTTGGCAGGGATGGAACTGCGGCTCATGCGTCATAGAGCCCTTGGAGTCGAAATGATCAATCTGAACAAGCTTCTCAAAGAAGCAGACGAAGATCACAAGCACGCGACGCTGCCCCCGTGGCGCTACGAGTTCGCCTACAACAACGGCGGGTGCCCCACGGCGGACTTCTATGTACCTGGGCACAACAACCCGGAAGCGGACAACGCCAGCATCGAGATGCTCGAGGACGACGCGCGCTTCTGCGTCCGGGCCAGAGAGCGAGAACCGATGCTAGTCCAGGCTATCCGAGATCTCACGACGGAACCCGTCGCCGTGTTCAGCGTTAGCGCGTACTTGGCCAACCCAGGCCTGATCATGAACCACGTCACTGAATATGGCGCGGCGCGAATCGTCAACGCCGACGGGTCTACTCGAATGACCCTCAGGAGATAGTTATGACTAAGCACGAATGGAAGGTCGGCGATACGGCGGTCTGGCGCGGTGGCGGCAGGGAAATCCTCGTCACGGTGTTGGCAAAAGACGCGTGCGGGAACGGTTGGATAACGCGAATCGACAAGTCTACGCACGATCACTACCCAGTAGGAACCCTGCGCACGTTCCCGCTAATGTCATTCATCCATCAGACGCCTCAGCCGCCAACCCCGTCGGTTGAGCAACCAGCGTCAAAGCCAGAGCCATTTCCCTACCAAGTAGGCGACCTCGTTATGCTCAAGCTGTCTGCCGTCGAAGAGCAGCCTTGCATCGTGGCGCGAATCGACGACGATCACCGATTCGCGTACGTGTCCCTGAATGGATCCAACAGGATCGCTCAGTTTGACCAGCTCCGAAAGGCGGACGCAGTCATCCCCGCGCCCCATCAGGCCCCGCCATTCAAGTTCAAGTCCGCGTTGCGTAACCCTACGATTTACTGTCAGAGCGACAGCGATAACGATAACGATATCTGATCTGTAACCGTTTTTCAAAGAAAAGAAAGCAGAATGATGACTACTTTTGGCGATCGCCTCCGTCAATTCCGTATCGACAACCACCTGAGCCAGGCGCAGGTTGCCGAACAGGTCCCCACCAACAAGTCTTGCGTTTGTCGGTGGGAGAAGGGTGGCTCCATTCGTGAAGATGTCCGCCAACGGGTCGAAGATTACATGGCGGATTATGGAAAGAAGGGCTCAAATGGCGTGACGTCTCGAAAGACGAATGCTAATGCTTCTCCAAGCAATTTGGAAGCGCAGGCAACCCGACTTGGAATGGCCGTGATCGCCGTTCGCAAGGCGGAACTCGAGATGGAGCGACTGAAGGCTCCGTACGAAGCCGCTCAGGCAGGCCTTGAGCAGGCCAAGGCTGATCTCGATGCGGCGGAGTCGGCGCTTCTCTCGAAGATCGGCTAGGAGAAATACGATGGTGAAGAAGGTAGCGTGTCGAAGCTGCGGCTTCAAGGCCAAGGCAGACGATCAGCCTGAGACCTGCCCCAAGTGCGGCGGCGACGACTGGAAGAAGGTCTACAAGGCGCGTCAGCCTAAGAACGGGGCTGAAGCGGTGGCCAAGCCCGCCAAGAAGAAGGCCGCAGCGGACAAGAAGCCGGCTGCAAAGCCGGCCAAGCGACAGAAGCGCGCTCGGCAGGTTGACGCTATTCTTGAAAAGCGTTTCGCGGTCATGGCGAGAGCTGTCTCCGACACGCTGCCACATATCCCCGACGACGTCTTTGTCTCCATGGGAGAAGACGGGTCGCTGGGATTCAGCTCACAGCCGCCGACTGTCAACGACACGGCGTATCTGATCCCGCTCCCATTCGTCAACGAGGTGATCTACACCTGGCTAACTGAGCAGCCGGGCACGTGGACCTTCGAAGTCATTGAGCCGCAGCTAACCCGTAGCATCAAGGCGCTGTCTTTCACGCAGGCCATCACGACGGACGATCCCATCCTTCACGGGGAGGATATCCGTAGTGTTGAGAAGCTGAAGGAGCCTGAGGACTCGGCCGAGCCCGTCATCGATGATAGCGAATACGGCGACGATGATTCGGGCTTCGATTCGGTGGCTTCGGCGTAGACAGGCCTTTGTCGTAGACGCCCCGTCTAAAGACGACGGGGACGTCCTGTACGACTTTCTGTTCAAGGTCCGAAACGGGTCCGGTCTGACGCTGGCTGAGGAGCTGGAAGCCCGCGGGTACGGGCTCCCTACACTGAAGCTGAGCTGCGATCGCGTGTCTGGCCTGTCCGGCGCACCGGTTTCGGTACAGAAAACGTGCGGTTGGTGTGGCGGGATCGGTGCAAGCCCTGGTTGCTGCTCGAGGTGCGGCCGACGAAAGGTGTAGTAGTCATTCAGGTAATCTGATACGCTACACCCATGTCCCTGGTCCGCGATACTCAGTACCGCTGCACGTCTACTTACTGCTACGGGATCGCTTCCGGCGACATTGCGGCGCTCAAGCAGCTGCAGTCGACGCTGAACAGCGCGATCAAGGCGTTCGGCGCGGGCTCGACGCTTACCGTGGACGGCAAGGTCGGATCGGGAACGGTCACCGCTGTCAAGAATCTGGCGGCGCTGCTCAGGACGAAAGTCTTGTCGGGCATCGCGACAACGCCGATGGACCCGAAGGAGTACGTCACGAAGCTCGCGCCCGAAATCGGCGCTGAGCTGACGGCGGCGCTCTACAGCAAGGCAGCGGGCGCCAACCCGGTCGCAGCAGCCTCGAGCGCGCCACGGGTAACAGGCACGTCGGACATCACAACGCCGAGCCTTTCGACGGCGTTCGACTCTGTCGCGGCAGCGATCAGAAACGCGGCCTCGACATCACACAACGTCATTCCGTCGCCGACAAACACGACACCTGCGATCCCCGGTGTGACGTATGGCCAGAGCCAGACGCCTGATGCGTCTGTAGTCGTGTCGGCTACGGGACCTGTAGCGCCGCTACCGACGTGGGCTAAGATCACGCTAGGCGTTTTGGGCCTTGGGATCGTCGGCCTGGGCGCGTACATGCTCAGCACCAGTAAGAAGGCGTAAGACGCATGCTGGGTGTCGCCGCTGGCACTGGGAAGCGGATCGTCCAGTCGGTCTGGGATTCGATCCAGCCTGATTGGCGCCCGACGATCCTGACACCGTACGGTTGCGGTCACTACGGGTGCGTCTACCCGACGCAGAACCCCGAGATCGTCCTCAAGGTAACGACGGACCCAACCGAGGCGGCCTTCGTTCAGATCGCGCAGACGCTTGGCTTCCCCGATGGGATCGTCAAGTACTACCGCATCGAGGCGACGGCGGCGACGTACAGAGGCCGAACTGCGTACCTGATCTGGCGTGAGTCTGCGTATGAGGTTGGCGACGTTTTTGGCGGCATCGTCGCGATTACCCGCGATGCTGATCCGTATCTTCGCCGCACGGCGCTTGAGGCGTCCAAGTACCTGTCGATGTTCCAAGGGTACGCAGGCTTGATCCGCAACAGCATCATCAAGTCAAGTGACCCCGTCGCGCTTCAGGTCGCGGCCGCTCAATTCGCTGATTGGGCCTGGAACGAGATAAACTGGGAAGACAGCGTCAGCCGCATTAAGCAGTATCGCGGACCCCAACGACTGGCTGCCGCTGAGCGCGCTGCGCTAGGAACCGCGCAGATGCTCGGCAGCACGTACCTGTTCGACGAAGTAGGCCAGGCCCTCGAGTACTACCTGAATCGCGGCCTCTTACTAGCCGACGTTCATGGCGGCAACATCGGCCGCGTGCGCCGAGAAGACTACGGCGAAGAGGGCTTGATAGTCGTCACTGATCCGGGCCACTTGGTAGATTTGAGGCCGTATTATCAGGCCGCAGGGAAGTTCTAAGTGTCACGCTTCAGCCGCATCATCAAATCAGCTCAATTGCATGGATTTGGCGGCGCATGCGGGTCTGTGGCTGTAGCCATCAACCGGGTCGTTTTTGGAGGTAAAGGGCAGCTAGTGGCCGCTTCAAACGAACACGTTAGCGCGCTAATACGTCAACCGTTTCTAGGCCACGTCGCGGTTCTGTACAAGGGCAAGTTCTACGACTCTTCAGGCGAGATAGCTGAGGAAGATTTCATTGAATGGGGAATGGTAGACCCGTCAGATCCTGTGTTTGAGAGTCTATCAGACGAACAGGTACACGACGCTGCACTATTCGAGATCGATGAGCGCGAAGCTCTTACGTACACCGCCAAGGGCCGCGATTGTGCCAGTTTGCGGTACGCAGAAGCGCGCCTTCGCAAGGCACTCTAATCTTTCCGCACAGACCACACAGCCTCAAGCCGTCGTTGTTCAGCCGCGTACCTGCGCCACAAGTACTCCTTGAGCAGGAAGCACCCGAAGTCGATCCCTGCCCCGCCTAGCACGGCGATAACCCACAGCCAGATCACAGGTCGTCGCCCATTCTCTCTTCCCACTCGCTTTGGCTGACTTCTGTCGCAATCTCGCGTATGGCATCGCGCACTTCACGAAGTGCGACCCTCGCGGCGTCAGCGACACTAGCTGGGTAGCGCTCCGAGATGGTATCAAGGTGCTTCTCGATCACGTCGGCGAGTCTATCAAGCACGATCGAAGGGCTCATCGGCGCTTCATCCTGATTCTCCAGGCTCCGGCCTCACGCTCCTGACGACCCTTCTCGAGAGCTGCACGGACTTTCTCACGGAGAGAAACCGCAGCGGCAACCCGTTCCGGGAACGACAGGTCCTGCGCGGTGCTCTCGTCGATCATCTCTTGCAAAAAATCGTCTGTGGGCGGCTTCAGCTTCATGCTCCTGACTTTCTCAACGGGAACGCCTAGAAAGCGCGCGATGCCCTCCCAGTTGATCATATCAAGCCTTGCTCCTCGCACAGCTTGATCAGTATATCACCATGGCAGCCCTTGTACTCGTGGCACCAGCAACCTAGCGTTTTGCCCGCGATTTCAGGCAGCTTGGCCATCAGGTGAGGCTGGTTACGTACCCAGGCTTCGTACTTGGCCAGGACGTCGTCGAGATCGCCGTCGGGGCCGACCCGGAATGGATTTCCGAAGGGCGAAGGCCTGCCTATGTACGTATCGTACGGCTCTCGCTTGCAGTGTACTCGTCTCATTGATCAATCTCGTCGACTAGCTCGCGCGTGATCGCGTCGTTGGAGATCTTAGTGTTGCCGTATGCGAAGCTGCGGCGCTGTTTCGCCCAAGTAGACCCTTTGCAGGCCTCATCCCAACAGTACCCCTCACGACTGTAGGCCATGTCGGGACCCCTCAGGACGGCTTTGCAGCCGGGACAGCGTGCAGGCGGCCCCAACGGCTGCCTAAGCCACGCGATCACTCGACGCCAGATAGGCGCCGGTACTCTTGCAGTAGCCGTCATCGCCAAGTCTTCACGAGCTTGCGGTTCAGTGCGCGATGGCGCTCGCGCTGTTCTTTTACCTGGCTCGGCGCGTAGCCTGCACGCCGTTCCCCTTCCGTCGGACCCCCAGCCTCGCGCCACGCTTTCCACTGCTTGATCGTCAGCGTGACTTCTTGCGGGTTGTGAAACGAGAACGCGCCCTTTTGCAGGCTCCTGTGCCGCGTGCTGACCGAGAACCATCCGTCGTTGATCAGCCCTTGAACGTACTCGCGGTCCTCATCGGTGGGGATGAGCGCCTCAGGCTTGAGCATCTGACAATCACCGGCAGGGCATCGTTGGTGATCGCACTGCCCGCCTTTTCGATCGTCTTCGTCGGTCACTTACGCCTCATCTGATGTTGGAGTTCGCGCTCAGCGGGGTAGTGACCCTCGGGCTCCTCGGCGAGCCATTTAGCCACCGTTGCCCAGTCGTTCGTCTCATCCGACATGGTGACGCGTTGGCCGTCTACGATACTTCCGTAGGTACGTGCGGCTTCGACGCCGTCTGCGCCCCAGTAGACGTGCACCGACCAATGCGAGGTTCCGGGTCCGCCCCCATAACACCACTCGAGTGTGAGGCAGCCTTCGTCAACGGTATGAAACACGAACGTCGGCGAGGGCAATCGAACGCACGCGAAGTAATCGTCAAGGTCGGGCTTGATCATAAGCCTCCAAAGCGGCGAGGTGCGCAGTCAAGTTTTTGATTCGGTGGATCTCCCAAGGAATCTCGTCAACAGCCTGCAATGACGGAAAGCCGCGAAAGCACCGCTCCCAAAAAAGCAACGATTCTACAACGTTCGCGCAGCGCCTGTCCCAGTCGTGATTGGAATATGATGACAGCAGCTCTACGTGGTGTGCGTAGACGCCTTGAGTTTGCCTAAACGCGACACCTGTGAACGTATCAGTATCACCACTGATCACCCAATGGCAACCCCTGTGCGGCTTGACGCCGTGAGTGACCATGTAGAGAAGAATTGGCGGCATGGCGCACTGTGCGCTGAGCGGAAGGTCAACAACCTCGAACGCTGACCCGATCCTGATCAAGGTCTGGATCACCGCAGCGCAGACGAAGCAGGGCGCGGTGGTATTCACCTGCCTCGTCTGCGCTTGGCGTTCTTCGGCTCACGAACGTGAGCGCGTACCCAGTTACCGGGGTTCATGAAGTCCAAACACTGGCCGGTGTCCGTGATGATCCACTGCGGATGACCCACGCGATCTGCCAGACCAAGATTTTCCAGGTGCACATCGCAGATGTACATTTCTTCGTTCATCAGATAGTACAACGCGTACTTGGCGAGGCCTAGTTTGGGCTCAGACGTCGCGATCTCGACGCTGCGTCGGCCAAACTCGACTCTCATCGCCAGATTCATATCAACGTCATATGCACGGTGGTCGTTCAAGCGGTGCAAGAACGGCTCAAGCGAACCGCGATCGGAGAACGGTTTGGTCATGTCAAGGCGATCAACGGCCTGACGCGCGAAAGGCCGCGCAGCGCTAACCGCATTCCAGAACGCCACTCTATGCCCAGGCTTGATCGCCGTCAGATAATTCCACACGTACGTCCACGCGCTTTTGATGTCGATGAGACGAAGCGCGGCTGTAGCCGTTTCGTTGTCCAGCGTTTTCCAGTCATCGTAAAGCCCGCCTGGACGCTGCACTTCCTCGCGCCAGACCGCGTAGACGGGCTGCCTCTGGTACGTGATGTGTGACGGGAACGGTAAGTAGAACAGAAACTTGACGACGCCCTCAGGAGGGCCTGCCTTGAAGCGATCTTTGTCGGTGTAGACTTCTTCGATGTAGACGATCTCGCTCGGGTCTGCCGTGATCTTGAATACGACTCCGGGAACGCTCGTCGGAAGCACGCAGCCAAAGAGGCCGCACCCGTAATTCTCAAAATGCCGAGTGCGCCCGCGCGGATTCGGCTTCTCTACCGGAAGATACTTCTCCTCAACCAGATCGTACAGCTCCGGGAAGCCCTGGTTGATGATCCGCTCAACGGCACTGAACGCGATGCCCAGATCGCCGAGGTCACCAAGCTGACCCATGCCGAGAGGCAGAAAATCGGCGATGTCCATGGGTCGCTAGGATACACCAACGACAGACCTTTGCGCTAGTATGTCCGAGAATACGATGACCGAGCCCCTGAACCTAAAAGACGCCACTGAAAAGGCGTTGGACTACGCCGCTACCCACTGCCGGACCTGCGCTTCAGGTACGTTACGTTGTCAACGCCACGCCGACGAAGACGGCTTCCTGGCTGACGCGCTCGAGAAGTTCGGCGACGTCTGTCAACAGCAAGTCTACGAGACGACCACGGACTCCAACCAGGACGCCATCACGGACTACCGTGAGGAGCTTCGATGCGAGCTTGAGGATAAGTTCGGTAAGCTCCCCGAAGAACTACGCAGGCAAGTATTGAAAATCCTAAAGGAAACGCTTTGAAAGGACTTCAAAGAACGCAGTACACGACGTGCCCGCTCATGCTTGTGATCGAGCAGAGCGAGAAGCTGTCGGACTCGAGCAAGCGCGTCTACCGCAACGCGGTCGGCGAGTGGCTCGACTTTGCTGGGGAGCACCCTTCGGGTTGGAGCTTATCACAAGCGCAAACTTGGTACAAGACGCTATGTACCAGAATCGTAGTCAAATCAGCAAACAGTCGGGTCGCGGCCTTGAAGTACGCCTCTCGACGCTGGGCCGCGCTTTCTCAAAGACCTGATCTTGATTTCGCTGCCGCGCTCGAGATCCGGCGCGACAACTCCATCAAGGCGATCAGGTCACTGAGCTACGATGAGGCCGCGCGTCTATTAGACGCGTGTAGCGGGCGTCGCCCCGTCGACCTACGTGATTACGCCGCTGTAACCCTGGGCCTACGCACGGGGATGCGCCGCATGTCGCTAGCAGGTTCACGTTTGGACAAGATGGAGTCCGCGCCCGAAGGCGTCATGATCGAGGTTCCGATCAAGGGCGGTACTCTGCATAAAGTTCCGCTCGACGAGACGACGCTTCACGGAATCGCTCCCTGGCTTCAGTATCTGAAAATCAACAAAATCGTGGCAGGCCCCGTATTCCGGGCGTGTGACCAGGCGACGATCCCCACCGAAGGCCTCGGGCTCGAGGGTCTTTGGAAAACGCTCAAGCGGCGTGCGAAGAAGGCCGAGATCCCCAACTTCACGCCGCACGTCATGCGCCACACGTTCGTGACGTGGTGCCGCGAAGCCGGAGTGCCGGACTACCAGATCGCTGCCGTGACCGGCCACAAGGGCGGTGCAGGGCTCGAACGGATCCTTGGTGTTTACACCGACAAGAACGTCGGTTGGCACGCCGTCGCAGCGATTCCTACAAGCCTATGGCACCGATGATACCGCTTGAGAGATTTGCTGCGCTGTGATACGGTTATAGCGCCGTCGGATCGCCCTCGCTACGCGAGTGCACCTCTGAGGGTACGTTGATCGGTTCGCCTTGATCATCGGGAAGCCCCCTGCGTTGCCCAATAACGCGCAGCGCAAGTTGCCATGGCAGATAGGCTGGTCAAGCCACGCCTGTAGATGTCTTGCAGCTACGAGGTAGTTTTCCTGTAGGTCGGAGATTAGCTCGCGGCAACGCTGCCAAGAGACGTGGCCACCTACCTGTAACGCGCCGCAGAAATACGGGCCTCTAAACCGAGAGGACCTCGACTCTGATCGCCAGAAGCCGCCAGCTCGGTGGCATTCTTCGGCAACGCATTCCATGCGCGAGACTACCTCCGAGAAGTACCTACTTTCGACGTAGGCAATTCCTAGTAGAATCTCGGGGCTTACGCCTGTTTGCTGCGACGCGTAAAGCGCAGCGTCCGCGTGTTTCGCGGCCTTACCGGGATTTGCCTTGAGGTAGACTGGTGCAGATTCAATGAGCGCTTCCGTCCAAACAGGGTCGGCAAATGTAGCCGTTGACCTTACTAGGATGAAAGACGCGATCAATGTACGCAGTGGGCGCATCGAAGCACCGTAGCATGGCACTGCGCTACGTCACCGGAGACGTTTTTCACCCAAGCAGCCCGCGCGCCTTTGCATTCGGCTGTAACGCAGCTGGATCGCGTGGCCGCGGGATGTCAGCGGAAGTTTGCGACCGGTGGCCTGATCTGTACAGCGTGTACCGTGATCACTGCGCCACGATTGGACATCTAGGCAGCTGCTTCTCATGGAAAACAGGCGCGTACACTGTTTTCGGATTGGTCATTCAGCGAACGTGGAAAGCGCGCCCCGATCTTGTCGCTATCCGCGTGGCCGTGGCCGCGATGTTAGCGCAGGCCGAAGATCTCGGGATTGCCGAAGTCGCTATTCCTAGAATCGGGACGGGGTTACAAGGCTTGGATTGGCCGGATGTGCGCGATGTAATCAAAAGCGTTGCAGAGAGCGCTAACGTAGCTGTTACCGTCTTCGATCGCTTCATCGCAGGGCAAGCCCCACGTTGAAAGTTCACCCTTAAAGGGTTATAGTAGATGCACTGAGAACAATGACGAACGCCCGATCTGACCTTCTCGAGTTCCTTCATAAGGAGTGGGCGCGCCTCGACGCGCTAGAGAACCACACCGGTAAGTCCAAGGACGATGAGTGCCGCTGGCGCCTCCTCCGCAGAGCTGACGAGGGAAGCCTCGAAGAGCAAGGCTTGGTTAGCATCCTAGAAGAATGCCTAGCTCGTTTCAGTGCGATAAACTTGCAGTCCTATGGCGTGGCTGATGTTTCGGCTAAAGGCTCACGCGTTCGATGACGGCAGTCCGAGATCTCTCTGCGGGCACGTAAAGAGGGAAGGGACTACAGGCGATCCGCCTACAGGGGCCGTTCAGTGCCATCCGTGCTGGTGCATCGTCGCCAAGCGCAAGCAGCGCGCCTCAAAGACTTGACATCGTAATACGATCGTGTTCTACTCGTGAACACGTATGAGTAGACCACGTCGTGAAAAAGACGATCTCGAGAATGATAGGCTCTTGCGCGTTCGGCTCGATGACCAACTCGCGATCATGCTCAAGTACGCGTGCGAGCAACGCGGCATGTCGAAATCGTCATTCGTGCGCGAGTCGCTGAGGGAGACGCTATCAGCGGGTGGGACGATCGTCGACCGCGTTGGTCTAGAGGCCATGAATCAGGCCAAGATGATCGCTTTCAAGGTCATGAATCAAGCGACGCGCGACGCGTGCAATCTCGCACAAGAGCGTCTCGCCGACGAGCTGCGCGCGTTTTTTGGCGACGACATTGGGTAGCTTTCGTTCAGAGTGGTGAGGTAGGTTAGCGGCCACCAATGGCCAAGAAAAACAAGAATCAAGCAGCGGCAGTAAGGGACTCTGAAGACGGCGTCGTGCGCGTCGTAACGGACGACACGCCCACGATCCAGGCTAGCCTTCCCGCAGGGGACGCCGACCCGTTCGACGCTTTTATGGAGCCTCTCTCTCCTCTGATAGAGGAGTCATCTGCGCTTGCGCCGCCGATGACTCTTGACTCCGGTGTTGAGCTGACGCCCACGGCGTTGGGTGCATTTCCGCCGCCTCCTGCGTTCCCGCCGCTGTCATCGGTAGATGACCCAATCGACGCAGACCACACTGGCGTAATCGCGCACGAGATCATGGCGCTAAAGCCTACAGAGCCGCTTCCTGCCTCCTTAGCTGCTGAGGATCTCTTTAATCCTCGCGTGTGGGAGCTTGAGCAAAAAGTTCAGGATCTGACGAGCCGTATCGACGTTGAGAGCGCGCTCCACATCGCCAAGATGTCTGAGATGATGTCTCAGACGGAACGCTTGATCCAAGATCTACGCGTTTGCCGTCTCTGGAGCCTTCGGACAAAGTCCGAAGCGAACATCCTCGTTCTCGCTCACGACGCAATCGAAGCGACGCACAAGGCTGTAGCCGTGCGTGGTTTTGCGGCCGGAGATATCGTCGAGGCGAGAGCGATCTCCGACCGGGTGATTATCTAGGCCTTGCCCAGCGCGAGAAGAGCCCGCTTGACGTGCTGCGCGGCGGGCTTCAGGAAGTCGTGCTTGTCGTAATCAGACAGCCAGGCTTCGAGGTCAGCGCGCGCCAGTTCAGTCACGGCCTTGCCCGACAGCGGCAGCTTCACGGACTTCGGCGGCGTCTTTACGACAGGGGGCGGCAGCGTCACCGCAACCTTGGGCGTCTCTCGGGTACGCGGCGAAACCACGTACAGGTAGCTGAGCAGCTTCTTGGCCTGGCCCACGCGGAACTGCTCGCCGGCCTTCTTGTCGTCCCACTCGAAGTACCTGCGGAGTGGCGAGTCGGGATGGCGCGCGTCCTCGATGAGGAGTTCAGGGTGGGAACGGGCTTGATCGAGACTTCCCGCGATCTTTGCGATCCGAGAGCCGATGACTTGTGCGTCCTTTGGGTTGAAGTCGCTCGTATAGCTGTGAAACTTGTACTTGATCGCCATGGTTTGTTCCTTCTTTAGATCGCTGCTCTGACGGCCGTTACCGCAAATCGGCCAAAAGACCCGCCTGTAGCAGGCGTCAACTCCCCGATCCCAAAACTAAATCCTATGTCATGCAGTAAATTCACTGCACGATCTGCGGTAACGCGCTCGGTCCTGTATTCTAGCTGGAGGGTCGCCGCCCATCCCTCATAGCGGGGAAGCCGCTTGGTGTAGTGGCCCCCGCCTGCGCGGGTAGTAATGGCATGCGATCTCATCGCCGAATAGGTCAGCGCGATCAGATCTCCTTGATCGATCGCCTTTACGAAGAGGTCGGCCTTGACGACGAGACGAGAGATGGCCTTTCCTCGCATCGCCCCGGCCACGAGAGCCCGCTTGATCTGGTCAGTGGTGACGCAGTCCTGGCCCGCATCATTCAACAGACGCGCCGCATCAAAATCGTCCGGGTCGTCACATAGATCATGCCTTTGAATCAAAGGCGAGATCCCCTCGATATCGACTTCAATCGCTTCGAGGTTGATAGGAGATATAGCAATTACGCGAGGTTGGCTGTCTTCTTGTGCGCTTGCTACGTTTACCGTAGCGCGCGCGCTTCGCCCTGTGCGCAGGTATGACACGCCGCCTAAGACGAAACTGCTTTTGACCTATTCAACTTTCATCCAACAAGTTCCACCGTGACGACGATATTCGTTTGGGGCGTAGTGGGGGCCACAGTTTTCGTGACGCGGAGCGCAATGCGGTCGCCGGCAGCAACCGTGATCTGGCTGGTGTCGGGGCCTGCGCTGGTGGCCGTGTTGCCCATGGCCTGGTCGAGCTGGGTCACGGCGCCATTCAGGAGGAGCGTGTACTGATTCGTCGAGCCGCCGGTGCCCGCCGTGGCGTGGATGCGCATGTTGCGGAGCGTGCCCGCGCGAGGCATCAACATCTCGATCTGGACGGTGGTCTCGGTCGCCAGACCGCCACCCGGCGCGAAGAATCGAGCGGCAGTCGCCGTCGTACTCGCTAGCGTGCCGAACGTGATCTCCGACGGTCCGACGATGGCCCAGCCAGTGTTGCCGGTGCCTGAGTCTTTCGTCCAGATTACGGCACCAGCCACGCCCTGGCTGTTCGTGGCCAACGAGCCCGGCGGCGCCGTGATGCGCGACTCGGGGCTGCCGACGACGTTGATCGTGGCCATCTGCGCGCCGGCAGGGTTGCTGTTGTTGGTGACGCCAACGTTCGCTGGCGTCGGCGGCACTACAAGGCCTGTGGTCGCGTCGACCGTGTTGTTGCCGGTGCAGGCGCGATAGCCCGCGAACGTACCCGCGCCGACGTTCGTATAGCGGATGCCTTGTAGGCTGTTCCGCGTGTAGTTGTCATTCACGGTGACGTTGTTGACGTTGAAACCGTTCTCGGTGTCGAGGTTGATACCGTCGGTGATGCGCGTGACCGTAGCGATCACTAGATTTCCTGTGATCGTCCAGTCATCTCCGGTGACACCAATGGCACGCGCCTGAACTGCCTGCCACGTGCCCACGGCAGCCGGGTTGACGTTCAGGAATACGAGGTTGCCGCTTACCGCGAGCTGCTTGCAGTCCTCCATGCGCAAAATGATGACGCCGTTGACGTTGGCGACGCCGCGCAGGATGTTGTTCGAGACGATGATGTCGAAAATCGACCCGGGACTGTCGATGAAGTACCAGATCGCTGCGCGCTCGTTTCCGCCGCCGATAACGTTCTCTGCATTGATGATGTTGGCGTCAGCAATGACATTTTGTGGGTTACGGAGCGAGATGCCGGCTTCGCCAAGGATCGTCTCCTGAATGTCCATCACGTTGCCGATGATGTCGGTGTTCGAGACAAGGAGCCCCTGGATCGTGCCGGCGGCAAGGAAGACGTTGAAGCTGCAAGTGTGGCGCTTCGAGTACTTGTCGATGCCGCCGTCGCGGACGCCTGTCAACGTGATCGCGATGTTCGAGAAGGCCGGGTTGAGGTCGAAGATGTTGCCGAGGATGTTGAACGCCGTTGGCCCCTCGCCGAGGTGAGGCTCGAAATCGATGCACTGCGCGGCCGTACTGTTCATCCAGTTGTCGATGATGTCGATCTGCGCGACGTCGCGCTGCGTGCTCACGCTCGATCGCGAGAAGGTTCCCTGGTTGAACGTGTTGAACAGCATGCGGGCGTTAACGACGGTGAAGCCCGCACCGAAGGCGCCGTTGCCGCCGAGCAGACGAACACTATCGCCGCGGATGGGATCGAATATGACGTCTTGGATTTCGAGGTCCGTCGGGTTGACGTTCACGACCGGCGGGTTGCTCTGCGAGAATTGCACCCAGTGCGTCTGATCGACGAAGTTGGTAAGCGTGTCCGCGTTCATGCGCATGTTGTAGAAACGCACGCGCTGCGTGGAGCTGGTGATACGAAACACCTCGACGATGCGCCCGAGCGCGTCACCAGTAAGCTTGATCCAACTGTTGTAGCCGTCGCCGAAAAACGTGATGTTGCTCTTAGCGCTGAGGATGATGATGCCTTCAACAACGGTGTTGTAGACGGCATAGCCGAGCACCGCCGGTGGGATGTAGATCATCCCGCCACCGGCCGCAGCGGCCGCATTGACAGCATTTTGGATGGCGGCGTTGCAGCTCGTGACCCCGTCCCCTACGGCGCCGAAGTCGCGAACGATATTGAATACGCGGAGATTGACGAGGTTCTGCTCAGCCCAGCCGTGAGCATCGGCGTTGAGCTTGAAGTAGGTCTGGATCGGATCGCTCGGACCGATCGATCCGTCGCCGCGGACCCACACTGAGCCAAGCCCGCGCGCCGTTCCCGGGCCTGCGTCGGGGTCCGTGATCCGGTTCTGCCACGACGCAATCTGATCGCGAAATTCTTCGGTGGAGAACACCTTGGACATAGCGTTATACAAGCTCCAGGCTGGCGATAACGTTCGTCTGGCCAGCTGCGACGCCCGCGCTCTTGACGATGCTCACCGATACCAGCGAGCCCGCGGCGACGGTCGCCGTATGCGTGAGGTCCGACACCGCACCCGTCGCCGTGTTGCTCTGGGTGGTAGTGATGGCAGTATCAACGCCGCCGATTCGCACTGTGTACGTCACGGTCGCAGCGCCGGTGCCAGCGCCAGCGGTCTGGATCCGGAGGTTGCGGATCGTGCCAGCGCGCGTAATCGGCATCTGAATCTCGGCGGCCGGCGACGTTGCCTCGTACCCGGGCGCCATGAAGACAGCAGTGGCCGCCGTCGTCGTGTCACCGGTGCCAAAGACGAGCGCCGAGCCGCCCATGGCGACCCACCCGAGGTTGCCGACACCAGCCTCCTTGTAGTAAACAGCCGTCGAGGGACCGCCGTCGCGTCGCAGGAACATCGAGCCGATGCGCGCAGTGACGACGCCTTCCGGCGTGCCATCACCCGTGAATAGCTGGGTGCCCGCGCCACCGCCCGACCCGGAATTGAAGCCGACGCGGGGGATGACGGTGACGCCGACGTTCGTGAAGTCCGTGGTCGCGCCGGCAAAGTTGTTGCCGCCGTACATGATCACGTTGTTGGTGAAGTTACCGCCACCGCCACCGATCTCGAACTGGACACCGTTGGTGACGTTGTTGCCCAGGTTGGAGACGATGCTGACGCCCAGGACGTTGGCGCCGTTGGCGAGTAGGCGCACCGCCGCCAAGCCGGTGCCGGCGGCTGCCGACCACTGGTTGCCGGGGCCGATGAGGACGTCGTCCATTGCGACCGTGACGGCCTGGACGTCGCAGCCGATGATCGTGCCCGCACCCGCGTTCGTCCAGCGGCACACGTTGCCGCCCAGCGACCACCGGACGGCGTCGACTACGGTCATGATCGGCGCTGACGCGACTTCCTGCAAAAGGATGTTGTTGCCGATGCGGAAGCGGCTCGGAGCGGCGCCGCCGGAGGACTCGACCTTGATGCACTCGCCGACGCTGCCACCCTCGCGGTCGACGATGTTTGCGACGAAGGTGCAGTCAGTGACGTTACCAAAGATACGAACCACGGCGTTCGCCGTTGCAAACGTTCCCGAGAAGATCGGGTTGCCGTACACCGACAGGAACCGGCACCCCGACATGGTCAGGTACCCGCCGAGGAGAATGTTGTTGGTCAAGACCGAGTGCGACAAGAGACCCGTCGCGTCGCCTTCGAGCCGGATGGCGCGAGGTTCGGTTCCTGTGTGATTGATCTCGTTGTTCGAGATGTTGATGGCCTGGCTGTTCACGTTCGCCGTCGCGACGATGGCGATATCGGTCTCGCAGTTGGTGAAGTAGTTATCGATCACCCACAGCGACTTCATGCCCTGCTCGCCGCCGAAGCCGAAGCGCGAGCACCCGTCGAAGACGTTATCGCGGATCCATCCGCGGTTAGCCAGGTTGCCGACCGCGCCGACAACGTGCACGCCATCGCCGCTAGCAGCGGGCATCCCACCGAACCAGTTGGAGTCGATCCGGAAGTCGGTGATAGCGCCGGCCGTAGCATCGACGAGCAGCAAGTGATTGCTGCGCGCCGCCGCCGGGTTGGTGAGGCCGCTACCGTCGAGCCTGATGTTCGTGATGCGGGTCGAGAGCGAACCCGCCACGAGGTTGATCATGGAGCCGGCTGCGCCGCCCGCGTTGCGTGTCCACTTCAACACCGATCCCGCGCCAGCGCCCCAGAGCTGGACCGCAGACGGGACGGTGATGCTCGTGGCGATCGCGAACGTGCCGCGCGGGATCCACACGACGCCACCGCCGAGCCCCGAGACTTCAGTAATAGCCGCCTGGATGGAGGCCGTCGCGTCCGTGACGCCGTCGGCGATGGCGCCGAAGTCGAGGATCGACCGCCAACCTAGGGACTGGGAAAGTTTCTCCCAATTCGTCGCCGCCGCGCCCGTCTTCTGGTAGAGACCTGGGCTACCCGCGGTCCTCGTGTAGAGGCTGCCAATGTTGCGGACGAGCCCAGGGCCTGTGGAAGGGTCGGCCGCGCCATCAAGAATGTTTACGAGATTCAGCCTGATCTCGTCTGCAGCAAATACTTTAGACATTCTTTAAAACCCTTCTCCTTTAGAAATTGAAGACGAAGAAGGCGATTCGATCACCGGCTGTAAGCGCGCCCGTTGTGATCACCCTGAACGCGAGCGTTGTCCGATCTCCAGGTAGAAGATTGGGGCAGTCGAACGCGGTAACGAGCGCCACGCCGTCATTGGACGGGAAAACTGCGTAGTTATCGTTAGCGCGAGCAACGGGTAGCGTTACGAAGAAGTCCGTGCCTTCTAGACCCGTAGCGATGTACACGAACGCATCCGGGTTACCCGAGGAGCTTCCTGAACCGCCGCCGCCTACAACAAACGGTCGAGGGCTCAACCCAGCGAATCCGTTACTAATCCCAACACCGAACCCGCGTAGCATGGAATGCCACGCCTCAAGCAGCACGTTACCGTCGATTTGAGAACCTGTCGGGTTCGTGGCGGTGAACGCTGTCGTTGTGACGAGGTTCGGGTCTATCGTCAGGCCAGCTGAAAGCTGATCGAACTCGACACGGTCGGGCTTGACCGGGATCCCATTGATATTGATGTTGTGGGCGAATACAACCGTGCCGCCCGCAGGGACCGAAACTGGAACAATTTGGAATAGTTGTGGGCTCGGCACGGACCTACTCTTGTGTTGTAGCCATGGATCAGATCCCTGATCTTGACGCTAACACGAGAGTAGTTTCAACTGCAAGAGTCTACCATACTTGCAGTACTACAGACGTCCGTGCTACAAGAGGGTAGGCCTCTAGTAGACCTCATAGAGGTCGCCGTGAAACCACTGGTTTAGCCGTTGAACTAGCCTATCCGTAGGCAACGCGCCCATCTGGCTCGTCCAGCCACGATAAGCGGCTTCACGCGGTATCTTATCGGAAATACAATGTATTTCCCATGGGACGTCATCCCATGACGCTACGTCTGAGGTTCGCCCAATAAGCGCTACGACGCCGTCTACGAAATTGTAGACGGCGTCGTAACTGTGCACGTGTGATACGGTTACGGTCGGCGTGTTTTGCCGACCGTAGACGCGCAGATCGTTACCGTCCTGAACGGCTGCAAGTCCGCGATATACTAAAATAACACGGCCAGAGTAGTCTCCGCACCGAAAGCGCCAGATCACGGCTTGGCCTTCTTGGGCCGCTTGAACTTGAGCAAGCGATCGCCTCTCTGTTTGTTCCAGAGGGCGATCGAGTGGAATCGAGTCGTAGCTTTGATCTCGCCTGAGGGGCTGAACACTACCCAAATGATTTCTGGGATGGGCTGATTCACAGCCGAGCACTCTAGGCGATCAGTGTGACGGGACCACGATGAAGTGAAACTCGGAACCGATACTGCGGACTTCGCTGTCGCGAACTTTTCGTGGGTCCATAGCGCCTACGAGGTCGGCTCTAGTAAGCTGCACGTAGCCGAGGTTGTTCCAGTGAACAGCTAGCTTCGCCAAGCTCTTCATAGGAATGTCGAGCGCTTCGGCCAGGTCTGACAGGAAGACTTTGTACGGCCCGTAACTGATCTTGCGCGCCGCGAGTTGGCGCGCTGTCGCTAGCGCCTTGTTGGCCGCAGCTTTATGCGACGGGTTCTCCTGCATCTGTTCGAGAAGATCGAAATCGATCGGCTGATTGATCGCCATTTTTTATGACGCAGTATACTACACGATCTCCTGAACAAGTACAGGACTGATCATAGCCAGCCTGAGCGCAAAGATCAGCCGCCTTTTCAGGCTGTCACTCGATACGGCGCCGTTCTCACCTGTGTAAGCGTGATAGGCCGCTTCTCTAGCGACGTCGTCGTCTATCGTATGAATTTCCCACGGGACGTCATCGAAAGGTTGATAGCGCCGGATCGATGGGTACTCCGTGAGGTCAAAGCGAGGCCATATCGTATCCAGATGAGGTGGCTTGCCTGGACGGCCTACGTAATGGGCTCCCCAACTCAGTTGAAAACAGTCCGACTGGAAAGCCTGGAAAGCGCCGTAGGCGCGCTGCAGCGCGTACAGGCGCCATGAAGGGAGCCCGTGATCTTCGCGCTCGTGGTATGTTCTCAGGCAGAGTCCGCGACAGACGACGAAATAGCTGCTCAAGTCTGACGCGAAGATCCAGATCACTCGTCGTACTCGAGTAGCGCCCAAACAGGGTCGTCGGTTACCCGGCTGTAGTACTTGAGGTAGCCGCTGCCCGTCATACGCCAATCGTGGATCCGATCTTCAAGAAACGCGTTGACGAGATGTTCAGGCGTAATCGGTAGCGCAGGAGGCGCGTTCTCGTCGCGTTCGCGAAAC